TTAACTGTATTTCCTTTGTTATGTAAGAATAAAGTATTACATTTGTATCAAAGAAAAGAACTAATAATAATAACTAAACATTATAATTATGAAAGCGAAAGAACAAATAATTGAATTTGTTGCTACAGAATTGAAGAACGGAAACTCCGTTGTTATGGCAACTTTGGGTAACGGTGGCAGTGGTTTAACGCTGTTGCAAGGAGATTGTACCGAATTTATCGAGGAACTTAACACCTAAAGAATCAATATTTACAATAACATAAGTAATTAAATAATAGCAATTTAAACTAACAGGAGATAATAAAAATGAAAGCAACTAATAGTAGTACAAATACTTTATTCATGGAAATTTTTTTAGAATTGTTGGAAATCGCAAAAGCATACTTCCAGGAACTTTTTAAAAACGAAAAACCTGGTGTATATACATTGAAAGACATTTACACTTACATTGAAAGCTGTGAGAGGTTAGAAGCAAAGCAAGGGAAAGCGGAAAGACTGACAGACAAAGAAAGAGAGCAAGCGATAAAATACTACACAAAAAGCCCTTACTATTCAAATATTAATCCTACTTTAAAAAACAGTGTGCTATACTTGTGCAAAGTTTCAAATAATATTGTTTTTATTGAAAAAGACAATTTTAAATGTAGCTTTGACATAATTAAAGTATTTGAATATCTGGAAAGGTTTAAGCAATTGTCAGTCTCAAAAGAAAAATTAGAATTTGTTAAAGAAGGAAACCAGATACAAGAAAGCGAGGATAATTGTATTTGCTCTTTTGATATTGCATTTAATAAGAAAGACAAAACGTTCTTAACCGCAAAAACCAAAAATTCAAGTTACTATTTTGATAACAATATTTTGATAGATACACATTTAAGCAAAATATATGCTACTGATGCGTTTATTTGTAAAAGTAGAAACGTGAAAATATCTAATCTTTTTGGCGATTGGGATAAGCATATATGTATATCTTTTGACACCTTTAAAAAGTTGGTAGGGGAAGAATGCCATATTATTGTCAATAGCGACGATAAAGAAGAGCAAACAGTCGTAACGATCGTAACGGATAAAGGTGAAATGTTTGAATGTAGCTACTATGATTCTGGTAAAAACGTAAATATAGAATCTGTTTATCCTATTTTATATAAAGAACTAAAATTAACGGTTAAGGACGATAAACAGTTTACAAAGGATTTAAAAACTATATCTAAAGTCTCCGAATTTGTTTCTTTTGAGATAGAAAAAGGATCAGACCGATTAAGAGTAAATTATATTACAGAATTAGGAATAAGTGATACAGAGAATAAATACGGAGAATTGTTTGTGCAATTGTCTGAACCGTCTAATTTTACTTATAGATCAGATAACAGATTAAATAAGGTACTTTCTTGTCTGGACGGTTGGAACGGCGAAATATACTTTACAAAAGAATATAGTTATTGTAAACTTTCTTTTGTCTCTGACAACTGTGATAACTGCTTTATGATTGATAGCAAAAACGATTTTTTTAATCCAATTAGAGATAAGAACGATTCTTTCCCGGATAAGTTAACCCCTGTTTATTGTGGAAAAGAAACAAAAGAACCGGACACAGATACTAAGCCTGTGAGAACGCCGGAAATCAAAAATGATACAAACCTACAGGAGAACAAAGAAAGTACTGCAAACGTAACAGAAATAAGCGAAAAAGAAAAAGAGTTTGAATTATTGGAAGCTGGCAAGGAATATTTTACTGGGTGTTCTTTAGGTGAGGTAAGAGCATGTTTGAATAGCAAAGGTTTGAGTGTTACTATAGACAAAGATAATAATATTTTTTGTGTCCCTAAAGGCGGTGACAGTCTTATACGTGAAGTTCGTGTTTGGGCTTATACAAAACTTTTGGAAATAAATACAAAAGTAGGTGTTCACGTAGAAAAGGATATAGATCAGACCGTTGCGTTTAGTGAGTTCTTAAATAATTGTCTGCTGTCTGTAGGGCAACATGCTACAAACAAAGTATTTTCCTTCTTGGTGAAAGAAGGCTATCATTGGGAGCAACCAAACACACAAACATTCCACCTATTTAAGAACGGAAAAGAAAAGGCGTTTAAAAATGAATTTGAAGCATATAACTTTGTCCGAGACAAAGAGAATGAAAGTTACTTTGCTTTTAATGTCTCTGACTATACGGATGATATGATAGAAGTAACCGGACTCGACTTGGAAAGCATCTCATCTAAAGTAAAACAGGATAGCTCAAAAGAGTTAAAAGTTATACAGGATATAAAGCTATATGATAAAACTGGGAAAATAGTGTTTACTTATGGTGATGGAAATACAAATACTATAATAGAAACAACTTTCAACGGCGACAGTGTGTTGCAAAGTGTATTACAAAAGATAAACGAAAGCATGTAACGCTATGATCCGGTTAAACAAATTCCTTTCCTTGTTTGTCTCTAAAAGGCAGATAAGGAAAGAAAAAGGAAAGAATAGAATGAAGTATTACACAAAAGACAATGTTAAGTTTGTAACATGGAAATACAATGCCGGCGTGCCGTGCTTCTATTTGAACAAATCTGTAGATATTGTGAATGTACTTCTATTGAATGATTCAAAAAAGTTACAAGGTTTTTTCTGTAAAGGATATTTTGTAAAGAATATCCTAAAGAAAAACAAAAAGAAATTTTTGCCGGGCAACTTTTATCAGTTCCTTTATAAATTGGTATATGTAGGTTACAAGATGGAGAACGGGAAAAGATTAAAGATGTATCAATTAAAACAAATGGCATTTTACCAGGAAGTTCGGTAAGAATTACTACCTTTACCTTAACAAAGTAGAAAACCACCTTTGTCGTAATGTTAGTTTATGTTATTATTAGTATTTAGTAATTAGTTTAGTTGTTGTCCCTGCTGGTACGTGATGTATAGGCAGGGACTTGTTTTGTTTCTCTTTTGTTGTAACTTTGTCAGAAACAAAACATTAAAAATTTACAAACATGAAGTTACAAAAGTCTGTTAATAAGCCTTCTATTCAATGTGAAGGTTGCAAATTTATAAACGAATGTCCCTATATTGACAAGTCGGAATGTTTTCAGTTCAATAGTGCGGAAATTACAAAATCAAATCTGGAGGATATAGACAATGAAGAAACAGAAAATTAATCAGGAACTAAAGTCGTCCCCCCAAATAGGGCAAAAAGATTTCCTCGAAATAATAGAGAACGCGCCAGAGGTAATACAAACAGCCTCTAAAGAGTTAAAGGATGCTTTTGTTGCTCTTGAAATGGCAGAAAGAGCATTGTCGGAATCGTCCGAAAGGTTTTTTGTTTTTGAAGGTAGCCAAGGGGAAGAGTTTACGGCCGATCTTAAAAGTTATTCCGCAAAAGGTTTCGTTGTCCGGCATGGAGGAACGAAAGCAGCATCGGAAAAGGCACAACGACAAAAGGAAATATATATAATGCCTCTCATAGAGGATATAAGGGCAAAAAAAGCGGTTTTCAACGACATTTACAGGAAAGAAATGCTTTCGTCTGTTACGCCTGATATTCTTTCCTATATTGTGAAACTATTTGGGGAAATGAACGGCGTTGAAGATGTCCAGAAAATCCTAAAACAAGAAAAGAAAATCAACCTGACACAAAAGGAACTTCTATCTATCTTCGCAAGAAAAAAAGCAGAAATAGAAAGCAAGCGTGCAGTGTTTCTCGCTTCTTCTAATCAATACAAGGTCGCAACGGAAGCCGGGAGACTACAGATCATCAATTCCATTATCATAGACCTACAAGGAAGGTATCATAAATACTTGGAAGAAGGTTTAGAGGATAAGGCATTGATATTTGAAAGAGAGATCAGAAACATGCTTGAACAGGCCAGGAAAGAAGTAAAGGGAAACGAACTAAAGCTGACTGTGGACGGAAAGATAGACATTACGGCCACTCTGCATGGACAGGAAAACGTTTCTCGCGTGTTCCGTACACTTCCCGTCAATTCGATTATAATCGGTCTTGTCGCTGCCAAATCTGGTCTTGATCCTACAGTATTGGTACATCAGCTTGCTACAAGTTATTATAAGGACTTCAACGGCTTTAATAAAATGATACTTGGAAGAGAAAAAATTATGTTGCCAGGCGATCTGATCCGTGCTGCCAATTGGGACGAGTTGGAACAGCAGAACCAAAAGTTCCTGGATGAAATGTCACCTTATGAAGTACAGGAGGCTACTTATTTGGATGATGAAGTGAAATTATCTGTGAAAGAACGCCTGAAAGCTCTTAAACTGAAATAGGGTATGACTATCAAGGACAGGAAAATAAACGTGTATCTAAACCGCTTAAAAAGGTTCAATGAGCTTTGCCCTAAAAATGGTTTCTATTGGGGAGGACTGCCCATTACACCCATTACAGACAGAAATGTGAAGTCCAAGCTAAAGGAAATGGAAGAGGACGAAATAGGAAGGAAATTGCAATGGCTGGAAAGGGGTATAAAACTTTTGGAAGGACAGAATGGGGAGAATGACGGAAGAAAGAAGTTGCTACCTGAACTTAAAAGGTATCTTGCAAGAATAGAAAAAGGAGGAAAGGTAAAAATAAGTCCTTCTGTAAAGGTTTTTCTTGTGAACACAGGATTAAGAGCGAGCCTGTCTCTTTTAAAAAGAGAAGGGCAGGAATGGATATTGTGCGATTACAGAGGAACAAGGATAAAAATGAAAATGCAAGAAACAACACTACAAAAAGAAATCCTGTTTAGACTGAAAGCAAGGTTTGATCCTTCCATCCTTCCAAACAGGAAAACAGTTTTCAGAGCTTATGATTAAAGCATCCTATCCCAAAAACAACTCTCCATGTAGTTCAGGATATTTTGAATCTTTGGGAATTGTTACTATTTTTGTGGTGTCCTTTTGAAAAAGCAATGTTTCTTTTGGCTTTTCGATAGGGAAATAAAAGACCGGAATACTCTTCTTTTCGTTATACATACTTTTAAATATTTTGTTTAAACAAAGAGAAAGGGAGCGGGGAACCTACTTGATTGTTTGAGTTCAAAGCTCCCTTTTGTAATTAACGTAATTAACTAACAACGAGAATGTTAGATGCCTACTCTATTAAGGATTTTCGGCTTCCTCCTTTATTAAAACGAACTTTATTGATATGATAAATTAGGATAGTCTTTCTTTCTCACCTCCTTTCCAGTTAATAGGTTAATAACTCGAATTTATACTTTTGCACATTATACAGGAATTTTTACTCGATTGTTATCCAAATTTCCTCGCCAGTAGAAGAAAGTTTTTTGTACACCTTTTCAAATGCCTCTTTACTATTAGTAAGTTGCCCTTTGATAGTGTTGTACCCTACGCCTATGCAGCCTTCTACATTGTCGGCTGTAGCGGCGCAATGCAATAAAATTCCAGAGAACGCTTTTACTCCTTCTAATCTGGGTACTCTGCCTTGACAAACATCCATATAGAATTGTTTTTTACTGAATTTAGGTGATACTACATTCATAAGAACTTTATAACGACCAGAAGGGATAGCTGTTTGTCCGTACACTTTTTTTGATTTTATTTCTTCTTCTGACATATTTTGCGATAAACCTCTGTCTGTATCTTCTATTGTATTGCAAATAAATTCGTCATCAATGTAAAGACGTCCAATAGTGTATTTTTCTTTTTTCCAATTTCTTTTTACTTTTATTTCCATAACCAATTAATTTACAATATGTCAATCAAATTATCTATTGAAAATTTTTCAAAATCTTCTATACCAAACTCGTCTTTTATCAGTTCATTGATATATTCCACATCTTCAAATCTTTCTGATGATATCAGATTGTTTCTTAATCCCAATAGATAGTTAAGCCTTACAGAATCAATTCTGAAATTGACATAAAGCAAATGATTTTTTAAATTCCTGACCCTGAACCAAAGGATAATAACAGCAACCAGTAGGAGTACTACTATAATTGAAAGTATTATTGTCGTCAAATTCATATTATTCTCGTTTATAAGCCATTTTCTCTAAATCTATGATCTTCATATCGTCCGGTATCGTTTTGGATCGTTTGTAACGTCCTCTTTCAATCCTTTCGATGTATCCTGCCTTACAAAGATAGGAAATTGTTTTTCTAAGCGTGCCAGCAAAGAACAAAGTATGCTTTGTGAGGTCGCAAAACTCAAAAGGGCGATCTATTGAATTAATAAGCAACGCCAACTTTTGAAACTTTGTATTTCTTTTGCTCATATTGATATAGTTTTATGTAGTTAAAAATCGGGAAAGATTATTTTCCCAAACCATCTTTCCCTTGCGAATCATCTAACTTAAATTACTATGGAAAATACAAAAAAACTGTTTCTTATTCGTCTGTTTTAAGATATTCTTCGATTTCCGTTAATGTAACGGCTTTAATTACTAACTCATCTCTTATAGGAAGAAAATAGAAATACTTCTTTACAATCGAGATTGCTTCCACATCTGACGCAGATTGGACCATTAAAGAGACCTTTTGCATTCTGATTTTCCCTTTAGGTGTTTCTTCCGGGTAAAGGACATCAACCTTAAAGAATTTGCCATCAGGATCGCTTTCTATCACTGTATAAATGGATAGCTCCTTAATAGGTGATATTTTGATTTCTTCCTCTGTTTCTTTCGTTCCCCATTCTACGGATACTGCTTCCGCTTCCGTATAGGTGTAACCTCTAACAAGAAGATGCCTCTTTACCTGGATTCTTGGAGGTTTGAAACCATCCGGGTTATCCGTCCAATAATTTACAACTGATTCAAAATACATGTTATCACTGTTTAAATAACGATTGAACTACTATCCCTTTTGTGTAATCACATCCGTCACTTCCTTTAGGAAGAACAACGAAGTTTTGGGAAGGGTCGTCTGTTTTAAGATTAAAAATAATTTCCGGCAGTGGAAGGAAGTTTACTTTTTCTATAAAAAGAAAGTCTTTAGCTTGCTTGCTGTCTTCAAGAAAATCATAGGAAAATAGCGGTATCCCTTCCGATCTTAGAACTGTTATCCAGTCTCCCCACATATCCATTAAAAGAAGTCCGCTTGTAGCTCTAAAGCTGTCCCCTGTGCTTAAAACACATTCCACTACGTGGGAGTAATCATATTTTATAGCTTCCGAAAGACTTCTTCCAAACCTGTGTCCATTCTTTAAAGAAACAGTCAACGCGAGCTTTCCTTCTTCTTGAATCTGATCACATCTCATTGCTTGCTTTTCACTGTCTATAGCAATGAAAGTATTCCCTACGATCCCATCAACTATGTTCATCATCTTTCTGTGGGATTAAAAGTACCGAAGGAACACCGTTGCATCCTTGATTGACAGGTATTTCATTCCATTTCCCACCTGTAATAGCTTTCACTTTCAGAAAAACATCTAAAGGAACACTAAGTGTAAGCGGTTGAGGTTTGTAGGAATGGTCTCTTTCCCATTTTGCCACTTGAAGTTCTACGTTTGTTTTTATTGCTTCCATTGAAGGAAGGAAAGGAACAAGTTCTTCTATTTTGTCAGCCGAAAAAAGGGTTACTTTTCCGTTCTCATGAGGTACAATGATGTACAGTTTAGTCTTCTTTTTCTTCATCTTCTTCGTCGTTATCAAATTTTTCACTCTTGTAAGAAAGGTAATCTTCGAACATTGATTGAGCTGTAACGCACAATGCAACAAACATAACTGTCGTGCAAATCCATCCTAAAATTCCCATAATCTAAAAATTTAATTGTTGCTTTTAATGCTGCAAATGTAAGAATATATTATTACATCACAAGGCAGAAAGTGTAAATACTTGTTAAAAGTAATATTTCAACGTCATTTCACCTTGTGATGTTTTGTTACTTATTGAGATTAGTATCGGTATCAATATGACAATAAACCAATTCTTCTTTTGCTCTTGTGATTGCTACAAATTTAAGACACTCTTCTGCATATAACGCTTTAGGTGTCTTTGCATATTTGGACGGAAGTAACTCTGGATTCAAAAAGAAAACACGATCAGCTTCCAATCCTTTACTCTTATGGATAGTGGATAGGATAATCCCTTTCTTGTCGCCAGAGAAAATGTTCCTAACCCTTTCTTTTAAGGAAGAGAAATTTCCTTGATGCGATTCGTATAGCAATTCCACAATCTTCACTTTTTCTTCCAAAGAAACATAAGACGGATGATTTTTCACAGAGGCAGGCGCAATACCTTTTTCTATAAGTTTTTGCTTTTTATCGTCCAACAGAAGATACATATCGTCAAGACTGGTTTGATTTTCCATCAGACGGCAAATGTTTTCTCCAAAATCGCGTCCCATTATAGATGATTTCTTTCCTGCTTTAAGAAATTGCAAAAAAGCTGCCACTAAGGGAAGGTTATTTCGGCACAAAACAAAATCTCCGCTGGTAGCTTCGTTTAGTTCACCTTTTCTGACAATACCTTCTTTTGCTTCTTCTGCACATTCTGTTCCAGGGAATACTTTATTGGCTTCTTCAACTATCCTTTTGCTGCATCTGTATGTGACAGAAAGAGGAAGTGTAGTCGTGTTAGGGTTATTTTTTAGAGAATTGAATACATTCAAGTCGCTTCCTAAGAAGTTGTAAATCAGTTGTTTAGAATCCCCAACGCCAACAAACCTTCCTCTTGGTTTTATTAAATTTTGCAAAATATTCTTTTGAAGTGTGAAAAAATCTTGCAGTTCATCAACCATCACAACATTGTATTTCGGAAAACTTTCCGGTTCTAAGAATATGTAAGGAATCCAAAGCATATCCACAAAATCTATTTCAAAAGCAAGATTGTTGTTTATCCTTGTACAATCATTTCTCCATGCCTTTTCAATTTCAAGAAGGTCGGGAATCATTTCTTCTTCGTAATCCAGGTCAAATTCTATTGTAATAGGAACAATGTTTTCTTCATTTATCTTGCAAAGAGACAGTCTTGTTTGTTCCCATAATGTCTGGAGTGCAAAGAAATACTTCATTCTTTCTTTAAATTCCATTTTTTTATATTGGAACAGTTTCGTGCAGAGACTAAAACATTTTCCGTCATTCACTTTCGCTTTGAACCGGAAATTCTTCATCATTGTACGAAGTCCAAGTGCATGGAAAGTGTAGCAATCGACATAATAAGGAAGTTTAGACCTTAGTTCCTCTGCTATGCTCTTGTTGAATGCCATAAAAAGACATGACTTGTTTTCCGGTGTACGATTGCATAACTCTTTGAGTGTCTGCGTTTTACCTGATCCAGCAGAAGCCTCAACTATTATGTTTTTGTTGGTATTTTCGTAAGCATCAAAAATAGCCAACTGATATTTACTCCATTTCATAACATCTTCTTTTCGTTTACTTCTGTTATCCTCTTAAATAATGAATCCATTCGTAAGGTTTTCTTACACCCAAATATTCATCATCATATTCATTTTCATATGCCTCTTGCTCAAAAGAAATGTTTCTGTAAGCCTCATGGAAATCTTTGCACTGGATTAATCTTACAAGCCATTCTATTCCATACCACAAATAGAAGAACACTACAAGAAGTTCTATTTGCTGCTTTAGATGAATGTTCTCATGTATGATTGTTCTCATTCCTAAAGGTTCGTATTCTTTCCTTGCAAAAATAAAAGGAAATAGAGTGATTGATACAAATCCCTTAAAAGGGATCAAGTTATTGTAAATGATTTTCTTTTTCATACTCTTTAAAATTTTTGTAATTAGCCATGTGGTCTGCAATAAAATTGCCACATACAATAGGATCGCTGTAGTCTTTCTGGTGGCTTCTTATCCATTTTACAGAAACACGAAGTTTTCTATGCAACAACATTTCCGAAAATATAGCATCCCACAAATCCTGATTTTCTACATGAAGATTCTCCCTTGCCCAATCAAGGAACTTGTGACGAAACTGATTGGCAACATACTGGCTGTCGATATAGAAGGTTGCCTTTACATTCAAATTCTTTTTTATCGCTCGAAGTGCAAGAAGAATTGCTTCCGTTTCTCTTCTTCCTGTCGTAGTATAGGAACGTCCTTTGGTTATATGATATTCCTTGTCTTTCCATTTGATGTAAACGGCAGAACCTCCCAGTTTTTTGGGATGATTAGCATTGCAACTTCCATCCGTCCAAACCTCAATGATCCGTGTTCCCTTTCGTTTATCGCTCATTCTTATACTTTTGAAGGATCATAAGACTGGTATCGTCCTGGAATCCTTTGTTTAACATGTCCGTAACATCTTTCTTTCCTTTCAGCATCTCCCACAAGTCCTGGTCAATCGTTTCCGGTGATAGCAGGTATTGAATCGTAACCGGATTTTCCTGCCCGCTTCTTTCCAATCTTCCTATAACTTGCACAAGGTCGCTCGGACGCGGTGGAAGTTCTAAGATAGCCATATTGAAACAAGCCTTTTGAAGCCCGTCCACACCAGTACCAAGACAGCCTATATTTGCAAAAAGCACCCTACTTTCCTTTTGTGAGAAAAACTTTTGCAAAATTTCATCTCTTTTCTTTGTGGTAGTGCCCCCTGTAATAAGAAGCCCTTCCTTAAACTCTTCGGCTATCTTTGTAAGGATTGTGGATTGCGAAGCGAATACCAAAAGTTTCTCTTCTTCGTTTGCTTCCATCCACTCTTCCACCCATTTTTTTATAAACTTTTCTTTACCTTCTAAGGATAATTGCTTTAATGTCGAAAGTTTTACAAGGAACTCTGCCCTTGCAGCTTTTTCAACCTTTTCTTCGTCCTTAAACTTATCTTCAATGAACTGCAAAAGATCATCCTTTGCCTTTTTATAGGCTCTTTTATTTGTGATCTCGCATTCCACAACATTTTCCGAAATAGGAGGAAGCTCTTTCAGTGCATCTCTTTTGCTTACTTGAAAATAGCAGCATTCTTTCAAAAGACGGTTCAGTTCCTTGGTATTGGAAGCTCCTGATATGTCCATACCAAAGTTCGTTTCCTTCATATTGCAGTACCTTTCAAAAAAATAATGATGATACTGGTCGTCCGGTGCAATTTCCTTTATCCTTTCTATTAACATCAGGATATTTAGAAGCTCTGCGGGACGGTTCATGATAAGTGTCCCTGTAAGCCCTATCACGGAAGGAACTTTATGTATCAGCTTTTTGAAAGACTTGCTTCTGATGGATTTTCTGTTTTTGAGAAAATGGATTTCGTCTGCTATCACAAGAGAGAATGATTTCTTTTTCATTCCATCCAATCTTATTTCAAGAGATGTTTTTCCGTTTTCTTTCGTGACTCTTTTCCCAAGTATGTCATAGTTTATCACTATCACATCTGCCTCAAAATCTTCCGGTGGGGAAGATGTGGAAATGATAGATACCCGTCTGTTTGGGTTCGTTTCTTTCCACTCTCTTAACCAACCGGATTTTACAGAAGCTGGACAGACTACCATACAAGGAAAAAGATCAAGCATTTCAGCATAGAGAACAGAACATAGACTTTTGCCTGTCCCCACCGAAGAACCATTTATATGATTTCCGTGATTGACTGCGTAATATAGATAGTCCATTTGATAGCTTCTCGGCTTTTTTAAAAGAGGAAGATTGTCTATCAATAGTTCTATATCCTTTCTTGACAAAAGTTCCTTAAAAGGCTTTATTTCAGCTTTGCAACCTGTACGAACAATAGAAAGAGGATCAACTTCTTCTATTCCGCAATCCGATACAAATTCTTTGAGCAGAATTTCTTTAGCAGGATCAGATTTGATGTACAGTTCCTTGTTGGCAGAATTTCTTTTGTAAGAAGAAATGAATTTAAGCCTAAGTAACGCTTCCTTATCCAATCCGGCAAAATACCAATAGTCTTTTTCCTTGTAGTAGTACATCATTGATTCAATTTTATGTATTTACCTGATAATGATAAATTTTTGAGAATATTGTCAGCTTTACTCCCATAAGCAACAAAGCAACTATCTGTTCCTGGACTTCCGCCTTCTTTTCCGTGTTCATCAATAAACTTGATTCTTTTCCTTAGAAAATAAATAGAAGAGGCTTTATTCCATACAAATTCATGAAACATTGTGTTTCCTACTCGTGCATAAATAAGAGCTATTCCATTGTTGTGTTCTGATAATTTTCCCATAAATAGCTTTATTGTAGGGTTTGAGTAAGGTGGATTAAGAAACACAAACCCTTTCCAATCCTGTACAAGTCCATCATCTTCTTTGGTAAAGCATTTCTTTGCAGTGTACCAATCTTTTTTTAGGAGCACAAGGATCAAGATCAAAATCATTTCCTAACGTTTCTATAATGTAAGGTGGTGTGTACCATTCTACTGTTGCTGATTTACCACCTCCAAATTTTGTTTCAAAATTAGTGTTCATTTCTTTCTATTGTCTATAAATTCAAAATAATACTTGCCATTCTTACACTTAATCTTCTTAATGATACAGAAATTCTTAATATTGACTTTTCCATCTCTTTCCAGTTTGTCAAATATGATCGCAAAAAGTAGGGAGATAATCTTCTCTGTCTTACGCATAGAGATGAAACTTATGGCACTTGTCCTTAATTCCAATTTGTTCAATGCTTTGGTGAAGTTGAAGGCTATCTCCTTGTAAATCTTATTCATTCTTTTCTTCTTTCTTCTCTTCTTTTGTCACTTCAAAATTGTCAGGTAAAAAAACGGAATCAGTAGAACCGTATATTGAATCTACCGGAAAATAAATAGGGTACATAAATGCAATCGCCGTATTGTCATCAATACCTCCAAAATGTTTTTGGTGTTCTGTTAAAACTTCCGAAGAATCCAACGGCTTATCCAACTCTTTCGAAATTTTATGCAAATTAGCCATCATTTTGCCAAGTTTCAAAGGGTCGAGAGCGTTCTTCCAATATGCAAACTGATGCAACGGATACATCGTCATCGCCTCTTTCCAAAAATCCATTTTTGAATAACCTACTTCTTCTATCAATTCCTTTTCCCATTCATCCTCTTGTTTTAGTTCTTCTTCGGTAGGATGATAGATTTCTCTTACTATTTCTTTTGTTCGATCTTCACTAAAGATAAATCCTAATACATCGTTACATTCGTGAGGAAACAGTATCCAAGCAAGATAACGATCTTCTTCTATTCCTAAAAAATCAAGAAGCTCCTTTAACCATTTTTTAGGAATAGGGACTGATTTTCTTACAATTTCTTTTTCTTCCATAACTTATTGTTTTAAAATATGTTTACTCAAACTGATCATCATCGTTCAGATCAAAATCTTCGTCACTTTCAAAGTCATTGATCCAATCTTCTATTTCTCTTTCCATCTCATTTTTGTTTCAAACTCTTCCGGTGTAAGAATAGGAATGGAAAGCTCTTTTGCTTTCTTTACTTTTGAAGAAGAGCTTTCTTTGTCTTTTGTTACAAGGATGGTCGTGTTCTTTGATACTCCTGAAACGACCTTGTGCCCTTCTTTGGATAATCTTTCTTCCCATTCTTTATTTCTGAATCCTGTAAAACATACAGATTCGGGATTGTCTGCAAGAACAACATTGTTCTTTACATAAGAGATAGGGAACGGTGAATCTTCAATGATATTAAAGAAAACTGCAAGTCCATTATTAAAAGAAGTGGCAGTAGTTTCAGCAACACCATCAATAGAAAGAAGTGTTTTGTTGGGTAATGTACCGTCATTAAACAAGACTTTTACATCTTCGTCCGACAAAGAATCAAAAATCATCTGACAAGTCTTTTCTCCTATCACACCACCGAACACATTATAGGCAGTAAGGATTTTTGCAAAGGAAACTCCATTGTCTGCATATTTATCGAATTGACCTCGTAACTTTTTGGACAATTTCGCTCCTATTCCTCCAATTTGAGACAATTCCTTTTCGCTTGCATTCACAATCTTCTCTACACTATTAAGTCCTCCTTCATAGAATTTTCTGATAGTGGCTTCTTGCATTTCTTCCGTTTCAAGCGTTGCAAAGAAATAAGTAATTTGTTTGATTATCTTTTCTTCACAATTGGGATTTACACAAACAATATCTGTAAGCGTTTCGTCCCATTTTAACGGATTTCCGCAAGAAGGACAAATCATCATACCATCGCACATTTCACGAAAAAGTTCCACACTGTAACTGATCGTTTCCAAATGTTTAGGGATAACATCTCCGCTTCTTGATACGACAATATAAGCATTTGGTGAAATATGATTGTCCGTAATATATTTAGCGTTATATCCGGTGCATCGTGAAACAGTCGCTCCGTCAAATTCCACCGGACTGAATACGATTACAGGTTTCGCTTTACCGTCTTTTGAAATACTCCATTCGATCTTCTTAACTTTCGTTGTAAATCTTTCCTGCCAGTCGGGATTCTTGTAAGCAATAGCGTAACGTGGGTTCCCGTTAGGAAGCCGTCCCAGTTCTTCTCGTTTTGTTTTGTTATCAATTTCAATTACAAGACCGTCACATTTAAAATTCTTGATTGATTCAAACAAATCGTTTAGATAGGTGAGGGCTGTTTTATTATCATCGAACACGCCGGCAGAAGTTACCCAATACTGTGTAGCGTAATTCCCATAATCGTTTCGAAGTTCTGCAAGCTGCATGGATTTATCTCTGTCAGAATCCATAATGCCATATCTCACATAAGCGGTATTCCCAAGAACTTGTGCATTGAAATCATCTGCATTGAATGCACCGGCAACAGCGTTTCTTGCACTCTTATACCCAAGAGGTTTTACGTTTTTAAGGAACATGCCGATAGGGATGATCGCTTCCCCGAAAGTAAAACACCCTTTCTTATTCATAGGATTTCCATGATTTACATAACGGTAATGATCCCGGCTATTCTGTCCTTCCGTGCCATCTCCCCTTGTCCAGCAATCATTTGTTGTTTCATCAACCAGCAAAGAAATACCATCATATTTAGGCGTAATAACCACACGGTCGTTAGACGACAATCCCCATACGTCCTTTGCCCATCTTACAATCTCGTCCACCGTCTTGACCTTTTCCAAAGAAAACATAGGATAAGGAAGTTTCTCCATACGATCCCCTTTTACACCTTCTTCAACGATAGACTTTTTTAGAATATCGCTATCTGGGAAATGTCTTTCCAATTCTTCTTTCATCCTGTCATATTCCTTGTCGGACATGACAGGGTTTCCTTCTCTGTAAAGCCGATTGGCTTCTACAATTTTTTCTTCCAGTTCTTTTTGATGTATAAGCATATCTCAAATATTTTTAGTTGTTTTGAGTAACACAATCAATACTATAAGAATAGTGAAAGCTCCTATTGCTATTCCTCCCAAAAGATAAAGCATCTTGTTTGGGGTAGCCTTCACTTGCTCTTTCAATGTTCCGTTTTCTTGTGATATCTTTGACAGCCTTTCTCTAAGGCTTTTCACTGTCAATTCAAGACTATCACAAGATGCTTCTATGAAAATGGTGTCTCCTTTCTTTTCTATGGAAAGGTTAGCTTGTCCTTTGTTTGTCTCTTTCTTCTCCCCATCTTCCATTTTCGAAGGGTTGACTACCATATTGACAATAGAATAGGGAACTTTTACAAGGCTGTCCGTCATTTCTCTTTCCCAGACTAAAGAGTCCTTTAAGGTAAAAGTGTAATCCATCTTTGTGGAAACACGGCTTTTGCAGCCTCCCAGTCCTATGGAAAGACAAATAGAAAGACAGGTGATTAACAATACATTCTTTTTCATTTGTCCTTTAAAATTGCTGTTTTCAAAAACCCTATGATACCCATTCGGATAGATTTCAACTTTCCGCTTTTCAGAATGTCTATCTCTATACTTCGGCAATCCCGTCCTACGCGAACAGACCTCACTTCCGCTTCTTCACCAGTAGGAAGAACAAGCATCTTTCCTACTGCTTTATCAAGAATACAATCATTTGCTGAGTTCATGAGGCTTCAATACATTTCTGTAAATTATAAAGTTATCGTGTCCAAACGCTACAGACACAAAATCACTTTCTTCGATAAATTTCTCTACAGTAGCTTCCGAGTAATTGGTAAGGTTCACTTTGTTTGCAGTATTTGTAATGTCGTAACCCTCCGCTTCATTCATAAAAAAGTCTCTTGTTTTTCCTTTGAAGTTAGTAAGAGATATACATCTTTCCATTTCTCCTTTTGAGTTGACAAGCACGAGAGTGTTCCTTTTTGTCGCCCTATAGATGTATTTTACATTTTTATACAATAGATTTTCCATCTTTCCTTATATCTTTACGTTCAACATGTTTCTGATTGCTTTTTCCTTGTAGTGACGTATCTTGTCTTCGCTGTTGTCCTTTTTAGAAAGTGCCTTAGACCTTTCCTTCAACACCTTTTTCTTGTCAGAATCAGACATCATTTTAAACTCGCCTATTGAAAGATTAGGCATTTCTGTGCTCTTTTCTTCCTCATAAGACATTTGCTTTCCGCATTCAGGACAAACTGGAATGTTCATAGGAACAAGTTTTCCGTCACGAAACACATACTTAGGATTAGCAATTGGTGATTTCACTCCTTTTCGGGAGCAATTATCGTTCTCGCAAAAAATTATTATCATGTTGTAATTGTTTTATTTTATCTTTCAAAATATGAAGTGCTTCTTCCACTGATTCAATGCTGTCCATGTCTTTCACACTCTTTTTTAAGTAGCTCAAATCGTGTTCAATCCCTTCAATCCTATCAAGGAAGGAAAGTACAAAAATGTTAAAATACTTCTGATTAGCCATTGCTTTATAGTTTTTGTTTGTTACTTTTTGATGTGGCAAATGTAATAGTTTATTCTTACATATCAAAATATATTCTTACATTTTCTCGCTTTCCTTCTGGTAATTGTTTAGAGAAGGCATTTCCTTCTTGCGTATTCCGCTATCAAAATTCCATCTCTATCAGGATGTTTGTCCTTAACATCAGGGAACAACCTTTTGCCTATATCAAGAGATGCCTTTTTCAATTCTTTAGTACCTGCAACTCCTTTAGGTAGCATTTCCTTTTGCCACTCTTTGGAATCTATGAACATATAAGGAACATCATAAAGCTCCAATACGGTAAGTTCTGCTTCCAAAGCCCGCATAGCGGAACAAGTGGCATCGAACCTTGCCGGATTTTTCATAGGACGTTCCAAGACAGCCACACATAGTCCGTATTCTTTCAACGCAGAAATCATTTCGGCAAGTGCCGTTACGTTCACTCTTGATACATTCTTTTTTGCTTTTGTGTAATCCTGCCCGAATGTGATAGGTGTTTCCATGAACTCATAATAGGTCAGTTCTTTCCCTACTATGCCTATAGAACCGGTCACACCATTATCTATCCCTATATAAAACTTCAATTCCGTTTCTTTGCTCATTTTTCTATACGACTTATGCCGTTCTCCTTTACTATTTTAAGTGTTTTGCATGAAGCATTTTCATTCGAAATATGAGTTGTGACAAGTATAGGAAACTGAATGAACTCCAATGCTTCTATCACGTCATATAGGCTTTCTTTCGATAGTCCTTCTGTGATTTCATCAATGGATAGGAATTGCAATCCTCCCCATTTGTTCGTCTCGTTTATCATTCCTTGTATGGCTATAATCAAAGCGATTTCCACCCTTGCACGCTCTCCGCCACTGTAATACCAGAAGTTCTCCGCCTCGTCCCGGACTACATAAGGTGTTATCTCTTCTTTTATGTCTCCGTCTGCTTTCGTCTTAAATCCTTCTATGACAATTCTAAGATCGCTGTTTTCTGCTTTCAGAATATTGTTTGCTCGAAGTTGGATATTCTTTAGTTGCTCTATTGCAAGGTACATCTTGAATGATTTGAATCTTCCTATCCACTCTTTCTTGCGAAACATTTCGTTTTCCAATTCCGTCATTTCCTTGTCATACCCTGCGATAGCAAGCATTATTTCTTCTATTTGCTTTTCCTGTGAAGAAGTATCAATAGAAGAAGGCATTTCCTTTTCGATTTCCTTTATCTGTTTTTCCAGACGTTTTACATCTTCTTTTCCGGCAGCTATGTTTTCTAAAAGCCCTTTGTTTCGCTTTTCAAGAATGGAAATATTGGACTTTTCAGATTCTATTTCACTTGTGATCTTATAGACAGCAGATGAAATTTCTTTTCCTGCTTCCCGGATTTTGTCAAGTTCATCCTCCTGTTCGTTTTTCACTTGAATGAAAGAAGAAATAAGGTCTTCGTATTCCTTTAGGGATTCATCCAAAGATGTTATTTCCCCGACAACTTCCTTTTCCTGTTTCCCTATTTTCTCTTTTTTCTTCTCTTCCTTTTCAAGTGTGGTGTCTTGAAGTGTCAAGAACTTATGCTTGCATTTAGGACATGTAATCGTCCCAGAAAGGTTTACAAGAACTTTCCGAAGAGACACTTTCAGTTCGTCATGGATTTTCGAAAGCTCCTCTTTTGTTTCCAAAATCTCATTCTGATCTTCTTTAGCTTTCCCAAGTTCCTTTCTAACGGATTCAATCACTTCTTCTATTTCTTTGGTAGAAGGAAGTTTCTTTTTCTTTTCTTCGGCTTCTCGAAGTTCTTCTTCCAAGACTTCAAGTGTTTTCTTTCCTTTGTCAATGTTTTTCTTGTTATAGTCAATATTGTATTTGGCAGAATCAATATCTTCTTTTAAAGACTTGATTTTGCTTTCCACCCTTTCGATCCTTTCCTTTCGATCCGCTTCGAAGTCGAAATTAACGGCATCCTCTATCATTTGCCGCAATGCTTCTACACTCCCTTCCGCACGATCTCTTTTGCTTTGGATAACTGATTTCTTAGATGAAATTTCGTCCAGTTCCTTTTGTATAATATCCTTACTGCCATCCAAGAAGTCATAATTAATAAAACGGCTTATGAGGGCCAATTTGTCCGTATTGGAACTTTTAAAGAACGACTTGTAATATTCCTTGCAGATAAGAAAATAACTTTTCAAATCTTCCGATGAAATGCCCATCCATGAAAGGATATAGTTGTTGCCGTCTTTTACGGTAGCAAGACTGACCGGTTCGCCATTCATAGACACATTAAGTTTACTGCTTCCTTTTAAGGGCAAAATGCGCTCAATATGGAGAGTTTCTTTCCTTATGGGACATTCTATATCAAGTAATACTTTTGCTTCTTTCTCACCGTTTCTAATCAGTTTTTTGTCAATACTGCTCCGGTAGTTGTTACCTGTTATGGCAAAATAGACCGCTTGCTGCAATGATGAATTATGAGTAGGTGTATAGTTGTTCGTGATAAACATTCCGTCCTCTCCCGAAACGGTAATACATTGTTGCTCTTCCGCACCCATACAGGTAAAAGAAACCATCTTTTTAGACGGTCTGCCAAAGCAACCGGGAACTTCAAAAAACACTTCTTCATCTTTGCTTCTTTCCATGATCTTACCAAGCGAAATTACAGACCATTCTTCGCTTTGGTTTGTTCGTACTTTCCATAGATGCTCTTTATTGCATTTTACTTCCGTACCGTCAGAAAAAGCAATCTTGTATGCAATATCTATATCATGAAACGGAATCGCTCTCACCACCTGATAAGCACCGGAAGGATGAAGGATAATGTCTCCTACTTTGATATTCCTCATCTTTACAAACCCATTAGGGGTAAGAATATCGGAATCCATCGTCAACGCTTTGCCACTACCGTTACTGCCTTGATTGTCGTCTGTTTTATTCAATCCCACAAGTGCGGTTACTCCATCTTGAAATGTGTATTCAAAATGCTCGAATGACACAAAATTAGTTGCTTCAATCTTGACCGGCTTCATCTTCCACCTCCTTGTTTTCAAATGTTACCTCTTTCTTTCTGAACTCTGAAAGGACATCTTTTTTAATCTTGTCAAAAAGTTCTGTTTCTTTGATTAGTTTCTTCCTTGCGGCAGGGAATCCGAATCCTATCTTTTCTTCCCCATAATAGATGTACGTTCCTTTCTTTGTAAGCACACCCAAGTCCAATCCCATGTTAAGCATTTCCATCACCTTATCAATACCTACACCAAAACGGATAACAATATTACAAGTTTTCATAGGTGGAGCAACTTTGTTTTTCCGACATGTGATCTTTACCTTATTGGCAACGGACACTTCACCCTCTTTATCAGAACCTACACGGGCAAGTTCAACCCTTTGGCTTGCATAGAAAGGTATGGCAAAACCTCCCGGAGTAGTGGTTGCATTTCCATACCCGCCTATGTTTGATCTAATCTGATTGATGCAGAATAAAATGCACCCTGTTTGCTTACAGATGTTTTTCAAGATATTTACCTGTGAACTTAAAAGCCTTGCTGTAAGTCCTATGTGAGCATCTCCGGCTTCCCCGTTCAAAAGAGCAGTCGGAACAAGTCCTGCAATGGAATCAATCACCACCAATCCAATAGAAGGTTCGTTACACATTTCCTTTGCTATCTCCAGTGTTTCCTCTGCTGTGGAAGGTTGAGAAAGAATGAACTTATCGGGAGAAAGGTCTACACCGATAGCTCCCATGTATTTCGGGTCAACTGCATTCTCCGTGTCAAGATACCCTACCGCCATTCCTTGTTTTTGGATTTCAGTGGCAAGGTGGAAAGCTATACTTGTCTTGCCGGAAGAAAAGCCTCCGTAGGCTTCCACAATACGTCCTTTTGCCCATCCTCCACCAAGTATTTCATCTAATAGGAAAGAACCTGAATACACGAACTCTATATCTTGTTTCTTTCCCGCTATGGCTTCCTTTCCAAACCTACTTTCAATCCGGCTTATAAGATCACCGAGACGGTTCGGTTTCTTTTCTTCTTTAGGTTGCTGCACTTCCCCAGTTACTGCTTCTTCCGTTTTCTTAGTTTCCTTTTTCTTCGCCATACATCAATTTGTCTAAAATTTCTTTTCCTTCTTTTTCGTCATATTCGTTTTCCTTGCAAAAAGCGGAAAACCTTTCTTCTATGTCCTTTTTGTCAAGTGTCTTTACTTCTGCCAACATAGAATGTTTTTCTTCCACTTCCTTAAACTTTTTCTTGATATCTATGCCTTCTTTTGTAAAGGCATCCTTATCAAAGGCATCGAGTGAAGATTGTTCTCCCCAGACTTCCACCCTTACACGGGCAGCAGGGTTCTCTTTTTTGAATTTCTTGATAAGTGACACTGCCTGTTTGTGGGGAGTTTCCCCCAAATCAATTTCCAGTTTTTTAAACACTTGCCCTTTTGTAGAAGAAACAAGGTCTACATTCAAATCCGAATCCAAAAGCCAGAAACCCTTCTTTTCATCTTCCCCAAAGTTGTTTTGTTGGACACTTCCTAAATGATAGATGTTCTCTCCTACCCGTTGGTAGTTATGGTAGTGCCCCAAGTACACTTTTTTGAACATCTGAAACATGGAAGGTTTTAAAAGGTTGGACACTTCCGATCCGTCCATGTTCTTGCTTCCTGTGACCGCAAAATGTCCAAAGAGGATATTCTTCTTTCTTTTATCCCCTATTTCTTCCAGTTCATCCAAAAGAATATCATCTGTAAAAAACGGAAGAAAAAAACAATACACACCTTCTACTTGCATTCCGTCCAGTTCTTCTACCAAAGTAAAAGAAGGGTGGTATTTGAAAGGAGTAAGAAATGATTTCTTACTTGTGTAGGATGTTTTGTCATGGTTGCCGGGAATGCAGATCACATGGTGTCCACGTTTATCGTATTCTTCCAGAACATCATTCAATGTAGAAAGGCACACTTCTCTTTGCGATACTCTGTTATCAAAAATATCGCCCAACCATATGTGGGTTTGTATCTTTTTCTTTTCTGCCAAGTCAAGCTCTTCCAAAAGAATATCCTTTATGATAGTGGCGTTATCGGCAGTAAGATGATGATCCGTTGAAATTATAGCTAAATATTTGCTGCTCATAGTCGAAATTGTTTAGAAAAGGGGAGGAACGCAAAGTCCCCCATCCCCTTTCGGATTGATATATTAGAAAAACGAAAAGAAAATTATTTCTTCTTCATTCTGGCTTTTAGAGCTTGTAAGCGTTTTTTGGCTTCCAACAGCTTTTCATCATTGTCCGTCTGTCCTTCATCAATAGGAGATTCCTCTTCTTCGGGACGTTCATCTTCTCCATCTCCCTCATCTTCGGCTTCCGGTTCGTCTTTTGCCCGATCATCGTCAGATTCGGTTTCATGTTCCTGGTCTGCATTCTCTTTTTCATCTTCCGAGAAAGGCAACGCTTCCCCCTTTTGTGCCAGATCGTACCATTCACGAAGTTCTGTGATTGTAAGATCGGATGGAATTTTCATGCCAGGATATTCTTCATCAATATATTGCGACAAAAAGGCTTTCATCTTAGAAAGCGGAGGATAGGAAGCGACTTTTGCTGCCTTTTCCGAAGCTGGAGCTTTTACAACCTGTTTCTTGGGTGCAGGTTTTTCTTCCTCGTCTTCTTCCTTTGCCGGTTTCTTCGTTACAGTTTTCTTTTTGAGTTTTTCTTCTTCATCTTCGTCCTCGTCAAATGGGGTTTTCTTATCTTCCTCTGATTGACTATCGTCTGGAAGCATTGCTGCCATTTCTTCAATTTCATTCAAGAACTCATCGTCGGAAAAGATATCATAATTGTTTTCTTCATCGAAGCGTTTCAATCCATCCAAAGCCATTTCAAAATCCTTCGCTCTGTAAGAATCTTTGTAAATTTCTTCAAGCGAAGGAACTTCATTCAAGAAATACTCCATGTCTTCGTCCGGGATAGCAGTTTCTTCAAAAAATTCATCCCATGACTGACCTTTCTTCGGTATGCCGGCAGATAAAGAATAAGTCTTTTTACCTTTATCATCTTCCCCCATCGTGATTACAAGAGGATAAGCACCCTCCATCTGTGAGAAAATATCAAATGAAACTGTATCATCATCAGATTGTTCTACAGAAATTTCCTTTATACGGTTCATCCATGTTCCATAAAGCTGCAAACGGGCAAAATCTTTATTCCCTTGATACACATAGCAAACATAAGCCAGCGTAGGATTGATGCCCCATACGAACTTGTTGCCTTTCTTGTAGCCCATGATAGGATTGAGGTACTTGCGTCTTTCCGTATCATCTTGATATTCTTCGGATGCTTTCTTTCTCACATAGTCGCAATAAAGGACGATAGGGTCTTTTCCTTTAAGAAGGTTGCGTCCATGTACGTCCGCACAGAAGATATTTTTGTCTTTTACTTCCTTTCCTGTTACATTACCGTTCTCGTCATAAGTAGGAACTTCCACACGGAGCTTTGACATTTTGCAAGCGACATAGGCTTTACCCATTGAAGGAGCTACACGGAATGTATTCTTTCCTTTTTGGACGGTAGCAAATCCAGTATAAGATTTACCACCCTTTCGCATTGTCTTTTCTGCTTGCTTTACTTCTGAATCCAAATCTTCTACTGACTGTTTTTTGAACTTCGATCTGTCAAATTTCATAACTCTAATGTTTTAAAATGTTGATAATAAAAATGTTACTTTTCTTTTTTAATTATGAATGTATTTATTTCTCCTTCCACTAAATTATCCAGAAATTCTTCCGGCGTAACCTTTGGAACTAAATTGTTCAATTTTCGGTCTTTCGACTGCAACGCCCAATAGAGACTATCTATTTCCGCCAAATGCTTTTTCTTCTTAACAAGTGTCTTTTGCATTGCATTAAGCTCTGGATTGATAGTAAGAATATCTTCTAAAGAACTTTCTGTAAGTTTCACAAGTCCTATATCTTCCACTTTGACCTTTCCGGCATTCACAATAGATTCCCGTCTTATCTCTGTAGAAAGCTGTGCTTTATGTACAGAAAATTCCAACTTCGCTGCTTCATATTCAGATTCAGCTTGTGCACGAAGAAGTCCTACTTTGTTCAATAAGACTGAACTTGTAGCTATCTCCCCGTACAGATTGGAATGGTCTATAGAAGTTACAGCATCCATATCCAGTTCATTTTTAAGGTCATTTGAAATCAAGACTATAGCCTTGTCACCAATATTCCTAACCAATTTCATTTTCTTTCATCTTTAAATTAGCATACTGCTCCATTGCATCTAAAATGCCATTAAAAATATCTATCGGAAATGAAAAATCTTTTGTCCTTTCACCGGCACGATTTTCAATACAATCCCATAAAATCTTTTCTTTCTCTTCTTTTTCCATCACACTCCCAGTTTTACAAATTGACTATTTCCATTTGCTTGTATCACATATTCCTCTTTAAACCTATCAAAAGAAACCCTTCCAGTAAGCAGTAAGATATTCTTCTTGCAACTTTGGATATATTCTTCTTTGTCCATGTAGTCGGCAGGAAATATCACCACACGAAGGAATTTGTAGTTGTTTTCAAGTAGAAGGCTGGCAAATGCCCCTGTTTTTGACTCCTTTTCTTCCACTTCCAACACATATCCTCCCACCATTGCCATTTTATAGGTAGAACCGTCATAGTTCTGCAAATCGTCCACATCGTAATATTCCGCAGTCTTTGCTTTCGGACGAAGGTATTCCTCTACCAATTTCTTGTAATCAAAGAAAGCGAAACCGGACTTGTTTTTCTGTTGCAAAAGCCACCACCAATCCTTACCTATCTTGTTTTTGCTGAAAGCAACGCTGTATTCGTCCTTTTCCCTATCTATCTTGATACGGTTCTTTTCGCGGTATTTCCCAAGCATATATTCCCTTGCAGAGAAGATATTGGAAAACTCTCTCGTTTCGTCCATCTCGTCAAAAGCACCTGAATAAATAAGGTTTTCAACAGTGGACTTATTAACAGAAGAACCTTTAAAGGAATGACGGTCTACAAACTCTTCCAAAGAAAAATACTCTCCATTTGCATCTCTCTCTTTGATGATCTGCTCCTGGGCTCTTTCTCCTACTTGTTGGGTGGCATTAAGTGCCCAGTAAACACTGTTGCTCTTTTTGTCACCTACGATACCAACATCAGATTTGTTGATATTGACAGGTTTGATTTCTATCCCTTCCGTTTGATTCATCTCATTAATATAACGGGGGAAATCATCTTTACTTGCACGAGACAAGGCAACCGACCAAAACTCCAACGGATAATGTACTTTCAGCCACAAAGAATTGTAAGCGTTGATAGCGTAAGCAGCAGCGTGACTATTGCAAGTTATAATCCCTTGATCTGTGCAAAAATTATGATTCGGATCATCTATTTCCACATCATAAACATTCTCTATTTTATCCGGTTCAATACTTACTATTTTCGATAAAGTAGATGGATACCCTTTCTCACCTCTTTTCATCCTACCAAATTCACGATAATGAATTTTCTTGTGACAAGAAGGACAGATGGCAATAAGATTTTCATCTTCATTATTTCTCCTGTTCCCGTCTCTATGATGAATTTCCAATCTACCTTCTTTCCCACAATTTTTACAAATTCCAAATCCACCATTTTTCTCTCTGAAAGATTCAAACTTAGAAGATTCCTCATTTGTTTTTACAAAACCCATATGTCCTTTTCTTGAATTTAAGTGTTCTGAATTATTCTTAATCCAATCTTTTCCTCTCGTATCGGTAAAATTGTATCGCTGACTATCCGTTTTCTCATATGGCATTTGTACGTACAAACCATCTTCTCCTATTCTCAAATCCTTGCACATAATCTTACCTCTTTGAGTAGGGAATTTATGGTTGTCTGTTACGGATACAAAACGACCGTCCTCTAAAGTTATTTTATAAGTTTGCCTTACCCCAGCAAATCTAATATCTTTAATTTTTCGATCTCTTATACGTCCATCCTCACACATAGTAAGACAAGTTCCATAACCAACTCTCAAATATTTACTCCTAAGAGGAAGCCAATTATTTGCTTTCGCAAAAGCAAGATCATTTTTAATCAAATACATTTCCTCGATAGTAGGCTGCCTTTTGTTTTTGGGACAAGAATTTCTCAAAATTCTGTAACTGCCTGATATACAGCGGTTAAAAGCATACAAACCAAATTTTTTCATTTGTTCCCAAAGTGCTTCTGCATACTCCTTCGTCACTCCTTTATCTTTAAATTTGTTTACATAACCATCAACAAATTTTGGATGAATTTTTTCAACCTTATCTTTCTTTTTCTTCGCAATAGCTGCACGAGTGCCGTCCGCTTCTTCTTCTGTAAATCCAGCAAGAGTTTGAACTGCTTTGATTATCTGTTCTTGATATGTCCAGGTAGAATAAGTATCTTTCAATATTTCTTCTGCACCAATAGGATATTCAGGTTCTTTTTCTCCATTTTTAAGTGCAATATAATCCATGTGAAAACCGTTTTCCATTGGCCCGGGACGGAACAAGGAAAGTGCAGCAATCACATCATCCATATTTTTAGGCTTCATTTTCTGCGTGTAAGAAGAAAGTCCCTTTGCAGAGAATTGGAATATATCGCTAAGCCAGCCATTTGCAAAATAGCGGTACACTTCTGGATCATCATATTCTATATCTGTATAGAGATTGATTCTCTTTCCCGTATTCTTTTCTATCAAGACAAGAATATCGGTAAATTTATCAAGCTGCTCGATTCCCAGAATATCTTCTTTCAAAAAGCCTGCCTCATCCATTTCTCCACCTTCCCATTCACTAACAACAAGATTATCCACTTTTCTTACAGGACACCACTCGTACATTGTCTTTTCCTTTGGGAAAATCATCATAGCACAAGCATGAATGGAAGCTGCCTTTTGTTGCCCAAGAAGGAGGAAAACGACATTCATCATTTCGGGATATTTGTTCATGAATTGTGCTATTTCTTCCTTTCTACAAGCAAGTCTTAGAAAATCTTCCTCCGTCTTCACATCTTCTATCATTTTGGAAATTCTTCTAAGCGTAGGAATGGAAGCTCCATAAACCTTTCCTACGTCATTTATAGCTTGTTTTATCTGCAAGGTAGTGTATGTACCTACAGAACAAACCTGTGTTTCTCCAAAACGTTCTTCCATGTATTTTTTAACTGCCGGACGATACTCTCCCGGCACATCTGTATCAATGTCTAACTCTCCCCCTTGTCCGAAAACAAGGGGGTAATTAATCAGGGAGCGATCCAGACACAAATCGCTCCGCTGTTATTTTTTTAAGTTCTTTAATTTTCATATTTTCTGTTCTATCTATTAAACCAATATATCGTCACCTACTTTTAAATTTTTGGTAGTAACATTGATAGGAAGAATCTTTTTAGTTCCATCTTCCAGTGTCACTTCGTAAACTTCCTGCTTTTCAAAGTGTCCCAAACGTCCTTTTGTCAAAAATCTTTCAAAAAGTAAGTTAAACTTCAAAGGATGCGTATTTATGATACCAAAAAGATAAGAAATTAGTGAACCTGATGCACTTCCACGACCGGCACCTAACAAAATGTTGTTTTCCTTACACCAATTTACAATATCTCTTAGAACCAAAAAATAATCAATAACACCACCAAATTTAATAATGGATGATTCCCTTTCAATCCTTTCTACCAATACATCTTCCGAATAGTCTTCTAAAAGTTCCGGTTTATTCTCTATGCCTTCGTAGATAAGGAAATCAAACATATCTTCGTTGGATTCATACTTTTCTTTTTCCTCTTTTGTCATTTCGTAACGAGGAAGATGTCTACTATCAGTAGGAATTTCAAAATTGCAGCTTTCCGCAATCATATCCATATTTTCCCGTGCCTTTAAATAAAAGGCTTCCCCTATAGACTGATCCCCAAATAAAGAAAGAAGTTCTTCCATGTAAGTCACTTCATCCTTAAAATACTGGTTGTAGGATTTATGATTAACCTTCTTTCCTATCTTGTTTACAGTTTCCCTTAAAATGTAATATTCCGGTTCGATATAGAAGGCATCGCAAAGTGCTACAGGTTTCATTTTCGACTTGTAAAAGGCTTCAAAGTTTGTAAGGTATTCTGTATCTCTGTTGAACTTTGCATATTCCACTGTATCGGCTTGCCAAAATACGTTATGCTTGTTTCTTAAAAGAATAGGAACATCAGTATAATCAATTGTTTTTGGATCAAAAACAATAAACACATCCTCCGTATGTTCCGATATGTCTTTAGGGGTTATGAATTTCCCGGAAGAATCACAATTGATTATTTTATTGATGGCAAGAAGATGCTGCCACCCCTTTTCGTTTTGGGCATAAATTTTGTAAGTGAACGAAATGTCTTTTTTTTCATCTTTTACAGGGACTTCCAACCCAAACACAGGAATGATCCCTACAGATTTGCAAGCATTCTGAAATTTCAATGCCCCTGCAAGTGTCCCTTTTTCCACTATACCAAGACGTTCGATTCCTAAGAATTTGGATTTCTTTACCCAATCGGAGTATAGGCTTGTTCCGTTCAGAAGCTCAAACGAACCATGTACACCCAAAAAATTGGAAGAAAGCCCTGCCACTTCGCTTTGCCCTCTCCATTTTACACGATTCAGCTTAGGGTCACGTTCCTGTCCTTTCTCTATAGTGTACCATACGCCACCAAAACGAAAGACATATCCATCGTATTCGGTAGTTTCATTATCCCACCGAAAATCTTCATCAAAGAAATACCCATCATCATTTGGAGGAAAAAACTCGTATGTCTTTCCATCAAATGACACGGTATAGTTTTCCCTGTCAGAAGTGTATTGTATTGTATTGGAAGAAAGATATTCTTCCAACTCATTAAATAAAGTCTCCATATTGTCTTCTTTTCGTTTTTCTATCGGCAAATATAGAACTATTGCATACAATAATTGAAGTTTTGCCGATTTTAACAATGAATTTAACGTAAATTCATTCTTGTAGAAAGTACACTCTTTATAAATCTTACCCTATTAAAAGGAGTGTCATTTGGTATTACTTCGTAAGGCAATCTCTTGTCTATTAAGAATCTCCTTATCTCGCTGTCCCATTTTCTTCTCCTGTTTTCGTCACTCAATCTTTCTCCATCACTTTCAACATTCCAATAGATAGGAAAATAAAAGATAACGGGAAGATAATACTCATTAAGGCTTATCAAATCCGACTGCCGCCTTAATTCATTATCTAACGAAATCGAATAGGGCAGTGTCCTTGTGAAAGTATGAACATCAATAACGCTTCTATCGGAAATATAGTTTTCACCGTGCAGCACTTCAAGATACTTGTCAAATATCGCCCTTTGATTAGGGACAGAATTAAAGGAAGGGTCTACTCCCCCTTCCTTTACAAGTTGTCTTGATATGCTGCCTATTTTGGCGAATCTGGCAAACGACCTGTCCTTTTCGATAAGATCAAAAACAGATGTCTTTCCAACGCAAGAAGCTCCTAAAAAAGTAACAGCGCGTACCATAATCGTTACCGGTTGTCACCGTCCCCATGTATTTTATTCTCAACTTTTCTTTTAGCCAGCTTTTCCACATTTCCCCTTGCAATAGACATTAAAGAATAGTCACCTTTATCTCCTTCAATGTAAACGGCAAGATTCTGTAATCCTTGTAAAATTTGTTCCAAAGCCTTGTGACACGCCTCTTTTCTTTTTTCCGAGAATCCAGCTTTGTAATCATCATCCCGGAAGAATTTCTTTACATGTCCGCTGATAATGCCTACTTGTTGTAGCAAATAAGAAGGGCTTAAACAATAAACATCCTCGTCATTCAGTTTTAAAATGATTTCGGGAAATTCCAATTCCGGCAAATCAAGTTCCTGCCTTATCATGGCAACATACCAAAGGACATCTCCTATTTCCTTTATAATTTCCTTTGCTTCGGCTGCGCAATCTACTTTTTCATAAACTTCTGCCAGTTCATCGGTAAGACCCATTGTCACATACGGAATAGCTACCTCTTTTGGATAGCAAGCTGTTGAAGCTGCGTGAGCTTCATACTCTTTAAAATTCATAGTTCGAATAATTTATTGATTTACAATAATTTACCATCAAAACACATCACAAGTTTCTGTATCTTGATTTCTGAATACTTTACATTTTTCCTCTTTTTACCTATCTGAATGCAAACCATCTGATCCTTCATATTATTTCCCAATATAGGATATTCGCAGTCTTTGTAAATGACAACCTGATTCTTCCCAAGCAAATGAACAACGTCCCAATACCACTGTGAAGCACGTTTTTTATTATCATTACTATACTGGAAATTGGGAAGTCCGAAAGGATTCAAGAACTCGTTCTCATAAAAGTTCAAAAACTCTTCCGTCGACATAAAAATAGAAGGTTTGAAGTGACGTTTGGAAAGAAGCTCTATCCTTTCCTTTTTGAACTCTGCTATATCAGAAGCCATCTTGACAAATTCCAGACGATCAAAAATAAGGCTTCTTACTTTGTTTGTAAGGTATTCCAATTGAAGTACCTTCAAATATTCGTCTACCGACAATTCTCTGCTTTTTTCCATGATGATATATGATTTTTGACAAAGTTAGCTTTTACACCCATAACTTCTTGATTTTAGACACATAAAAATTAATAGGATCATAGAGATTATTCAACACATCATCTAAATAATTCATATCCATATCACCAGGATCAATACCCGATTTATAAAGATAGGCTATCTTTGTGTTGAATTTCTTTCCCAGCATAAGCCCTGCACTTTTTGATTCCTCTACAGTTGCATCATCATACATAAGGATCACATTCTTGATACCTTTCCTTTCCAAGTAGGAGATTTGTTCCTTGCTGATGCTGTTTCCGAACGTAAAAACACATTTCAAACTGTTGCAATTCCAAAGCTGCAAAAGATTGTCTATTCCTACCTTGTCAAACAACCCCTCCACTATGATAACATCTTTGACCGAAGAAGAAAGCTCATCAAAGCCTCCCAGTATCTTCGTGAAGTTCGTTCCTATGCTGTTTTCGTATCTTAAGTGAGGCTTAGTTCCTGTTTCCTTTGCCCTTTCCAAATCCTTTTTATGCCATTCTTTAGAATACCTGCTCCTTCCAAGCCATCCTACCAGCTTACCATCCATCTTTATTTTGAAAATGATATAGTTTCGCAAGTTCTTTTCAAGAACGGAATTTGTTTCGGAAGGCTCAAAAAGATCGTAATGGCATTTCTTAAAACCCCTTCCATCAAGATAACTGTCTGATAATATTCTTTTAAGACGGAAAGGAAGTTTCGGAATAGGAAGTTCTTCTTCCTCGTTTTCCTCTTTCTCATCTTTCAAAGGAGTAAGTTTCGTGCTTATAGAGTTTTGATATTCCATCCATATAAGGTCTTTTCTTCCTACCTTTTCAAGAAAATCCTTGAAAGATGCTTTTGTCTGACATTTCCAGCAATGGAAAACACCTCCGTGCGCGTCTATCTTGACACCCCATTTCTTTTCCTTTCCACAATAGGGACAAGGCATCCCTTTATTTGAAAGCCACCCTTGCGAACCGAATATTCTAAGTCCGAACACAGCCTTTACTTCTTCTTCGTCAATCCGTATCATATCGTTTCCGTCTTTTGTTCGTCAGACTTTTTCTTCCTTGCCGTCTTTTTCGCTTCCTTCCTTTCAGATATTTGATTGTACATCTCCATTGTCCGTCCCCTGTGATAGAACCTACGCTTGTCGTAATTGGTTGCAATCGTTATCACTTCTTGACTTTCTTTGTAGTCACGCAATTTGTCCACATAAATACGTGCCGTGCCGTTGGACTTTTCCTCTATTGTCATATTTAGCGTAAACACAAAGGAAAAAGGTTTTACAAGTGTCTTGTCTCCTTCCGTATAGGAACGGTCTATTACTTTGTCAGGATTGTTCCATACTTCAAAAGGCACATCACTTGTTTGTGTTGCTGTGATAATAGGAGCTTCAATCTCGTCGGCAAGGTTCTTTAGAAGCTGCGCACAAGTCTGTAGCTTTTCTTTCTTATGATCGGGATCACTGTCTATCTTTTTGGAAATGCCGGTCTTTACCAAGTCCAATGAGTCCAAAATGACCAATCCCGGGAAACGCCCGTGTGTATTGAAATAATCGTAGCATAACTGCCTTACATCGCTCATAGAAGCCTGTCCGAACTTCTTGAAACCATACACCTCTATATCCGAACCGGCTTCCTTGATTTCTTCAATCGCCTTTTCAATCTTTTTCTTATCGTTGGGATCAATGTTACCTGATTTGATATTGGAATAGGGCTGGTTTGACCAAAGCTGATCATATATCTGCATACAGGCTTTAACGCCACCTTCCAACTGAATATGAAGAACCGGAACACCTCTAAGAGCAGCAGAGTAACCATGCCATTTTAATACAGTCGTGTTGTGAGTAACGATAAAATCATTTGTAAGAAAAAGTCCTTCTTTTCCTGACACTTTTATGCACTGCATTTCTTTTATGCCAATATATTCAACGGACACAATTCTTCTTTCAACAAAATTCTTTTTCTTAGGATTTATCTCTCTTTCGTGTTTCCTTGAAAGATGAAATAAATCTAATCCTTTAGGAGGGGTGATTCTCAATCTATATCTGTATTTACAAATAACCCTTTCTCCTTTTTTGTTTACATAAGAAGCTCTTTTTGGTTCTGATATTTTACACAAACATCCTAATGACCTTGCAATAAAAGTAGCGTCTTCTATTAATTGTTTAGAAGATAGAGAAAGTTCTATTTGTCCTGTTTTTTCAACATACCCGTCTGTATCTAAAAGCCCTCTAAGAACCTCTAATCGAACATTCTTATTGTTGAAAATATAATCTTTTGGAATAAACTTTTCGTGAGAAAGTTTCCCAAAAAGTCCGTATTTTTTTAAGTAATAATGAAAATTATGTTCATTTTCCCCTTTATTAATCCTATACGCATACCTTGCTACATATTTAAGGTATATCTGTTCTGGGAACTTCAATTTTTCCATAATTTCATTGTCTGGCAACGTTACAGTTAAATTACCAGCTTTATCAGAAAAACTTCCATCTCCTAATAAAACGCCTAACGTATAAGGATCAATAAAAACTTCTTTTTCTCCTAAATCAACGCCTTCCACCAATGGTATAGAAAAACGAGGACGCGGACAAGAACCGTATCTTACAATATTGTTTTTAGTAAGATATTTTTGTCCGTTATGGTGTCCGCCAAATTTAATTCCTTTCTCCATCATTTCCGACAAAGGCATAGTTTCATAACCTTTTGAGTTGTGATAATTATCCCATATCGTCCAAAGATGATCTTTGCTACAATCAACAAAACTTCCATCTGCAAAAGTTACTCGATACGCTTTCTTTCTTCCTTGAGGATATACGCCAACTATTGTTTGAGTACCGCCTTTTCTATCACAAATAATATCCCCTACCTTAGCATCTTTCATCAAAATATAACCAGTAGGAGTGAGAATTTTGCTGTCCAAAGTCAACGCTTTACCCGTACCGCTGCGAGCAATCCAAAGCGTTGTGTCACCTATTTCCATGCCACCGAAAGATACATCGTCCAACCTGTCGATTCCAAAAGGAATTTTTACTGGCTTCTCCGTTATCGTAGCAGCTTCCATGCGTCTTTCAAGCATACGTTGTTGGAAACCTCCGAAAACAGGCTGAAAACCCCCTGATTTGGAGCGAAAAGACATCTCCACAATCCTTTGCGATTCTTCCGCGTTCACACGGATAGCTTCTTCCTTCTTTCCTTCTTCGTAAAGGTCATGTACCCTTTTGGAAAGAAGTTCGAACTCCGTCTCTTTCACAAACGATTGAAGTTGGTCTATTGCTATTTCTCTGTCTATCAAATTGGCTTTCTTTATTTCCTTTGCAGCATCCAACACAAAGTCATTGTCAGAAAATTTTTGACAGATAGCACCAAGCGCGGGAAGTTTCCCCTTTTCTCTATATTGATCGACAGCTTCTCTTAGTATGAATTTGTACCCAGACCATTCTTTAGGGATCAATTCATATTTTAGATGCTCCGAAGCTATACACATTATGACTTCATCCGAAAACATCAATTTAAATATTTCGGACATAAAGCCAGGATTCAGTTTATTCACGATACCAAAATTTTAAACTAAATTGATACTAAAACCACTACTTTCACCTTCTTCTCGCAAGGTATTGAGAGCAAGAAAGTTGCTCATTACGATATCATCATGTCCTGAACTTGCTTCCAGTTTTCCTTTATCGCTTCTGAAAGTAATAGAAGCAAATTCACTGAACATCATTTCTACCTTTTCTCTTGTCTCACCCTCCTTATAAGGAACTTTTATCTGCCCTCTTTCAAACATGGCAGACAAAGAAGGAAGTCCGGTGTACAAGTCCTTCTTGTTTCCTTCTGTAGTGGTAAATTGTTCGATATTAGTAAGCCCTCTTTCTCTTGCAAGTGCAGACAATATTCCTTGAAATCCGTTAGCTTCGCACACAATTTTGGTAGGTTTGTATAAACGATTGAAAAGAACAATCTTGTCCACCTGTTCATTGTGAGACATACCTTTTGCACGGAAATAGTTTATAAGATAATAATTGCCTGAAAAGTCAACTCCCCAAACAGAATATACAGTATAGTCAGCACCAATATTACCAGAGACGGCAAAGTCGCACCCCACTACCACCCTTTGAAGTTCGAACGGATAAAACTCTATACTGTCCGCAAAGGAAACCTTATCCATGCCGGTGGTTGCCCTTCTAAGATATTCATACGGAAAAATAGTTGAGTTGTCCGAAATAGGAATCACAAGGTACTCTCGTGCAAACACAATAGAACCAAGCTCTGTTCTTTTCCTTTTTATATCTTCAAACATATACCTGTCAGGAGCAAGAGGTCGTCCGTCCGGGAATATGATAGGATATTCGAACAGATAAAAACGCTTATCTCCCTTAATGACATTGTACAATTCGTTAGGAGCAGTAGAATAAGGCGTACCGGACACAATCAGATATCCGTAAGGCTCAACAATAGGAGTAATAGTCCCCCTAAATATTTCCTTTAGCTTTTCTCTTTGCTCATCACTGTAAAGAGAACTTTCATCTGGCATATCATCTATGATTGCTGCTCCAACGTGCAAACCACGAATAAACCCATCCTTACCACGGACATGAAGGATCGCACCATTTTCACCTTCTATTGCCGTCTCTCCAAGTTTAGCTTTACCATTCGGATCAAGTTTTTCCTTCAATATATCGTTGGTAGATATTTCCTCTATGATCTTGTTCACATGTACTTTTGCAAGTGTCATTGTATTTGTGATCATAGCGGTTTCCTTCCGGTTCTTATTGTCTATCGTATCCCCTCCATACAGCATAGGACGTGTATAGGAGTATAACCTCCATAAAGGGAATGCGTAACACCACTCGAAGCTGTTGTGCGTTACTGTGCCGTCAGCGAGCAAAAACTTATGATCTCCATCACAAGCAAAACCGTAATACTCACCTTCATCCAGTAAGGTTATAAAGATTTCCGTTTTCTTGAATTTCCCATCTCTTGAAACTCTGTAACCTTCATATTTAGTGCCTCTCCTTTGATTCATTTCGGCGATTTCAACAGGAATATAAGTGCCGTCAGCAAGACAAAGAATGTGTCCTTCGCTTACTATATAGCTATCTCCACCTTTCTGTCTTACTTCGTACATATAGGTTTCTCCGTGATGCAGTTCCAAGACATTGCGAGATTTCAAATCTTGTCCCATTACCTTGTCACCTACTCTTATGTCCTGGACTTTTTTTAGCGAACCATCTGCCATAACTATCAAAGTATCAGGAGCTTCGCACTTTCCACTACTTCGCGAACACAAATAACTACTCCAAGGAAATAACTGTGTAAGATTCCCCCATTCCAAGTTTCGCCATCCCATATTGAAATTAGAAAGGACTGTCGCCTTAAAATAGTTAAAAGACAGAATCCTTAGATTTTCGTCCATTGAAGCAAACAGATTGTCTACATACCCCAGCTTTTCCGTGTCAAGCGAACGACCGAAATTCATGGCATACTCGGTCTGGTTGATTATAGTGTCTAACATTTTATCCAAATCCTTTCTACTGCCACCCGAAAACAAAGATCGCACAGTAGTGGAAGGAAGCCGGTCTATAATATCATCCACCGTTGAAAACAACCTTTTTGACTGTAGCTCGGTAAGTATTCCGCCTTTTGAATTATATATGACTGCCATTCCTACAAAGCAAATTTTTCTCGAAAGGGATTTCGTGCAGATGAAGTTCCACCGTCAGATACGCCTTCTTCCCTTAACTTTTTTACAAAATTGATCATCAAAAGCGCATTAGCATAGGTATCGTCGCCTGCGCGGTGTGCGTTCACTAAATCAATACCTTCTTTTTCGCAAACGGTATGAAGCTGATAGTTTTCCAATTCTGGGTATGACATGTGTGCCATTTGCATTGTATCGATAGAAAACTTTACATACTTCTTTAAATCATCCCCCATGAACTTGAAGAAGTTCTCCAAAAAGGCATTATCAAACCCTACTATATTGTGTCCACATAATGTACACATTTGTCTGGGGTTCTTGTACTTCTTAAAAAGTGCCTGACATTTCTTGAATATATCCTTTAGAGGTATAGCCTTTTCCTTTTGGATTGTTTCTGTTATCCCGTGTACCGCTTCTGCTTCCGAAGAATAGACAAGACCTTCTTTGTAATCACGCGGAAATATCATAGACAATTCTTCGCAAACTTCCAACTTTTCCATATCTATTACAACAAAAGCCAATTCTATTAATGCTATGGTGTCAAAAGCCGGTTTTTCTGCGGAAGGTAAACCAGAAGTTTCGCAGTCATAGCATATTATATATTTACTCGAACTTTTCACGTTATTAAAAATTTTAAATTTTATTTATCAAATTTCCACATTATAAAATGTTTACCCTAATAGGGTTAAACGCTACATCATTATTTGTTTCCCGTAAACTCTTGCTATCTCAAACTCTGCCATGCAACCTTTTGATGCTGCCCAATCAAAAACAAAATAAACAGCATCACACTCTAAAAGAGCCTTAACGCTCTCTCCCATGTAATAGGAATAGGGTTTATCCGGTTCACTGCAAGCGTCAAAAGGTGTTATCACTTCATATCCCTTTTCTTCGAGCCATTTCTTGACTTGATTTGCATATTTCTTTGTTTCTTCCAAATCATGCCCTGTTATAGGCAAGCTAACATACACTTTTGTTTTCATCTTCTAAATTTTTGTCTATTTGTATCTCTCACAAGTTGCCAAAGTCTTACATTTCCTCCTTCTGGGACACATGGGTCAATATACAGATTTCCTCCACCTATATAAGCAGGAACATTCCCTGTCGTGCCATAAGCTCTAATATCCCACAGAGTGAATTTCTTACCATTTCTTTTCGAGAAATGTTGATTGAAATACTCTGTCATTCCTGTAAGATTCAAATTTTTAGTTAATATTTCCACACTCTATCAGTTTAAAACTAATTTCAGTCTATCAAAATCACGAGAACAATCATCCTCGTTTTCATACCGTATATGGATGTTTTTATAGGGGTTGTCCTTCAAATTGACAGCATCCGGCATTTCATTTATGATTATTTCCGGTATCCCCTCATCCGTATATTTCATTTCAGCAGAGACGATATATATTCTTGTAAGTGCCAATTTCCCATTTGAAAAGACAAATAGTCTCTCTTTTTTGAAATAGTTCTTTTCGCTCCATTTCGTATATTCTTCTATGAAATCCGCTACACTTGTGTCGCTTGGAAAAGCAATCACACTCTCCAGCTTCTCTTTGAAAACATTCATCTTCATATCCCCAAGCAATTCGGAAATAGAAGTAAGAAGCAATTCCATGTTTTCATTTAGTTTCATATAAATGTATCATAATTATTTATGGCGATTATATACTATTTTACACCATACATGTTGTAAAACATACATATGTTATTTAATTTCATATTCTTCTTTTCTAACTTTGTTTTACTCAATCGAATCAATAAGTCCCTTGTTTCGGACAAGACGGTTGAGTAAAAGAGGTCTTTGATATAAGGTTCCATCTTGAAAACGTAAGATGGGTAAAATCAAAAACGTTTTTGGTAAAAGAATCCGGCGATCTCACTTTTGAGCAACCGGTAGAGGGTATTGGTGATACCCAGTATGATACTTCGTACAAATGTATATTGTTTTACGCTTTTGTGTAAAGTGGTATATAATCACCTTAATGTATTCCATTCTCTAAGAACAAATCGGTTTCTGCCATTTTCTGCTTCTACCACTAACATCGTTCCATCTTCCACAGGGTAGGAATCAATCACTTTCCCTTCGAAGTAGTTTCCTTCTTCTGTCCAACATACTTTCATGGTATCAAAATTTATAAGTTGTACATTTCGCTTTTAACTTTCTTAATATATTTCTCCGAAACCTTTCCTCTATGGAGAACAATCGCCTTATCAATATCCTTGTTTGGATTATAATGTTGTTGATAAATATCAAACATTTCTCTTGCTTTAATAGGATTAAATCTATCATTGTAAGAATAAATACGTTTTCCTTCGATACGGTTCACTTCATCCACATAGATTTTCAACATCTGAAACCTACCGGAAGCGGAGCTTGTTTTATTCCTTGCATTATCATCACAACTGGATTCAACCATACAAATAGCATGAACCAATCTTTCCCAAACAACTCTATCCATTATTTCTTTCTTTTCTTCGTCACTGACAATAGAAACTCTAACATCAGAAACGAAAAGTGGGAATAAAGATAGTATTGAAACAGCAACTATTTTTCTCATAAAATCTCTCTTTCATTAAACTCATGTAACCTATGACAAGCAGAACAAAGAAGTTCAATGTTGCTTTTGTCCATTTTCAAATCCGGTCTTGCTCCGCGTGATCGTATGTGTGAAAAGAAAATGGCTTTCGGTTCATCTCCCAAAGGCTTTCCACATTTCGCGCATACATGTTCTCTTTCTTCCCATATTTCCATGAATAGGGATTTAAGATCACCTCTTCTTTCTTTTCCTATTTTCTTGTCGCATTCTTTGCAGAGCCACTTCATCCTGTTATAGATATAATGGCTCTGCTTGCAACAGACACAAGGTCTTGCTTCATATTTTTCTTTCTTTTGTGGTCCCATATTGCCAGTTACCCATACTGTCAAAATTTTAAAGCTTTCAACCTTTCAATCTGTTTTTCCAATGACAATATCCGTTTTCTAACCTTTTCATTAGCACCTTTCCTTGCTTCTTCTTCGGTAAAGAAAACATCACTGCCTACTCTTGAAAAACGCATTCTCCTTTGACGATTACCAAATCCTTATCCTTAAGCTCGCCACTCCCCTCCACAATAACCTTGTTTATAGTTCCATTTGTAAGGGCATAACGCACATCATACATTATTCTTTCTTCTTTCATGTCGCATTTCTTGTATTTTGTTAAACCTCTCTACTAATTCAATCACCCAATCTATCTTTTTTTCACTTTCCTTACTCGAAAGATAGATAAACCCGAAACTCCTTACAAACTTAGGGTTTCCAAACCATCCGTACTTTACGATCAAAAGCTCTGCTCTTTTCGTATCGTAAAAACAAGGGACAATTTTAACTTCAAGTTCCTTTCTTCTTTTCATTCTCTTTTTCTTTACATAACCGTATATATCTGCAACCTTTGCATTTTTCTTCATCAAGCAAATAACCATCGAAGCTATCACATAGGATATATCCTTCAGGAGAATCAAAATAGAGTTTCCTTTGCTTGTCCAAGTAACTTTCTGAAACACCCTCTTCACTTTCTATAGGATTAAAAAGTTCATTTTCCATCACAAATTTAGAAGTAAAGTATATGTCCCTTTTTGTCCTTTTTCTCCATCTGTCTATGGCTGTTTTTCCTATGACATTCATAAGAGGAACTATTGGAAGGTTAGATAAAGAAAGAACAAACATCTGGCGGTTGAATTGAAATGTAAGGTATTCCCAAAGATTCCCTACTTTGTCGTTGGACAAAAACTCGTCCAGTTTCTCCCTGTCCTTTCTTTTTGGACGGAACTCGTAAGCTGGATTGCTTGTCAGTTTTCCTTGTAAATAACTGTAAATCAGTTTAAATTCCTCTTTTCTTGTCATATCGAAATTACAATTATTGCATACAAAAACTTAATATTTTTGAAGTTAAAAGAAGGGGAAATTTCTCTCCCCTTACACCGACAAAAATACAATAATTGTAATTATTCCCAAAGCAAATTAATGTTAAATATTTCTTCCGTTTGCTTTTCCACCTTTTTATAGCGGTTCTGTGTGTTCATATCTCTCTCTGCCACAAGATCATAGTCATTTTTTATAATTTTCTTATCAAGCGACCGGCAGAACCACAAACAAATTTCATCCCCAGCTTCCATATCGCCAAGCGATACCGGTTCTTCCTCTTTTGCTTCATAAAATTGAATCCAATAAGGTTTTTCGTTCATGGAAGATGTGCGCGAAGTAACCGGATTTTCTTCTTCGTCCTTTCCCATCCCTATAGCTCCTACCGTGATTGTCCCGTAGGGGTTATCCGTTACAGAAGAAAACCATAATTCGACGTTTTTAAGCGTTTCTGTGCCCTCATTTTTCAAAACAAGAGCAACGTATTGGCTATGAGGATTTGAAGCCAAATTAAGGCTTATTTCATCAAATAAATTGCTAAACATGTCATTGGGTACAGGGGTGGATGATTTGTACCCACCCAAAGAATCGGAAATCTTAGTTTGTTGATTATTGTACCCTGCGCTTGTCGTGTAATAAAACCTTAACATATCCTTGCTATTTGGAAGTTGACATAAAAATATTTCCCAGCGACCAATACTCACTTTTCACTTCGTTGTAAACCGATACCGTGCCGCCAGAATTTTGTACACGAGCGATATAATACTCGTCCGGTTCTTTTCCCGGCGGAGTGCTTATGCTAACTTCCGGTACTAAAGAAATGACATAATCATCATAAGTGTATAAACCGTTTCGCTGCTCGGAAGTCAATGCACCTCCCAAAGGAAGTGTCCCAAGCACAATAGCTCTTAAATTCGATTCCGCTACAAATGTAGTTGCGGATGTAAGAAGTAAGTTTTGGCTGTCAATTATGTTTACAATCTGATAAACGCCATTATTCAAAGGAACAGAACCGTCTTGTTTTTCAAACCGGATAGAGACGGGGGTTGATGAAGATTGACCTCTTACCTTACCTGTAAAATCCACAGAACCAGAAACGATACCTTGTGAGTTTACGCTTACATATCCCTTTTCGTAATTTCTTGTTTTGTAAGCAATCTTCACCCAATAGAAATTGCTGTCGTTCGGTACAAGAATATTATCTTCTACATTGATATCTATAAAGTTCCCGGCACTGGTAAGAGCCATCCCAGGAAGTACCTTAATAGTGCCAGAGTTTGTTCCTGTTTCCACTTTAAAAGGTTCTACAAGATTTTCATTTTCTTCCGGTTTATTGACTGTATTAGGATTGATCTTAGACGGGTCATTCGTAATCATCCCAAAAGAATAAGATGCCTGTAGCACCGCCTTCATAAGCGGTGCTGTAGCAAAGAAAGAAATCATATTTGAAAGTTCTTCTTTCTCTAAAAAAACATTTCTGCTAACATTTAACTTGCTCATTCTCAATATATTTTAAAATTTTCAACTTATTTCCATCCACTTGGGACACCCTCGCAATTCGTACCTGTAAAAGTCTGACTATGACTTGTTACGTTATTGTTCCCAGACTCCGTTATCTTCACATAATTAGACGATCCGGAAAGAATTTGAATAACAGGGACAGTTCCAAGTTTCGAGCAACCATAAAACATTTTGTCCATATTAACTTTTCCTACCCCTGCAACAGAACGATCATAAAAAGATGTATAAGAAACTGCATAAGCCTGTTCTGTTCCTAAAGAAAGATTTGTACAGCCTGAAAACATTTCGGTACAATTCAAGCTATTGCCAATATTCTCAAAATTGGTATTATTAAACTGATTTCCTATATCCACATTCACAGGTCGTGCAGATGTTCCTGGTTGTCCTACATAATTCCCTGTTCTTCCAAAAGAAGTGAGTGACGTGCATCCTGCAAAGCATCTCCTAAGATTGATAAGTGTCGTAAGATCATTAAAGAACTTAGCGGGAATTTGTTTCACACCCGTGTTCTCAAACATACTTTCTGCATTCTGCAACTTTCCATTCTTCATATCAAAAGAAGATATATCAGATAAATTCCTACAATTCGCAAACATTCTTGAAGCGTTTGTTACACTTGACGGAAGTCCCTGTCCATAAGGAATAGACAAATAAGTACAATCCTCAAACAATGACTGCATATTTGTTGCCTTCGAAGAGTAAGAAAACATAGCGGTAGACCAGCCGTCGACAAGACTTGTACAACCGACAAAGCAACCAACAAAAGAAACAATGTTTGTGCAATATCTGAACCATAATACCGGAAGTTCGGTTATGGCTGTGCAGCCTTGAAATGTATATTGCATATACTGTGCATTCGTTGAATTGCTAAATGGAGAACTTGTAGCTGATAGACCTCCTGTATTTTTCAAAGCCGTACATTCAAAAAATACAGCATGGAAATCTTCTGTGCCACCTCCCCTTCCAAAAGTACCATTGCCAACGCATGAAGTCAAACTCTTACAACTTCTAAACAAGGAAGAATGATAAACACATGAAGTAGGAACAAGTTGACCACTCGGGAGACTTGTAACCCCACTGCTCCAGAAAGCACCCGCACAAGAATTACCTGTCATTTTGGTAAACAAACCAGAAGGAATAGACCTAAGACTTGTACAATCTCTAAACCAACAGATAACACCCCCTGAAATAGAAGGAATTGTGTTTGTTGCAATCGATGAAAGACTTGTGCATCCTCTAAAGGCAGAATGGTTGCCGCCGGCAGCATCTACATTATAAGTACCAGAGCTTCCCTGAATAGAAAATGATTCGGGCCACTGTTTGATTGCAGTAGCTCTTGTATGATTTCTGAAATTGGCATACACAGTAGAAGGGTTGCTTGTATTTCTGCTTCCACCCTGAACCCTTACTTCTCTTCCCACTATTTCATAAACACCATTTGATACAGATGGCGTTTGAGGCGATCCGCTATAAGAAACGATAAGAGCTTTCCAAAGATAAAGGTAAATACTGCTCCCTCCTGCGTTCGTTGATTCATCTCCTGTCCCTACGCATTCCGAATCCGTAGCGGAAGCATACACATAACCTCCAGAAGGAGAAGAAACCGTTATCCTACCACTTCCATTTGTCTGATCTGTACCACTGTAATAAGACGATCCGTCAGGCGCGGTAGTTCTTATATTCACGGAAGCATAAGGTTGCAATACATTTTCCTTTCTAAGATAAATATAAGTTGTCGTAAGCTCATAGTCAAGAGTGAAATCTATATACGTGTCAGCTCCCGATATTGCAATATTGTTTTTCGTTTGGGATTGATAATTGTCTGCCGTACAAGTGGCATTATACGACCCTGATTGTATTCCAGTAAGTGTAAGCTGTCCTTGTGAGTTGGTGTGCCCACTCTTTCCTCCATAAGTCACGTAAGCTCGATTAATATTATACCCATTTCGGGATTTCACTGTAATATGAGCACTGTAAGTCTTATTGGAAACACCTACCCTTTGTTGTGGCATTGATTCCTGATTAACTGTAACAGAACCTTCCATAGGCTGATAGTCATAAACAGAAACTTCGTATCTGTAAGTTTTCCCCATCTGCATCGTAAAGGTCGTTGTACCGTCCGACCCTGTATTTTGCGTACTAAGCCCTTCAGGTTTTACAGAAGCTCCTGAAACTGGAAGCCCTGTATCGGAATTATAAACATAGAACTGCACTCTCGTTTCTTTTCTTGGCATTGCAACATTCACCGTCTTTGGAAGGTCATTTGGTTGCACAACCCCTGTCTGGTTACTGAAATATTGCTTCGAAGCCACCCAATCATAACGCATTCTCGGAACAGAGAATTTGATTTGTCCGTTACTTGTCAGACCTGTTTGTTCTCCTGCACCTCCTTGATTAAGTGTTATTCTTGTACCGTTGGAAATGATACCGTTATCCTCTGTTACAACAAATGTAAGATCATATAAAGTTTGATCCATATAGATGCTCACCACTTGATCATTTCCATTTACAGTAAATTGCTGCTCTCTGTCCTCATATTCCTCATAGGATGCTATGACAGTGTATTGTCCATTGGGAAGTTCCAACACAACACCGGAAGAATCTTTTTGTGTAAAATCTTTACCGTTCACGTTTACTTTAGCACCTTCAACAACCGTTCCTCCAGCACCAAAAACTTTTATAGTAGTCTTGTGGGTAAGCTGCTTCAAGCCTATCGTAAGACTCGAATTATTGTAAAACTCATAGTTTTCCACATATACCCGTTGATGATTGTTGTCGTAAAATACATCATAAGTATATTTTCCTCCCAACACTCCTTCAAAAACAGCCTGCCCATTGTCAGAAGTCTGTTTTGTCAAACCTGCAAATCTTACGGTAGCTCCATTTAAAGGCTTTTTCTCTCCCGTAAAGGTGTTGTAATCATTTACAGTAAACGTCATGTTAAAAGTAGGCATAGGGTTGAAGCTCACTTGTATATCCTTATTACTGTCCACAACAACATCCCCATTTACAGGAATCCAGTTTTGCTTTTCAACAAGATAAGTGTAATCACCTCCCAATATATTCGTGAATGTCACTTTCCCATTCGTGCCCGTTCTTTTGCTTTCCGAATAAGCGACAGTATCCTCTGTTGCCAGTCTGTCCTTTGCGGTAAGTGTCACATTTGCACCTTCCACTGCGCCAGTAGATGAATTTGTCACCGTAAATGTAACCGTATATCTTGGTATCAATATAAGCGTTACAGGTTCGGATTGATCGTCTTGTACATTGATATTCTTACTTACGGTATAGTAATCCGTCTTGCTTACAGTATAAGGGTATAAACCAGGAAAAGCCATAAATATGGCATTACCGGAAGAATCCGTATATTTAAATTCACCATTAAAAGTAACAAGGGCATTTTGTATAGGTCTTTCGTTTTCGCCCCTTACAATGAACGTGACTTTTCTTTCATACACATCTCCTTGCATTTGAATATATTCCACCTGCGTTTCTTCATCGTCTTCCAATACCTGAAACAATCTATCTTCTATATTCATGAACAAAGACTTCTCCACATCAATAGAATAATCACCAGGATAAAGTACAATAGATGCTTCCCCATTTCTGTCCGTCACAAGACGTTTGTCTAAAATGGAAATAGAAGCTCCTTCTATGTAAGCTCCCCTATCCGACAATACTTTGAAAATAACATTCTTCTCTTTCAAAGGCTGAATATCCTCACTACCCATTATGTTTTTGTAGGTAACAAGGTAATCTTCTGTAAATTTTTTTACTCCTTTCTCACTTGTAAGGGAATTATTAAGATAATAAGCAGCTATCACGTCCTTTTCCCCTAAATTACCTTGATAGAACGGAAGGAAAAGCGGTTTTATCTTTATATCGTAAATGTACACAAGAGCGGAAGAATTTGACCTGTCTTGTGTAAGACTTAATGACAAGAATTTCATTCCGTCTTTCATTTGAAGCCCTCTCCCTTTCGGGAAATTAAGCTCTAACTGCTTTGCGTATGTCCTGTTCTTTCTTGATAGAATTGCCCGACATTCATAATACACTCCGGCTACAGGAAGTTCCAGGATTCCTTTGCTGCCGGAAACAAAATTGTTGCTCTCTGCACTTCCATAAGATTCCTTACATATCATAGGTTGAACGGCTTCGCTAAACACTTCCACACCGAATTTCAAATTTTGGTTGCTTGTGGAAGATGTTTTAACCTTAAAAGAAATCTGATAAGAAAGATTTTCTGAAATAGGAAGGAGCTTCGTTTTGTCAATTTCAGAAGAAATACCCACCAAAGCATTTCCAACGAAAGTCATTACCTGTATAGGAGTGCCATTGTTGTCTATATCATCCACAATAACAACACCTGTAGGGTTCACAAGTGGATAGGCATTCAAATCTTTTACACTTTCCGTTGTCTCATACCCTTTTGTAACATTCAGAACCGTGTCTGTCCTGTTCCATGTAGGAGAGCTATGTCCCATTGTCCATCCAGTATCACGAGACATCAGAAGGGCAAATATAAACTCATCCTCCGTCTTGTATCTAATAAGACGGAGGAGTTCCCCAAGTATTGAGCCTTCCTTGTTTACAATATCAAGTGTTCCTCTTTTTCTATATTCCTTCACATAATTATTGAACAGATATTTCATCTGTTCAAGTGTGTTCACTTCGTCTGTCACAAGTCCTCTGTTTTCAATAAAAAGCTCAAACAGAATCTTGTTTGTGTCAATCTCATTGTATTGCTTAGCATATAAAACAACAAGCGCAAAGATATGACAGACTGTTTCCCAATACGCCTTAAAATCCTCTCCGTCCTTCTTTATAAAAGTAGGAAGAATGCCGGGAGAAGATACCTTTTCAAGTACATTTTCCGCCCATTCCATTACAGCAGGATCGTTTTCTTCGAAGAACCGTTTGAACACGGTCTTATTGTAGATTTCCTGTGACATGCTCTTTAAATGTTACTTTCTTCTTTCGAAGTCCATTCATCAGAATTTAACAAAGCGCTTAATTCATCTGAAGGATTATTATACACTGGATAAGGATATTGAATTGTTTCTATTTCCCCATCCTCCAAAGTAGAGATAGGAGAAGGAAATTCTTCAATACTATTGTAATGTTCAATGTGAAGCAATACTTGTTTCCCGTCTGCACTGGTTCGAGGACTATCTATCCCCAATTCCTTTAATCTGCCTATCGAAGCTAAATTAAAGACTTCTTTTGGTATTACTATAAACTCCATACTCAAAATTTTTCAACATATAAGCCTACAAGATCAACTAAATTATGAGAAAGAGGTATTCCACTGCTTCTTGTGCATTTATATATCACTTTATCCTGTAAGTAATATTTCCCCTCAAATAATTCCATAGGAGATGCATAAGGGATCGGATCATCTTCTGTACCAGAATGACTTTCATCAACTCGTTTCCAAAGAGAAGCTGTTTCCAAAGATGGCTTCCAGTTTTCTTGTGTCTTATGATCTTGCAAAACTTCCCAAAGATCATCTCCATATTGATAACGTTCTTTTTTTACCACATCAATATTAACCTTCCATTCTGGATGGAATTTCTTAAATTTTAAAGCATCCTTATCAGAAAGTCCTGCCTTATTTATGGTGGATTCTGTCAGATCATAAAAACTATATACAGGTGCCTCTCTGTTTTCAGGAGCATCCGTAGACCCTATACCTATAGCATCCAACTCCCTTTTTACCCATGCAATAAAATCATCATGCTCCTTTACATCTTCATTATTGGGATCATCTCTAAACTTTCTTGAAAGAGAAGCTGCAAAAGAAGCCACATCCAATGGAGTAAAAAGTCTATATACCATCATCTCCGCAGCATTAATAATACGCCCTCTTGTAGCCGGCTTTTCCAATTCCACACAAAAGGCTCTTGTTATAGTTTTCTCTCCATTTTCGTCTTGAATTTTCTCTGACTTATGGGAAAGATACACTTGCACCTTCCGACCTAAATCCAATTGTACGATCTTCCCGTTTCTCCATGCAGAATGATTTCTATTAGAATCATCCCTTTCAGTAGAAGGGACTTCAATGTAATCAATATTCATTTTCATTTATATAATCTATTAAATTTGTACTGTCTCGAAATACATAACCACACCTGTCTTCTATTTCTACACACTCCAAAGGTAGGAAATTTTCTCTTCCAACTTCTTTTTCGCATTTATAAAGAAACTGGATAATAGAACTATAATTACCATGAAATTCTCTTGCCAACATTTTCCCTGTTGGTTTGCCCTTTCTTATTTCCTTAATTCCTATCAGGCATTTTATCCAATTAGGCTGTCCAGACGCGTCACACCTTATTTCATAGTCATAAATGTTAAATATGTTATCCGCATCCATCTTTCTATCAATGCGAATTTTAGAGGTTAGCTCGGATAATTTCATCTTTTTCTCAATGTAAGTTAATAAGTTATATTGATCCGTATTTTTTAAAATCCCAAAATAAGACGAATTGTTATTTCTAAACATGAGTATGAGACTGTTTCTTCGTCAATTTCATAAAGCTCTAAACTTTAGCTGATCCACCATAATTACGATTCGAATTAGAAGCATCGTTATTCGCATTCAAATTCCGAGGTGAACAATTACCATTATTGGCATTACCACGAGAACGAAGAAACGAAAAGTCTCAACCCATTATTTCAACCTAAAATTTTACGTTTCAGAGGTTTCAGTCCCAATGCTGAACTTGTCGTAAGACTTTTAGGATTTTATATCTTATATCGCCTAAAGTGGCTTCAAGTTTTGCACGGCTGCGCCTAACTGCGTTTTAGCAAAACTTGAGCTGAGCCACCATAAGTACGATTCGAATAAGAAGCACCGGTATTCGCAGCCAAATCCCGAGGTGAACAATTACCATTATTGGCAGCACCACGAGAACGAAGACCAATTCTTGCTCTTTGATCCAAAACATAACTCCAATGATTATTCCCCCATTGATAGAAACATTCCCCAGTAGACAGACTTCCTCCCCTTAAAACAGAATAAGGAGTTTTCTTTTGTCTTTTCAAAGAATAACCATCATAAATATTTTCAGATTCTCCTATCTTCTTATAGGTGGATTCCCAATCAAAAGAACCCAAATCGTTTTTGCTTACCGTATTGCCGTTATGCCACTTCCTCTGATCATTTTCCACATAAAATTCAACAGGATTTCCATCTCTTTGTACCGTTTGCAAATATTTACAAGTTCCTACGACTTCTACTCCGCCTCCCCAATAAGCAAAAATATCTCCACTTAGAGAAAGTCCATCAAAAAGAGAAAATCTTAAAATAACTTCTATGTCCCAATCTTTAACTTCTCCTGCCGAATCATAAGCAGCAAAAGTTTGAGACATCTGCTTAAACACCTTACAATTCATTTCTCCATCATTCAGCCCTTTTACATTAGGAATATTGACATACCAATACACACTCCCATAAAATTCAAAATTGGCTTTTTCTGCAACACCCGTTTCAACAGCAAAAGAAGCCGCCATTTGAGATTCCATACATTGTTCTTTAGGATTCTCTTGATTTGCCATTATAGACCAATTCGTTCTTTGTTGTGTTGCTGAATAATAAACATCCCCAAACGAACCCCATGTACCATACTTCCATTCTCCAGAAGAAGATAATTTATATCTTACCCCTCCATTATTCTTCCAATCCGTTTCATTGCTACAAGTATCATTAGAAGATATTCCGCTTGAAAATAAAGCATTGTTATGTAAATATTTTGTCTTATAAATTACTTCTTGACAAGTTATAAAAGCATTGTAAGCCCGATATCCTCCTTCTGCAAAAGGATAAGACTGATTTACATTAGGGTTGTTTGATCTTGCGTAAGTACGGTTTGAATTTTGATTTACATCGTTTGTTCTTGGATAAGTTCGATCATTCAAAAACAAAGTACAAAGATTCGCTTGTCCATTTGAAGATTTACAATTAGTTTCTCCTTCATATAAATAAAAGAAATTTCTTGCCTTTCCACCTACTGTAGTAATAGGACATGGGGAAATACCTACAGGGACAAGTCTGTTATCATCAGTTATTTCAACACCGTCCCATACAGTTTTTTCTTTTAAAAAGCCACTCCATTCAATACCAGAATTACCTTTTACTTTATCTATAAAATAGGCTTCATCCATCCACCCTTTTACAATAGTATATTTTGTTTCCACTGTTTCCCATGGCCGAAGGACTCTTACTTCATTCCCTTGTAAATTATACAATTTTGCCATGCCATGTTCATTATAGAACGTCTCTGCATTAAAAGCGCCAGCATCACAATACTTTTGCTGATGCCCAGCATCCAAATACAGTTCTACGTCACATTCTGCTCGCATGGCTTCTGTAATTCCTACTGTTGGTGCAAAAGAACCATCCTCAAATCTCAATAGATTGTTACGTTTCAATTTTCCAACAGGTACAACTTCCTCTCCTGTATTTTGAGTTGTGTCAATAAGATAAAAATCCCATCCCTTTTCCAAAAAAGAAACATCTCCCAATGAAACATACGGTACAGGATCAAGATCATCTTCTTTATAGCCACTTACAGCATATCCAACGCCATACTTCAATTTGTTCACTTCTTCTTGTAGACTTGTTATATTTTCATTTGTCTTATCTAAATCTTCCTGTTTTGCAAGTAAACCAGAAAGGAAACTGTAATTCTTTCCACCTTTAGCAACAGGGATTTCTTCTTTACCATCCAAAGAAGAAAGTCTTGTAAACTGTGATATTTTTTGATCTGCCATAATTATTACGTATTATTGTTGTTCTGTCAAAATCTTGTTTCCATCTTCTTGAAGGACATATCCTCCATCTTCTTTTAAGATATAATTCTTAGAAGGTGGTATTCTTTGTGCTTTTAATCCTTTCAAATAAATCCATCCTTTCAAAAGATCATCCTTTTTCAGTATCTTGTCATAGAATCCCATGCAATTAAAAGCGAATTGGACAAAATTATTTCCATCATACGCTATTTTAAGTGTAGACGAATCACTTAAAAGAGAGCCTACCGTAATAGGAAGCATATTCCAGTTTTCATCATACAATTTCCCATCAGAAGAAATAGCATGGAAACTGTCTATATCTATTTCTTCATAAGATTCTACACTATTGAGAAATAAAGTTAGTCCCGTTATTTTATCATAAACAATAAGATTGTTTTCTTTTGAAATACCGGCTCTCTTGTCCTCTTTTTTTATAAAAACCCAACTACCTATCATAGAAAATTTAATAGGTAGTTGAAAAGGTTGCTTGCTTTCTATCTTATCATCCACTCCATCAGTAACTAGATAGCCAGCATATTCACCTTCTTCATTGTAGCCACTCCCTTCTGCAAACCCAAAATTCGACAGCACAAGATCATTACCATTGCCCGTAATGTTGGCAATAGTAGCACGATCTTCGTCCTCGTTGGTTTTGCCTACCACTGTCCATGCCTGGTCGGGGAAGAGCCATGGATAGGTTTTAACGAAGTAGTCTTTGATCTTGGTCAGTTCTTCTTCGGTGGCATCGTGATCGAGAAATACAAGTTCCCAGATAACCGCTTTAGAAAAGGTTGAGAAATCTTTGTTTCCCTTCCCAACTATCAATTCATTACTTCCTATCAAACTCCCAGGTTCTATATTTTTACCATTATATAGTTTGGATGTTTGATAGGAAAATGGGGACTTTCCCCTATCAACAGAAGACACGTACCCAAAAGAAATTGCCACATTAAGAAAATTGATTCTTAAATTGTTATACTCAAACAAAAATGCACCATCCTGATTCCAATTTTTACAGTTAGAAACCAATGCCGTTGAATCATTTTTTTCTTCTATCCACTGTCTCAACGCTACAACCGTATATCCCTTTTCCTTAGTCAAAATAGGAAAATTCTCACAGGTACCGTAATCATCTACTCCGTCAAAAACGAGTGCACCGGGGTAGAGGGGAAGTTGTTCAACAGTGACGTTGCAAGATTCTTGTTTTTTCGCCAATGAATATCCATGATAGGAATTTGCCCCTTTAAAAGTAAAACTCGGTATAGTGTATATTCCATCTTGTGATATTTCAATTATTCTGTTGCCAACATTCATATATCGCAGCACTTGCCCATCTTCTAACCCTTTTACAATTATCCGCTTTTCTGGGATAACAGATTCTGATTCTTCCCATGCAGAAAAATAATATATCTGCACCCCCGTATTCATAACACGAGTGATATTAAAAGAAGAACTTGTCCAAGTTATATCTGATCTATCTGACGGTTTTTTCCAAGAATCTGAAGAAAAATTATCGCTATATCCACCTACTCCGCTCATTCCACCCCAAGCGAAATTCTTCATCTGTAAATCATGACCATTACCTGTCTTATCAACCCATACGGGATTGGTAGCCATCTGATCATTAGTGAGACCTAATGCTGAATATCTGGCAATCATGCCAGGAATAGATGGGAAAGGAGGAATAGGAGCTACTCCGCCTCCTCCCCTGAATCTCCTAAAAGGAATTGCATTTATATTTCCTATTAAATTCATTGCTGATTCCTTTCCTTAAAAACCTATACTAAGATTGGTTGCCGTTGTTCCGTCTTTCAAAATCTTCTGAACCATGTACATGAGTGGCATTCCTATATTTGCGCTCACTTCCGCTTCTGAAATGGTGTATTCCATTCCACCTGAAAGGATTACCTTAATTGCCCCTTCGGAAAGAGGAATGATTACAAACGGAACTTTTTGTCCGTTTTGGTCAATCAGAACAATATCTTCTTCGATTGTAGCAAAGTTCCATGCACTGCTGATTAAAGAAGGTGCAGCTTCACCATTTGTTGTAACAAGTTTATTTGAATTAGCTGTTACTGTTCTTTTGATTATATCCATTGCAATGAAAATTTTTAAATTTGATTTATCTAAGTATATACTTACCCACAAAGATAGTCTTTTCTCCACAAACATGATAAACTTGCACTTCTTTTATAATCAAAGCAAAAAGGAGAGTAATTAAACTCTCCCTTTAGTTTATTAAATAGGTTCATTGTGGTAGTATATGCAGAAAATACCTTCTCCTGGTTTCGTAATATTTCCCGCATCATCATCTGCCGGAGAACATTCTTGTCCAGAACCATACCCAGCAATTCTTGTTGTTCCTCCGTCTGGAGAAGTAAAATCAGAGCCACCATAGCCCGCACCTCCCCATACAAATGCACCGGTTCTTTTCCCACTTTCAGTGTTTAAATATCCCGCTTCACCTTTACTTGTACCTCCAAAAATAGATTGGACAGGAATAACAACTGAGGATTGAATAGGTTTAGTCACTTCTCCCAAAACAGTATTTTCATAAGAACTTTTAAATCCATATTTACCATCTCCACCTGGAGCACCTTCCGGTTGCATTCTTGGTCCTGTAGAAGAATAAGTTTCTTCTTTTGTGGGCTGACTTCCCGGACTTCCACTACAATAGAATGTACCTCTCATGTGGGCAGCAAAACCACCGGAACTTTTTGCATTATATACAGAATAATTGCCCAATCTACTTCCTTGTGGCATGGGGCGATCGGCATCATTTTGAGCATTATCTTTCCCATTATAGGCTCTATATTCATAAGTTGTTCTTCCTAATCTTATGGAACACTCTGTGCCTTCTGTCCAAACTCCTCCATTTGGAACACCACTAAATGTAATTTTATTTATTTGGCCATTTGAAATATCCGACATCAATATATTAGGAATATACACAATTTGTCCAGTTGTTCCACCCATCAATACAAATTCATCCCAAGATTGCCAATACTCAAAATTTTCACCTCCCCTTCCAACTATCAAAAGGGAAACGTATTTGTAAGAAGTATCTAATTGGTAATTGGATTGGTCACTTGTTATCTGCACCAACTTGTTCGGTTTAGTTAGGGTGTATTTCAAATTCACAGTTTGATCGGCTGTTTGTTCGATTACGCCTGTTGTATTGATAGGTTCAAACCCGGCATCTCCTGTAACATTAATAGAATAATTTCCAGCAGGAATCTTGTAAAACGCTGCATTGTTTGAAACATTTGTCGAAGCCTGTTTTTGAACACCATCCGAACCAGTGAAAGTAACGTTACCACCAGAAGGCAATACCTTTACAACCAGATCATAAAGAGGGATAAGATTCATTTGTACTTGCATTCCTTCACTGTTTACAGTTATTTCCTGTCTCATTTCTTTTGCATTGTTGCTTTCTGCAACATATAGGACATACTTACCATAAACAAGATTTGTAAAGTTACCAGAACCATTTCCACCTATATTAGCTGTTTGCAAAACGGTTGTTCCATCAGACTGTCTCAATTCCAATATAGAAGGTAAAAAGTTTATCGAGCCAACTCTTCTTACCTGAACATTAATAGTATTGTATATCTGCAAAAGGAAGGTGTTAAGCGCAGTTTTCCCGCTTACTTCAACCGTTTCCTCTTTGCTTTCAAATCCATCTTTAGAAAAAGTTACTTTATAGCTTCCGTCCGGTACAAATAAAACGACTGTCCCGTTTTGTGAAGTTGTACCGGAAGCCATCTGCACCCCTCCTTCCTTATTTTCAGTCACAACAACCTGTACGCCGGAAATGTCAGTTGCCCCGTCTAATGTGTTCCTATGGACAACTACTGTAAGCTCAATTGCAGGTTGCAAAGTAACCTCAATTGTTTTCGCTTCATTTAATGCACCGACTTTCCCGTTCTGCGTTGCATAACCATCAGCACTGACCTCATAATCATAATCAACGCCTAATGCAGCAGAAATAACAGCTTCTCCATTGTTATTTGTATTCTGCTGATAATTGTTTGATGCAGATGTCATTTTTACAAGAGCGTTCTCGATAGGAATTGCTGGATTAGACAAAGGAAGAAGAGTAAAAGGTAAAACTATAAAACTGCTATTTTTAACTGGTTGAAGAGATTTTCCATCTTGCCAATAAAGAGCCGCGTCCACATCTCGCAAAGCAATAAAATCAAAATCCTTGCTTCTTACATCAGTAATGACACCGACACAAGTTTTAGTGCCGTCCAATTCAGTTGACCATGTTTTGTCACCATACACAAAATCACCTATTTGAGGGCGAGTAAGTAAAGGCTGCTTTGCGGTTACCTTAAATGTTACATCTACATTATTTGCAATCAAAATTTCTTTGTTGATGGCAGGCGCATTTACATTCAACGTGCCTGATTGTGCTACCAAAGGAGAAGGCGGGGTAACTGTATAATCATAGCTTCCGTGCAAAACTTTATTTGCCGGAATATCTGAACTTATTGCCTTTTTGCCATAGAAAGATATTTTAACATTATTCACAGTCTTCCAATCTTCCAAAGTAATATTTACACCTTCTTTTGGCTTTATACTTATATCAAAATATGACCCCCTATTATTGGAGATGTCAAAAGCAAAATTAGATAGCTGGATTCTCTCTATTACACCTTCCTTAAATAAAATCGTTGATACTGAATTTCCTGTTTCTGAAATTTCATAACTAATATCAAATTTTTCTGGAATGTTTTCTACAGATATCCCCATATCTATATCATCCAAATTTATTTTAGCAGATTGATCTAACAATCCTCCAAAAGCAAGTATGCTACCTGCATCCGCCCAAAAGAAATAGCCTTCAGTATTCTTTGATTTGGGAACAATTTCATTTAAAGTAAATGTCTTGTGATTGCTATCCCATTGCCCCGTTATTTTAGTAAATGTATCTTCAGTAAAAAATAACAATTTTGAAACAGTGTCCGATGGTGGCTGTTTGTATTCAGTCATAGGATTTACACAAAATCCTTTAGGGAAATTGGATTTAAATTCTTCCGCAGTCCATGCAACGCCTTGCGCTGGAAGAGTATATACATTAGGTGTGTAAAAATCCAATCCCTCGGAAAAATCCGCATCACTATCTTGCGACCACTCAAACTCTCCACCATCAAACGTCATAGTAGCTACGCCAGACGAGTTAGTCGTCCCTTTGTATTTGTTAGATGAATCGCTTCGATCCACCATTTCAACGGCAGCATTCTCAATAGGAGAACTATCATTTTGACTTTTTACAGTAAATGTAACCGTTGAAATTTGAAGCATCTCAACCGTTATGTTCTGATCTCCACCAGCAATTGTAAATTCACCTGTTACATCTTTATAACTGGATTTCTTTGCTGTATAGATATACTGTCCGTTCTTGTAAGTCAAAGTAAGAATGCCGTTAGAAGCAGTAGCTCCACTTGCAACAGGTGTGTCTGGAGATTCTGCCTTGGCAAAACTTATAGCTACATCTTGTGTGGATGGAACAGTCTGGAAAGTAACATTGTATTTTACATAATCAGCCAAATCCAATTCAATGACGCTTGCGGCGGTTGCCACACTAAATGTTCCGCTTGGCACTTCCACCAGATTAGGATTATCCATACTTGTAGTAGGAATCTGATATTGATAATCCCCTGTAGGAAGATCAATTGCCGCGATACCCTGACTGTTTGTTACAATGGTTTCAGGAAGTGCCCTTGCACTACTTTGCCCTACAATTATCTTTACATCCGCCAAAGCAGAATTTCCTACCTTTGTATGGAATGTAACTGTCGCTCCAGGAACAAGTGTTATCTGTACACTTTTTTCAGCTTCTTCGATTCGCACATTTCCTGTCCCGTTTAAAAAACCTGTTTTTGAATAAGCGTAAGTATGCGTTCCTGTGGAAAGATTTATTGTTGCTATACCGTCTTGCCCCGTTGTGATTGTATCATTACCATCAATAGTAATTTCAACGCCTTGTGTGGCTGGTGAAGTTGTAAATGTAGTTTCAAATCCATAAGTCAATTCTATCACTTTCTCCTGATCGGCATCCTGAACACTTCCCACTCCTTCTTCCGGCGAATATCCTGTGAGTGACGCATTCCAATCATAAGCACCGTTTATTACCTGCACAGGGTCAGTTGTGCCATCGTCTTTTGTTTTAAGACTTACAGTATTTCCACTTAATATGGCCGGTCCACTTACACTGACAGTCACATCTTTTAAGCCTGATTTTCCTGCGGCGGTCACTTTAAAGGTAAGATTCCATATCTTCTTCAATATCTGCGTAAACGTAGCCTCTCCAGTTACTTCAAATGAAAGAGTTTCAGTCTTATAGCTGTTCTTCATGAATGAAGCGGTATGTTTACCAGCTTTTAGACTGATTATCGCTTCTCCTGACGCATTTGTGGTAACTGTCTTGTCCTCATTTTCTATATCAATAGACACTCCTTGCAAAAGATTGGGCGAAGCCATGTTATCTTTTACTACAAACGTAATATTATATGATATAGGGGTAAGTTGAGCTAATACGTTCTTGTTGCTACCGGAAACTTCCACATTACCTTGTGTCTGAACATAACCTTCCTTCGTTACCGTATAAGGATACTGCCCGTCAGAAAGACGAACCGTTACCAAACCACCCTGCGAAGTCTGATAGTCCTTTTCGTTGATATGAATATTAGCGTTTTCAATTGCAACACCTTCATCTGTCTGTACAGTAAATACGATATTGTATTTACTGTACTCCATATTTACAGGAAAAGACGGAATATCTGCACTTACAACTTCCAGCTCGCCTAAATAATCGTCCATACCATTGGCAACCACCGTAAACGGATATGTACCATTTTTTAACTGCAAGGACACCTCACCATTATCCTGTGTCTGATAAGACGTTGCATTTATCTCCACTGTAGCCCCCTTAATAGGTTCTTTCAATGGATTTTTTACCGTCATTATGACATTGTAAAGTCTTGCCTTTAAACTTATTACACTACTGTTATCACTGTCAAGAACAGTAACCGAAGAACTGCCGTCATAATATCCCGACTTTGTTACGGTATAAGGATATGTCCCGTTTTGAAGGCTTACAACAGCTTGCCCTCTTTCATTTGTAGGATAAGAAGAGCCATTGATATTTACTGCTGCTCCTTGTGCCGGACTACTGTTATCACTGTCAAGAACAGTGATAACCACATTATAATGTTTCAACACAAGGGTTCTTTGAATAAATGTATCCTGTCCTTCTACGTTGAACGATCCGGTCAAATCATCATATCCCTTTTTCTGCACGGTGTAGCTGTAATTTCCACTCTTTAATTTTATAGTAGCTTGTCCAGAACCGTTTACATTCAATACTCCCGGCTGTCCTTCTATTTTGATTGTAGCTCCTTCTGCCGGATTCCCCCGATTTACCTGCGAAATATTAAATTCCACATTGTATAAAAAGAAATCCATCTCAAAGGTAACGTCCGCATTCTGGTTGTTGACCTTAATTTCCCCCTGTAAAGTATCATACCCTGTCTTTTCGATTGTTACAGGATATTCACCATTTACAAGTGGTATTTCCGCCTCTCCATGCTGGTTCGTAAGATATTCTCCATTGTTCACCTTTACAATGACATTCGGTATAAGCTGATTTTCCTTATCCTTTACAATGACAGTAATCGTCCATACCTTAAATTCCAATTCAGGATATACTTCTTTATCTCTACCATCCACAACTACACTGCCGGAATACTCATCATATCCCAACTTTTCAATAGTGTAGGGATAGTTCCCGTTCCTTGCGGACAAAGAAGCCACACCTTGCAAATTGGTAGTGGTTGTTCTGTTATCCATCATTACATTTGCATAAGGAACAACCCCTCCCTTTTCGTCCGTCACATGGAAAGTGACCGTATAAGGAGCTAAAACCATTTGTACATCAATGGAAACACTACCGTTCAACACTACAAACATTCCTTCTACGGGGATATATCCCGAAGCGGAAACAATATATTCATACTGTCCGTTTGCAAGTTGGATAATAGCTTGCCCATTGTCATTTGTTATAACAGCATTGTTCCCTATAGAAATATTTGCGCCTTCCACAGTGCCACCTTTCGAATCTGTCACATTGAAATAAACCTCTTGATAAAGGTTGAGTGAGCTGTCGTTGATGCCTACAAACAAATCCTCCGGTTCAGACGGGTAAAACAACGGAGAGAGGTTGCTATCAGAATCGTACAAAATATTTCCGTCTTGATCGCGCATCACAAACCCCCTTATACGCGGAAGCTGATTTGCCGGGACTTGCTGATCGTAATACGGAAAGAAATACTCGTCCGGCACATATTTTACGCCATCGGTCTTTTTTACAATATCCAGCAAATCGTCCCATTCTACGATTTTTCCAGGTGTCCAAAAACGAAAATCAAGATATTTAGTAAGGTTCACTTGTATGTTCTGACGAACAGTGGCAACATCATAATCTGGTTGAAGCTGTACACGGAAATCCAATCCTCTTTCTGAACCTACATAGAACCAATCAATATTCTTAATACCTATACCAACTGCCTTTCCCTCAATATTCAGTTCTGAAATACCAAAATAACCTTGTGCGCTTTCAAGAAGCGTATCAAGTTCTTCCTCGGTAAAGAAAATACCGTTCTGCGAAACAACATAGAGATTATATATGCCCTTTTCGTCCAGACCGGCACTCATTACTTTTAAGACACGATCGTCTATGTTGCTAAGTGTCTGTGTCCAGTATTCTATTGTATTCTTGCTAAGGATATTCAGATTGTTCTTAATACGGATTCTAAACGTTTCATCATCCTCACTATCACGTCCTCCAATAGCATAATATTCATTCGTACATTCGATATGACCTTGTGGCTGCGGAGAAACATTAGTAATGCTATTAGGCGGTACGTTTGTGGAATACCCTGCGTTGATACTTCTTACCTTTACATATCCGTAACCACTTTCCCCTACAGTCAATGCTTCGTCAACTTGGAAACGAATACCATTTTTATTTACAAAAGTAACAGACGTATCATATACTGTACCTGGATCAGCAGATACCCTTATATATGTCGAAGAACCCAAAGCACCTTTACGCGGACTAACACCATACAAAGCAGCAGCCTTATCCAGATAAACGCCTGTAGCTGTATCTGGAAATATCTGCGCTTCCTTTATGGCAATATCCTTCATTGCCTTTTGAGCAACTTTCGCTACACCGAATGCCGTAGCATTCACAACCGAACCGTCAGCTACATTACTTACCTTAGCTGTCTTATCTAAAAACATCTCTATAAAAAGATTCTTTAGATTGGTTATTGTTGCACTTGTTTTTGTAATCATCTGAATATCAATTATATAGGAACATTTACTAAATAATCTTTCTTTGTTACCGTTTTACATTGCAAAGAAAGGAACACGGCATCTTCCTCTCTTTTTACATCTATCAACTCCACAGAGTCCCATCTTGAATCCCTTTGGAACATATTCATTACATCCTTAAAAATAGAAGGGTACTGGATTGCGTTCACCGTTGTTCCTATGAACTCATTTGCAATTCCATAATCCTTAAACTCTGGTATAGCACCTTTTTGAGAAGAAAGAATAGTATCCAAAGCCTGTCGAATCGCATCATCACCTACCACTATCTTCAAATCATCATTCTCAAAAACAAAATTCACATCTATGTCACGCCCCAAGATATTATCTCCCACAAGTACATCCACAACAGTATCAAGATAATTATTCCCAGCGTTCTTTAGATTGATATAGAACTTGTTTCCTCCATCAGAGAACGAATAATCAGTTTCTTCTATATACTGCGGTATTGTAATATTCATCCAATCATCTTCCGGGTTGGTACTGTTAAGCTGTCTGGATACATCTTCAAACCGTTCCCCTGTCCGAAGTGTCTTTTCCATCTGCAAAGTATTGTTCCTGTCTAAAGAAGAACTTCTAAGCCACCTTGCGGAACTTTTAATAGTGGAAAGTTTTGTCTGTGTCTCTGTAAAGTTGTCCAGAATATCCCACATGGAAATGTCATCCAAAGTATTTTCATGTAAGATGAACAAAGGCTCAATCGTTTCCGATTCTCTCACAAGTTCAACAAGGCGCAAGAAAGAATCCTTATTCATCCCCCCACCATTACTATAATAATCCACAATAAGAGGATAATCGTTGGCACAGAAATCAACAAACTTCTGGAAATATGACTTTATATCATATCCCGTTACATTGTAAAATTTTTCGAAAGCATCATCCATTGCCCAACAAACCTTTAGAGATTGAACTTGCAAATTCATTTATGCCCTTTTGTTTCACATTAGAGGCGCACATTTCCAAAAGCGAGCCTTTACTACCACTTGTTCCCGAAACCGCTTCTAAAGGAGCTATAACAGTCATTTCAAGATTGTATTCCCATATCATATTCTTTGATATGCTCTGACTGAAATTAACGCCACGCGGTGGAATCGTAACAAGATAGCTTTCTCCAAGTGCCATGTTATAGAAGAAAAGTTTCATGGGAAACCCGTTCTCGTCCACTCCGTTGCTTTTATCTATGATAGATTGTAATATCTTGATACAACCATATCCCGTTTTGATGCCGGCATCAAAGGAAGGCATAGTGAGAGAACTTGTAGATTTTCCCTGTAATTGATAGAGATAACGCTTTCCTGTCGAGATACTAAAAGCTGCACCTGTCAACGAAACGCTATCAGAACCGCTTAAAAGAATCTTGAATGTCCTTCCAAAGTTTCCCTTTATCGTAATTGTCTGCGGCATAAAAACAGGAGAAGTAAGTACTGTTATGCCTCCTGCCGTGTTGACTACCGTAGTTCTTTTAGGTTCACTCTTATCTATACTCTCCGGGCTGATAGGGAAAGTAAAGACATCAATTGTGTTCCCTTTGGAATCTGCCAACTCCAAAGAACACATATACACTTCAAAATCATTCGGGAACTGCGCTGCCATCATGGAGCGACCCAAATTTTTAAGTGTCGATTTCGCTGTTTTTACCACTGAATCCAAAACTGCCACGGCTTTATAATTTTAACTTGTTCAAAAGTACGAATTTCTTCCCAATATCCTAACCCTGTGTTATTTTTTCATTCTCATAATCAGAAGCATTGAAAGATTGTGCCGATTGCATAGGAGAAGTTACAGGTACGGGCGCAGGACTTGGCACACCTGCTGTTGCTCCCACAAGAAAAGAACCTGCTGGTACATTATGAGTATGAGAATTGAATGTATTTACAAACGTATTCAACTTACTTGTAAGGTTATCCAATTCCACCAATCCTTTCAACCCTCCACCATTGAACTCAATTATATCATTGTTCATTTTAAGTGTAGAAGCTCCTGTTTTCAAGTCCAATTGTTCTTTGGTTATTGTACTTTGTACATCTTCCCCAATCTTTACCGATACACCGGAATTATCCACTTGCAAAGATTGTTCCATTTCCTCCGTTTTCCAATGAAAATAAACCTTTTCCAAATCCATAGAGACTTTTCTTTCCTCTTCTTCCGGTTTTTCTGGATTCACAACCTTTGCCTCTATCTGTGTGTATCCCTTTACGGAAACATTTGTTCCTCCGGTCACATTCACGCTTCCAGTGGATTCAACAATTACCTCCGATTCTTCTGATCCTGTAGCAAGTACCTTTACGGATGCTTTTTCGGGAGAATTAATCGAAACAATTACTGCATTATTAGCCGGATCAACCGATAAAGATGCAGTCACGTTCCCTACTGTCTTTCTGAACTGGAATGTATTCTCTTTCCACATAGGAGACTGATCATTTCTCGGATAGCTCCCTATCACAATAGGAACACCGTCATACGGGTTGCTCGCTATCACTACAGCCGACCCTTGTTCATTTTCTTTTTCCGGAAACTCGATATTAGCCAAAACTTCATTTGTTATATAAATATCCCGAAAGAAAGCTCCCCCATTTCCCATAACCGAAACGCGACCTCTTCTTAAACAAGTTTCCACATACAAATCCCTGTCCACTCCATTAGGAATAACAATAAATCCGAATGAAATTGCTTCGGGAGACGCATTCAATTTTCTTACTTTTCCTCCTGCCATACTCAACTAAACATCTTACGATTAAGAAAATATTCAAATTGATTCCTATCCACCTTTGGAGAAACAAGCGTAGCGATCTGATCTTTTTGCGCTACTTTGACTGCATTTTTCATTTCAGTCAAATCAACCAATTTGAAATAATCTGGTTTCACATCTTTGCTTTCTTTCCCTGCATTATCCTGTCTATCCTTTACAGAAGAGAAAGAATTGGAAAGAATTGGCATGTACATGCCCCTTTCTACTTGTATAATGGTCTGTCTTTGTAAATTCCCGTCCAAGAAAGAAACATTATTAACAACAGAGGATACATAAAAAAATTCATTTGTTGGCTCAAAATAAACGAAAGTACCAACCTTTATCCGTCTGTCGCCATTTATTGTAATCGTACCTGTTCTTGTGAAAGGAAGATAAGCTGTTGACTCCAGAATATATATAAGATCATTCAATGCTGCTTCTTGAAAATTGGATAATGTCTGCGTCTTGTTTACTCCGTCCGTTTCCTTGTAGTTCAAATATTGATCTGTAAAAGACATTTTCTTATTACCAAACACTTCGGCATAATCATCCAAATACACAATAGGAACAAAAGCAAGACTTGTTGTATTCCTTTGTCCGGCATGATTATCCATCACTCTTAACTGATACCAAGAATAACTTCTTGTGTCATAAGACAAATCATATCCTTGCAAATTGCCAGAAGTAATCGTCACATACTGCCCGTTCTTATAAGCTCCCAAAATAGCATCCTTATTGAATGGAGGTTGCCTTACAACTATATCTATCGTATTAATATAGGTGTCAAAGTAAAATTCCACCAAAGGGAACTGGCATACCCTTGTCATATACTCCAATAACGTGCCGTTCGGATTGGCAATAGAAGAATCGATAAGAACTCTTTTTTCGAGAATATCCTCCACAAATACTTTTACGATCTGCCAAACACCATTAACAGGACGTTTTTCCTTTGCTCCAATATCATACCCTTCTGTTCTTTTGTCTTGCCAGGAATCAAATACACTATTTTTGGCTATTCCTATTGTTGACATGACGTTTACAATAAACCATAGACACTCCCGTATAGGCTTTTCTGCGTATGACCACAAAAGATTTGAAAAAGCTCCTGTAAGAACGTTCCTTTTGAACCAAATACTATCCTCACTCATTTCGTACCAATGAGAAAACGTATCAGTAGCGTTAAGCAACGGGATAAAATAGCAGCCATCCTCTGTAAAAAGTTTATTTATATCCCTTCCATCTATAGTGATAGATTTTACGTTTCCTTGTGCTGCAAAAGAGGATGTACAAGTGTCCACAAAACCTATCATATCCCAAATGTTGTTTTTAGCTATTTTAGAAACAGGGATTTCCAAGTTCACTTGCTTTCCTAAATCCAAATCTCCCGTTGATTTTTCCTTTTTCAAACGTTCAAACCGGATAAAGACTATATCGTTGTTTTGAATAAACTTTTCTTGAAAAGACTTGACCTGTGCTCCGCTATTAGAAACAAGATTAAACTGTTCCACAATAGACTCTCCAAAAGCAAAAGAACTTTCATTGGCATAAAAGGGTGATAGGAGAATGGTAAATTCTCCCGTCTGTTTTGATTTTGTCGTTACCACCTGCAAAACGTAAGGGGATAAGTCCATAACCTTATCCAAAGCCTTAATATATACCCATACCCTTACGTTCATGGAAATTATCTTAGCATTTATTCCTGTCCCTTTGAGTGAGGAAGTTACACTTGTATCGGGCAAATATTCTTCATCACTTATCAGACTTTCATAGTTTTCTCCCCAATAAGCCTTGAAACTTCCTTGTGATACAAATTGTCCTTCTTTTGCAGCTTTTGTAAGGGACAATGGCGTATCATCTTTCGGGCAGAGCAAAGTTGTCCCTTGCTTTACGTAAGGCAATGTGCCGGAATCATAATCGCTTTTGTATTTCGCTTGTTCCTCTTTGTCATAAGTCCCCCAAATAATATCAAGATTGGAAACCCCCTTTTCTTTCTTTACTTTCAATAATTCAGATGGAGTGTATTTTTTCTTCCCAGTAGGAACAACCTTTTGCCATACATCAATAAAATCCTGTATGGTAGAACGCCTATACGCTGGAAGTGGATATATTGGTGGTACACTTGTTTTGTTGTTGTCTTTTTCTGTCATAGATTATTCCTCCGATCTAATCATCTTTTTAAAAAACGCTTCTATTATAACGCCTGGGAAATTCGGCAAAACCATTCTTGCTACCGTTGCCATAGCTCCATCTCCCCTGGCAAGAGCATCTTTATATTGTGTAAGTAAATTCTCAACAGCAGTAGGGAAATTCGTTATGCTATTGTAGATTCCATTTATGGCGTTCAACATTTTGCCCAACCTGTCTATATTTGCTTCACCAATTCCAATCATTCTATTTTCATAGGTAGACATCATCTTTTCACCAGACGTAACCGTTCTTTCGGCAGCAGTGGGTTCATATCTGTTTGTCGGATCGTTCTGCCTCCTAAGTGCTTGTCTGGATTCTTCCATTTTCTCAAAGAACTCTCCAAAATCAATATCCCTGCGCTCTGTTATCTTGTTGATGTCCGTATAAGAAAGGTTTGTGAAAGCACCTCGCATCAAGTGACGAAGCATTTCAAGACTTCCTCCCGATATCTCCTTTAATGATTCAAGAAACCGCTTCATTATATTTTTATCCCCTTCTCCTCTTGATAAATCGTCCATAGCAGCAAGAACCTCGGAAGGATTCATCGCCCCTGTAGCCTGTTGAGCAGCACGGAACAAAAGAGTTTGAGTTACATCATCTTGTGAAATCCCTTGTCCCATAAAAGCCTGTTGTACGCGCTCTAATTGTCTGCCTTCCATTCCGGTTTGCAAACGAACGGCACGCATGATGGAAGCTATGCTTGCTGCATCTATTTCACCTGTACGGGAAAGAATATCGTCAGCAGAACGAACAAAAGTAGTCATACTTTCGTCCATCGTAGAGGCAATCTCACTAAGAGGAATTTGAAGCTGTTTCATGGTCTGTTCAAACGAACGGATAATGGCAGATGAAGAAGCTGTTTGTCCTTCCTCTGTACGGGCAAAACGCATCGCCCCTTGCATTCCCATTACAGTACGATCACTAAGTCCATATAAACGCTGTACAGCCATCAAACTTTGTGTTTCCGGTACGGGCGCAACTGTTTTCTCTTTTCCTCCGGCGGCACGGATAAGCGCAGCACGCCTTTGAATATACTCTCCTACATTCATTCCAAGAGCACCAGCAGCATAACTACCTTCTCCAAAGGCTGTGCGCATGGCTTGTCCTGCGGAAACGCCCATTGTCTGCGCATAAGGTATGGTTCTCTTTTGCGCTTCCATAGCCTTTTCAGCAGATGTAGTGAAAACTCCCGCCATGACATTGGCGACCGCAGTGGTTATACCGCCTAAAAATTTCCCTACACCAGGTATCAAAGAAAGACCTTCTCCCACAATTCCGCCCAAAGAAGATATAAGTCCTCCACCCATAGCAGTAGGACTTTGGAATGTAGCTCCAACACCGGAAATCACTCTTGTGGCAATGTTAGTAGCTGTACTTCTGTCACTTCCTCTTTGTACATTTTCCCTTCTTTCTCTTGTAATAGGTGTTTCTTCTCTTGCTGGCACTGGTGATGGTGTGGGCACTGGAATAGGCTGTATTCCCGATCCACCCGCAGAAGTACCTCTTTGATTGTACAAAGTTTCATCAATAGAAAAGACACCTTCTTGTATTCCCTCTAAAGCACGTGCTCCTGCTTGTACGTTTTGGAGAATTTGCTTTGTTATATCAGACAAATCACTATTACCGGAAGAAATGGCTTCCACAATATCACGAAAGCCTTCTTGATTTACACCAAGCAAAGCTGACAAGTCGATAGCTCTCGTGCCTCTATCTTGATAGGATTCACCTCTTTCTCCCGAAATGTCCGCTTCCGGTTGTGGTGTAGGTTGGATAACTGGACGTGTAGGTGTTGCAGTTTCTTGATCTTCTCCTTCCGGTTGTGGTGTAGGTTGGATAACTGGACGTGTAGGTGTTGCAGTCTGTCTACCCTTTTCGGAATTTTGCTGTCCCAAAAGGTTCAATTGTTCCCTAAGTTGGTTGAGCGCATCGTTCTGCTGACGAATAATGTCGTTATTGTTTTCGACTATTCTTCGTTGCATATTCTCAACATCTCTCCCGACCGACCTAAGTTGAGAGACATCTACCGACACCCTAAGTATTTTTTCATTATCCGCCATTTTCCTTACCTTTTTCTTTTGCCTTTTGCTCCATCTCTATCATCTTAAACATCTGATCTTCATAGAAGGCAGTATCTTGTTCCGAAATTTCACCTTCCGGTGCTTTCAACCAATCCCCGATATTGGGGATATATTCTTGCGCTCTTTCCTCTTTTTCTTTCTTTTCTTGACTAAGTTCATAAAATGCCTTTTCTTCTTCGAACTCCATAAGTTCAGTAAAGAAATCACACTTCTTATGTTCTTCCGAAAGAAAAGGAATATTGTGCTTGTTCCTAAACCACCTGTCAATAGGGAAAGCGTTATCCCATTTTATGACGAAATTCCTATATTCTTCCCGGTTCATCAATCCACAGAAGAAAGTATTTTTTCAGCCTCTTTCAAGAAAGGGAACACCTCGTTCATGTAAATATCGCTGATCTCCTTAAAATCTTTCAATCCAAGTTCCGAGAAACTTTTTACCTTCAAATCCGCAACCAACTGCGGACAAAGAACGGATAAAGTTGCCTCAACATCAATCATATCCAACGCACGCTGCGCTGTAATAGTAGGATTGCCAATCAATGAGTTGTAGCTCCCTTTCCCCAGTCTTTGTTTGTTTACTTCGATCTGGTAATACTGTCCTACATTAGGAAATTGAATCTCGTACTTTCTTCCTTTTACTGTAATTTCTTTTGTTCCCATACTTTGTTTTTATGATTAATTGATTGATACGCACAAATATACATATAAAACAGAGAAAAGCGGAATTTTCATTCCGCTTTCTGAAAAAATTACTCATTCCCTTTCTCTTTATTTGATTCAAAAGAAGTCCTTATGATTTTACTCATAGAAGAATCAAATTCATCACAAATTTCTTCTTTTGAATTTTCTTCAAATTCTGTCTGTAACTGAATAGGAGGTGTTTTGTATTTCAATTGGAACAGATCGTCAAATTGTTCTTTCGTTTGAGAAACAGACATCAATGTTGTAACTTCTATAATCTGCTTCTTCAAATGTTCTCTCCCTATTTCTGGTGTCAAAGATTGATGCCACTTATATTTCCAATTCCCCTTTGAAGTTTTGCCCGTTTTTTCTTTTATTCTATCTACAACACCCTGCGGAAGCAATTCATAAATATATTTGTTTGTTAGCTTTCCAATAAAAGAAGGCTTGTTTCTAATATATTTAGGGATAAATGGCAACCCCCATAAACGATATATATTTTTATAAAAATCATCTGTAAAAGTAAGTTGCCATTTCAATATTTCGTCCGATATATAGGCGTTAAGGATTTTTTGAAGCTCAAACCTCTCTCTGTCATATTGATAACCTGTAGCTTCATCTACCAAAGATATGATTCCAACCTTGGCAAAAGACCGAACCAAAATTTCACATTGATCTGCAATTATTTTTTGTCTGTCACTCAATTCAATATGCTTTCTTGCTTCAAGCATTCCATCACAAATATCCACCAACACAGTAGCTTCATATCCATTTACCTTTTGATTCCCAAGATAGCAATCTAAAGGCTGAAATCGTCCCGGCTCTAAATCTCTAAAAATAAAAGGCTTAACTGTAGAATTGTTTAAAAAAGTAGGCAATTTCGTCCCACCTTGTTTTTCGTCCGTTATTCTTAAAATTTCTTGCATACCTCTCCCCGACAAAACCCTCATTCCGTTTTCAAGAACATAGCAAGAAATCGACATACCGCCTAATTGCAGAACACCTTTACACTCAATCTTATTAATCATATCATTTACAATTTGAATTAGTTAAACAAAATTTTATTCGTCTCATCATCTCCCAAGCTGTTTTTTGAGTTACTTCCAATTTTCTGCCCATTTCAACAGAATTTATTGTATCATCGTACAAAACCAGCCACAAAGCCTTAAACCACTTTATAAGCGGAATTGATGTCTTAAAAAAGATAGTTTTCGTTTTTACATCAAAAGCCTTATTTGTATCGCAACAAATATACTCATTACCACGAATCCTAATCTTAGCTCCTCTACTATAAGGAGAAATAGGATAAGAATCTTCCCATCTAAGGGCTTCCAAAAATCTTACGCAACTTTCTTCTGTAGGAAAAGCAGCATCAAGATCAGCTAAACTTTTAAATCTACTACTCATAATCACCTTGAATTTTTAATACACGCCACAAAGATAGTAAAAATTACAATCCAAACAAATAAAATAATAATAATTTCTAAAAACAAAAGGTGGACAAACGCCCACCTTCCTTTATTATGAATAATAAGATTGAATGTAATTGCTTCACAGCAACGAAGCAAATATAGCAACTTATTTTATTCTTACAAAATCAATCCAAAGCCCTTATATTAACAAATTTTATAACTTATCTTGTTAAATGTAGTTAATATTCAGCAGTTACAATCGGGTTAAGATAACGTATGTTAACATTAAAACTTGAAACAGATTGCTCTTGCAACTGCCAATTCTGATTTTCAATGAAACACGGAGTTAAAAGAGCAACTGTCTGACCTGTCGGGTCAACCTGCGTCACCATCTTACGGGCATCATCAAAGTTCTGAACCAATTTCTTATAGATCATGATAGAAAAACCTTGTTCTGCGAATGTAAGAGTGTCCAAAACTTCCTGCAAAGTTCCCAAGCGATGAATCATTGCTTCTACCACCGGAGCTTTGAAAGACAAAAAGAACTGGTCCACAGTTGCGGAACATCTGTAAGATACAGGCGGGATTTCCTGAATAGGCAAACTACCCAATCCTTGTACATCCACACGATTGATCTGTTCCTGTACGGTAATATTTCTGACAAAACCAGCAGTCTCACCGCCAATTTTGATATATGCCATAGGTGCACTGAATGTCTGCATGATATTCTATGTTTAGAATTATTATCCACGAATTAAGAAGCCTGTAAAGAACAACTTGTTGATTTCATTGTTAACAACGATCTTATAAGTAACAAACCAAGCGTCTTCCTGTCTTGTTACGACAACATCTTTAAAAGAAAGAAGCAAGTTATCCTGTGCTTCCGTTGCTACTCTGGACTGCAAATAAGCAACCGTCCAATCCTTCACCGCTCCGGCAGACAAAGTATTCACGTTTACACCGTTTTCCTGCCCAAGCAGATCAATAGAAGCATTTACAACCAATTCCTTGTTAATCTGTGCGACAATACGCATGAACTGAATGCTGTGGCTCTGACCATTGGAGTTGAATAACACCTTGTTATCTTGCAAAGTATTCACACCCTGCAACACAACAAAATTGTTAGTGTAGTCATTGTAAACCGTCACAAGCATACCAGCATCCAAAGCCTTCGTTTTTTCAACTTCACTCAAAGTATGCTGTAACTTATCAATACCAATCGTCTTGTTTGTAACAGGAATATAAGGCGGTTTTCCAGCTGTTCTTCCCAAGATACAACACAAATTATACATCACACCCCACCAACGTGTTTTTACACCTGTAATACCGGAAGTCATGCCTGCGCCTCCATGTACCAACTGGACAAGCTCACTATTAAAGCCTTTTGCCAAATCAAGTGATTTAGAGAAATTAGCAGCATCAGCATATCCTCCAACAAACAAGAAATGGGTGTATTTTGCCTGGCTGTTCATGTGGGCAATATACTGTTTCTGTAACGCAGAATCCGCATTTTGTCCAAACTGATCTGTAAGAGCAAAACTATAATCCAACCCTGTGATAGCAGAAAGAGCCTGTGTCATGTAATCGGCATTATAAGTTTCCGTACCGCCTTTTGCAAGTACGAATTTCTTTCCTGCAAGTGCCGTTGTTACGTCGTTTCCCGCTACAGTTCCTTCACCTTCTTTCTTTGCATTGCTTGTCAATACAAACAAATTCGCAAAATTGGAGTCTGATTTAGCCCAATCAATCAAAGTCTGAATATTATTAAATTCAGGCGACTGCAATACCAAAGTAGGTGCTGCCTGATCTTCCGGTGTTTCTCCAATAGGATAACCATCCTCTGCATAACCGGTAAAAGAGCCAACGTAAAACTTCATGATCCATTTTTCAGGATCATCTTCTCCTGCCACAATAGAAACGCCATAACCAGTAATCAGATTGCCAGCTTCCGAAAGTGTACCATTTGCTCCCTTTCCTTCGTCCAAAGTTTTAACTTCAAACGTTCCACCTGCCGTTGTTGCAAAAGTGATAGTTGCAGAAGCTGTCTGTGCGGCTCTTACGAACAACAGTTGAGAGATGCCAGTAGAAGCAGGATTTGTGTAATCAGGAGTAAAAAGTGCCTCTGCAATTTTCCAGTACATACCACCTTTCATGAAAGAACGAAACTCTGCCAACGTGTCAAATCTGTAAACTGCATCCAAGTTCTGATAATTTTCCCCAGATACACCAGAGCCACCGCACCAATTTGCACCATAAACCCCAGTGTCAACTATGATGCAACGACCGTAATCAAGCGTTCTCGAAGGTGACGTTTCTCCGCTTTTTATGGTAGAATACGCCCCTGGGAGAGTTATTTGTTTGTTATTGAAAATAAAAGATGTACTCATAACTTATTGATTTTCAATTAATTATATATCGAATTTATATGATTGGTAATTATATACAAGTTTACACCTGTAATATTAGTTAATAAATTTCTTAACTGGATTATACCCAAACCCTGTATAGGGTGGCATTACTGCATCCCCTTTTACTTTTCTCATGATGTTATAACTTCCGTTGACATCTGCATTAAGTAAGATTCCATCTTTGGTTCTGAAAAGCCCTCTCTTAATTCTTTTACCAACGTAAGTATCATGGTGTTCCACAGATTCTAAATCAAAAGAACTGCATTTTGACGTATGAGATTCGTTTACTTCAACAAATCTTAGCCCTTGTCTTTCTGATTTATACCTTAACATTGATATGAACATATCGAAAGGAATTGAAATAAAATTCTGATTGTTTCTTTTCCCAAGATTGGATTCTTGTTTCCATCCATCATTATGTCCGACTATCAATGTTGTTATATTATCTTCCAAACAAGTATTGATTATTTCTTTACTTGCCTTGTGAAGATAATCCTTTACTTTGTTGTTTCTCTTTCTTGTAAGAGACATTAACCATCTTGAATTTTCTTTTCCATTTGTCTTTTTTAATTGTTGTTGAATTTTCGATCTTTTCTTATTGTAATACTGATTGATGGATTTTAATTTCCTTCCATCAATCAAAACAGGTTTACTGTTTGTGTTAGTTACAATAGAAGCTAAATTGTTTACACCCAAATCAATAGACATAACTCTATTGTTATCAAGAAGTTGTTCTTTTACAGAAGATTCATAAACAACTTCTATAACATAACAATCTGATTTAGGAACAAATCGAACTTGTTTTACAGAACCTTCTTTACAATTCGTTTTCAAAGGTGACAATCCTTCTTTCTTTGGAAAGAAAATGAAGTTTCCTTTGTGCTTAAACTGCGCATAAGAATAAGAAAATACATTTCTACCTTTTGTTTTATGTTTATATCTCGGAAATTTTGGACAACCGGTAAACTTTTTGTTATCCCGTTTCCAAGACTTGATAGCAGAAAAATAAGATTTTAGATTCTTATCTAAAGTCATAAGAACTTGTTGAGAAGATGATCCACTCATTGCTCTATAATCTATATTATTTTCTGCTACCATTTTCTTATTAAGTTCTCCTGCTCTTATCCACTTCCCCGTACAAAGAAACTCTTGCTTTATTGTATATAAAGCAGCGTTATACAAGTTCTTAGACAAGAAACAAATTCGATCTAAATCTTTGTATCTCTTATCATTTACAGAAATAATATGTTGTTCTACCAAATACATGGCGCAAATATAAATAGAATATTTGAAATTTCCTATTTAAAATCTACAACTTTAAATATTTCTGTAAACTGGTATATAGTTACCTTCCAAAGGTAATCATTTTTCAATCAACGTACTATCAACTTCCTTTAATTTCCGATTCTACTCCCGGAAGTCCGTCAGTAATAGCTGGATTGCCAAGAGCAATACTATCCACTTGGTTGACCTTTCCAAAGATGATCTTTCCAAGTAAAGTTGTATCCACAAGTCCTGGAGCTATTTCTTCCGAAGATAATTCCAATCCGATAGAACGGATAAAAATAGGAGTTGGCATCAAATGGTTCTCCATCATCAGTTCTTTCATGGAAAACTCTATTTTAAGAAATTGAGAAGCCAATAAATCCCAAGAACCAAGTAAAAGTGCATACAAAATTTCTGACATCAAAATTGATTCGTTCATATTTACAGAAAAACACATAATTTCCAGTCCATACTGTCTTGTATCTCTGTACATAGGAACGCCACCCATAAAAGATTCTATCTTACCTATAGAATTAGCGATACCACTTTTCTTTCCCGGTTCACGAATCACATAAGACGGAAGTCCTGCTCTGTCCTTTGGATATTCCAGCAATACCTTTATGTTGTTAGGGTTTGTTTCTTTCCGCAAAAACAAATTCTTTGCCTGCTCATAGAAGTTGTAAGAACCATCCTGCGTGTCTCCCAACACCTTGTATAAGAAAGAATCCTTTTCATTGTTTTTGCTTTCAAAGTCAGTCTGAACATATTCCAAACAACTTTCTACAATCTTTTTTATTTTAACTATCTGTATCATAACTAAATAGCTTTCAAAAATTCGTTTATAACCCTATCCGCGACAACATCTATTTTAGCTTGTTCAAGAGCCTTATCCATGAGCTTATATGGAATAATACCACCATTCCACCAACTGTTAGGATCAGAAGCATCACTTACCCTTCTCCATGTAAAATAACCACTTCTTGTCTCGTTTGAAGTAGAAGCAATACTTACTTTCGTCAGACCTTGATAAATAGGTGCTTTGTGCATGTAAGATGGTTTGTTTACTCCCAACCTGTTTATCTCTTTCCTCTCTCCTTTTTCGGCAAACCTTCCTTGTAAATTTCCAATTCCCGGCCTTCCTGTCTTTCGAACTGCATCGTAAATCTGTTGAGGCATTATAGTTGAAAATAAGCCTGAATCCGCTACAGCTTCGGGTGTTGCATGACGAAAAGGAATATTCATATACCATCCACCGTCTTGTTTTCGTTTTCTTTTTGAGGAATTTCTAAAACCTTCTTTTTCGTCAAAAGGTGGTTGCCCTTCCTCAATCATCAAAGGAATAGAAGATTCTCTGTTTGTCAACCCAAATGTAACGGACAAAGGGGATTCTCTTTCTATGAAAACTCCCCTTTTATATTCATTCCTTGTTTTATGAAGATTGCTTGATATAAGATTTTGCCACCTAAGCTGATATTCCGAGACAACCGCATCAATAATGGAAGAACCTAAAAACACAGATTGATCCCCTGAAAGATTAAACTCTTCCATAAGATCACCTAAATCTATATTTATTGGTAAAATCATTCCACCACTTTCATTTGTATGTTATCGTTCAAAATAACACCCGAACCGTCAAAATTAGGCTTTTCAGAGACTATCAAATGTGTTCTTCTTGCTACTGCCTGAACGGGAAGTTTTGTTCTTTCCAATTGTCCTGATTCCTTATTCTTTTTCCATGAAGCACGTACTTCGTGTGGGAAATCCAATACATGAAATTCCAATTGATGTTGATAGTAAACGCTCACAACCGGATTTAAAGTCATATCAGCAGTAAAAATTATGCAATAAGGATTCACATCACTTACTTTGTAATCTGCCACTGAAAGTTGTCTTAAAGGCATCGTAGAACCATCAAACACATGTATGCTGTATATGGATAACGGCTTATAAGTAGTAAATATGAAAAAGTTCTCTCCGTCTGTTCTGACAGGAAGATTTTCGCTGAAATAAGAATATTCCTTTTGGATTGTGATCCTATCAAAATACCCCATATTCGGTTTATCTGTATCCGTCACCGTTACATTGATAGTTCCTATCAGTTCTTCCGACCAACGCTTATAATCGTTGTTTCCGTTTATTCCGGTTATGAGTGCATGGGTACTTACAGGGTTCACATAAAAATATCCTGTGCCGAAACAATTCTGACAATCCGTCAAAGGAGAATCTGGCGCGTTACAAGGACACCTCAAAGCCTTTTCAATTATCACCTCATACCCTTTCAAGTAAACGGCAGAATCGAACTCTGAACGCATAAATTCAGGACTTGCATTGCTTAAAGCCGGAATAGGTGATTGTAAAATGCTTTTTGCCATGATACGTCCTCCTTATAATACCAAAAATTTAAACTGATCGTACACAAGTTTTATTCGTCCTACCGTTTCCTCTATTTCCTTCTGATACTGTTTCAGACGTGCCCCATACCCTGCATTTTCAGCAGAAGCAGTAGAGTTTATGGATTGTCTAAGTCCGTCTATCTCCAGGTGCATGGACGCAATACCCGGAAGATTGAATATCATATCTCCTGCAATATTTAACGGGCCAAATGAAGCGAGCTTACCAACCAGATTTATCAAATCAACCGGCATTTTATCCAAATCAAATCCGGTTATATACTGAATATCCCAATAATCTGGTATGTTCGTGTACCGTTGGAATCCTATTTGAGTTGTTATCCCGGTAAGAATAACATCTGCATTTCCCCTGACCGAACTTGCGCCAGTTGGGACTACACTCATTCTCCGCTTTCCTATCCCGTCCATATCCTTTTCACACGTAAGCCATGCTTGCGGATAAATAATCTGCTCCATCTTATTCAACATACCTGTTAGCGCAAGAGGAACTCTTACAGGACAGTTGGTTTGTATGATAGGGAATTGCTGAAAATAATCTGTCCTGTAATAAGAATGCGTTTCCGATTCAACCAACTGTTTTACAAATTTAAGATTGAAATAGTTCTCAACCTCTTTCTGCGCTGCGCTAAGATAAGTTCTAAGAGCATCGTCAGAAAAAGCCGTACCAGTTCCAGCCTGTATAGCGATACCGTACAAATAATTATTCCACATTTCGGCTACCGAAATGACCGATCCTGTGTTCTTTTTATATTTTATTGTAAACGTCAGTTGTCCCGGCATAACCTTTATTTTTTAGGTAAAGAAATTATCGCATTGATAAGTTCGTCCTTCTGATCTTCTTCTTTGAATCTTCCTGCCTTTTGCTTAGACATACCATTTTCAATAGCAAGAGTTTTCAAATCTTCGAAAGACATTTTGGACATATCTTCTTTCAAAGAAGCAATTTCTTCTTCATTATAAGAACTTTCTTCTTTCTCTTCTTCTTTCGGTTTTCCACCGTTTGACAATCTTTCGGCTTCCTTTCTCCAAACCTCCACAGCTTGATTCAGCTTTTCGATCTGAATATTCTTGTCATTGATGATGCCGTTCAAACGTTTGATTTCAAAGTCATACTCATCTTTCAGAACTTTGATAGTGGCTTCATCATCCTTTTCTCTTTCAGATTTTTCCTTTTCCAAATTCTCTGCATCTTCCAAAGAAGTGATTCCTTTAAAGCCGCCCGTTCTGATATATTCCCAAGTCTCATCCTTTACGGTTGACTTACCGTTCGTAAACTTCACAAGTTCATCTCCAAATTGGACAACAGTGTCCTTATAGATTGTTGATACGATTGTTACCATATTTCAAACTTAAATTATTAAGGGAAGGGAAGATGCTACCAAGAACCCTTTCCTTCCCTCTTGTTTATTTTAATTCCTATGATCTCTTATGCGCCCAACCCTTCGTCGCCAATATTGATGATACGACAAATCTTAGCCGGCTGATACAGAACCGGAGTGCCATAGTTCAAGATTGCAAATCTGCGAGACGGAGCAGTGATTGCAAAGTCGATCTTACGAGTATCACCGAACTGCAAGTATTCGTTGATCTGACTGTCATTGTAGTAAACCAAAGCAGACTTAGTTCCTGCAATAATACGGTTACGATCGCGAACTTTAGTTGCATCAGCACCATCATATCCAGCAGCCAGCATAGAAGCCGGAATTGTAAAGATAGGATAGTATTCTGTCGTATCCGTCAAAGCGGTTACTTTCTTAGTACGATAAACCACATAAGCGGTAGCCTGATAAGCTCCGCCTACACCGGCTGTCCACTGCAAATCAACAGACTGCGTAGCGGATACAGCCAAAGCGTTGTCAGTTAATTTAAGCGGAGCAGATTCGCCATAACGGTTCTTTGCGGTTACCAGATAACCATAAGAACCTGCATGTAATGTAAAGTTGGTTTTAGTATCTGCAACAACAGCCGATTTTGTTCTACCTGCAACAGGAGTTGCCGGAGCTTTCGGAGAAGTAGCAGTAGCAGTAGCCTTGATAGGTTTACGAACATCAAAGAACTTATCGCTCTTAACTGCAACGCTACCGAACTGCGTTACGATATTGTTTACAGACTGACCCATCGTTGCGCCTACAACACTGTTAGCCATACCGACAACAACGCGTTTCGATTCATGGAATTTCTTCACATAGTTGTTAAATACAGCCGGAGCGGAAACGATACGGTCGATATAACCGTTGTAAACGTTTACAACAGCATCAGCAGCATCTTCTACCAAAGCATCAGTCAAAATACCACCTTGTGCATCAATAACGGCAGCAGAGCCATAATAAGCATCCAAAATCTGTTCTGTGCTCATACCTTCCGTAGAACCACGATCAGCAGAAGCGACACCCATCATGTGCTGACGGAAAATGCCATCAAATTCTTCTTCAATACAAGTAGAATCCGCACTCGTCAAGTTAGTGTCAATCAAAGTAAGCAACAGAGTTGTCTTGTTCTGTACCTCACGAGTGTACATGTTCATACCACCTGCCAACTTCGCCAACATTGCCGGGTCTGTTACTTGACCTGTCAATCCCATAAACTTAGCGATAATAGATTTACGGATGTATTGAGTATCGATTTCTTCCGGTGTTTCACCTTCACGGTTGAAGATACCTACGTCTTCACCATATTTGTACAATTGGTTGTACTGATGAACCGTATTCTCGATTCTCTGTTTCGGCATTTCATTATAAACAACCAACTGATTTAAACGGTTGGCAAGAACCTTAATGTAAGCATCCAAAGATTCAACTTTCAGACCGCCACCATTGTTAATCTGATCGTTATATTGCATACCGGTCTGTAAGCCGGCTTCCATAGCTTTCAATACGTCGGCAACATTATTACTGCCGCCAAAAGCTGCTAAGTCATTATAATTATACAAATCCATGATTATCAATATTTTATATTATATTCAGTCGAATTATTTCCTTATTTCTGGAGCTTGATATTGTACTTTTCATACATGAACTTCGCCAAGTCCTTACCAATAGTTTCGGCTTGCGTATCTGCCAAAAAAGCTAAAGCATCATCACCAATGGATTTTTCAAGTTCCTCACCTTCATTTTCGATAGCCTTGTTGATGGCAGCAGTAACTAAAGGTCGTTGTTTGGTGACAGACAACAAAGTCTTTCCTTCTTCGTCTACTTCCGGTTTCATAGATTTTTCCAAAACGGCAGAAGTCTGGACACCTTTGAAAGATGGAGTTTGTGCACCAAAAGTTTCCAAAGATTTTTCAATGTTGCCAAAACGTTCGTTCATAGCCTCTGTCATTCCTTTTACGATATTGGCAGCCAAAGAAGCACCGAAAGTCTTCATATCTTCCATAGAGAAAGATTTCTCAACTTTATCCTCCTTCTCCTTGATATCTTCTTTCAAATCCTTTACGTCTTTCTTGTCCTCTTTTACGTCCTCTTTAAGAGCATCTTCATGCTTCTTATCGTCACCGATATTTTTGTCCTCCTTCTTTTCGGATTCCTTCATTTCAGCAACAGTTTTAGACTTCTCAAAAGTTACATCACCTCTTTCCACCATAGAAGCAATATCTTCCGCACTAAAACCAGAGTTTTCGAGTGCCTTGTATAGCGGATCGTTTTTAAATTCATTCAAGTTTAGCATAATATACTATCTATTTAAAAATTATTGTCGAACTCTTTCTACAAGTGTATCAAGAACACTTCTATCCAATCTTCCTTTTTGAACTGATTTGTAAATTTCCCAAAAAGAACCAACATCAAAAGAATGCGACTTTTGGAAATTTACCTTAAAATTGTTATCTATCTGAACTATCCCATTTTCGGTGCAATACTCAAAAAGGATAGCGGATTTCTGCATTTCCAACAAATCGTTCCCCCTGTTCCCTTTACTTTTCTCAATATCAAGATAAGTTTTGGTATTAACAGGCGTCATAGTCAACGCTATGTTTGTAATAAGGGCTTTTGTCACTCTTTTTGGATTCCGTTTATCTCTTTCCAAAGCCTTACCTTCAACGCTCATTCCAGGCTTTCTTGTTGAACCGGATTCCTTCATCTCAATAGCCTTATCCCAAAAGGCGCGAGCTTCTGGTGACTTTTCCCATAATTTACCTTTCACAAAAAACTTATTATCTCTCACATAGGCTTCAATAGGCTCGCCTATCCAAAATCTACTTTTATTGATAGGCGATCTTGTCGGCAAATGATCGAGATTGAACAATCCTGATTTCAAAAATCTATCATATATAAACCCGGACGGCTCTAATACTTCTTCTTCGTCGTCCTTTGAAGAATCAGAAGCTACGCCGGAAAAGACCATATTAGAATATGGAGATTCATTCAAAGAATCATCCTTTTTAGCCTTTTCCAAGTCCAAGTCTACATATAATTTGAAACTATCAAACATTCTATGATTGTTATATTAAATATAAGCGTAATAGTGACACTCAAAAATACTGCAAAAATAGGTATAAATCGCAACAACTCAATATTTTAACTTTTATTAATAGTTATCACAATCTATACCTTTTGTATTAACGCAACTGCAATCTATATTTCGATTGTTTGAGTGTGGCAAGAAAATCATCAATCCAGCTTACCTCACCATTGTATTCGTCCCGTCCGGCAAGTTCCTTTCTAAACTCAACCGTCTTGTCGAAAATCATTTGACAAATAGCGATAGGATCAGATTCTTCCACCTCGTCACCTTGTATTTCTCCATCTTTAAACCGTCCGAATCCTGTTTGACCAGCTTCTGCAATCTTATCTTCAAATTCAGAAACATTTTCTGAAAGATCATCAAGATAAACGTGCTTCGAGTTATCTTCCTCTCCCCAATGAATGTTTTTAAGACGGGTCTTAGCACCTTCAAGAAAGTTAAGGTAAGTGTTGAAAATACTCTTATCTTTCCTCTCGGACTTTTCAAGTTCATCTTCCTTTTCTTTCTTAGAAACAGTGTCCTCTTGTGATTTTCTAATATCTTCTGTTTTGGAAACGCCGTTTAATCTGAATTTAGTACCAAACTTCCATTCTTGTTCTCCATTATCTTCTGTCTTGATAATTACAGAAAAAGGTTTGTCCAAATCTGCCACTTTTTGAAAGGTAGCTAGGAGATCGGCAAACTTATTTCCATGATCTCCGTCATTATCACTAAAAGAAATTTGGAAGTTTCCATAAGTATATTTGTTTGGTTCTTCTTCAACTTCCACTTCTTTTTCTTCGTAAACAGTTCTCTTGAAAGTAATAGCTTTCTCAATCTTTCCTTCATGAGAACAGCCTTCTCCTACTCCATCTTCTGTACGGACGATATTTTTAGTTTCTCCATCCAAAGATTCACGTTGCAATGTATGAGCATCTTCCGTGTCCATTGTTTTTTCAACTTTCCAATCTTCCGGCAGTTCATCTTCCAAATTAAGCTCTTTTGCACGCTTCTTGATCCATTTCTTTACATCTTCCTTCGGCATAGAGGAACTACCAGATAAACGGATAGCATCTTTCAAATCCTGGCGATTTCTAATAGGATATTTCCCATTTGGCATTGCCTCACCCTTCTTTGCCAAATCCTTTCTTTCTTCATGTGTGAAAAAAGTCTTGTTTGCTGATTTTTCCAGTTTTTCGGGATTTTTCTCGCAATAGGTAGTAAATACTTCCTTTGATATTTTCCCGTCCTTGAATGACTTCATTACCAATTGAAATTCATCCGGCACTTCAATACCAAGAATACGCTTGATATTATCCTTCATATCAAAAATGAAGTTGTAAAGATCAAGTTCCGTGTAAGGATTGATCCATTCCGACCCCGTTTCCTCTTCCGCATCCACAAGGATATTGACTGGTGTCTGATCGTCAATATGACACATAAAATAGTGAATCTCTATCCCTTTTCTTTTGGGGATATACTTACCGACAGGAATCAATAAACTTTCCGACATATCAATGCCAGTTTCTTCAAACAGCTCTCTTTTGGCTGCTTGCAAGAAAGTTTCCCCTGGATCAACATGACCTCCTGGAATGCACCAATCGTTCGATACTGCTCCCCTTTCTCCCACACGGTTCAAGATAAGAAGTTTGTCACCTCTAAAAACCAGTACATCGGCAAATTGCACCTTTCCTTGCTTTGCTTTGAACAAATCAAAATAAACCGATTTTTTAATCAACCCTTGTTTCCAAAGTTCCCGACATTCAAAAAGGTGACGAATATCTTTTGCCATTTTAGCAAAATCTTCATCGTTTTCCAGCCTCTCTATCGACTTCTGGATAGAATTTCTTCTATTGTAAACACTCATTAAATCCTTTGATTGCTGCTTTAAGAACTCACTGAAACAACTCTCTGCCTTCATAGCGGCTTCCACATTGTCACTACCTCTCAAAGAATCGTATTGAGACTTCTGTAAAGAGTAATTCTCCGCAAGTGAATCTACTTCTTGCTTTATTTCTCTTTCCTTTTTAAGAAGTCCTTTATACTCATCTATTTTTTCTTTTTGCGTCTGTAAACCAAGTAACGCTTTCAAATTCAACGCCATATTTAAAAAATTTTTATTTTGAATTATCGCTACAAACTACATCCGGTATGCAGACATTATCTGCAAAAAAGAAGTCCGGCTTATCAAGTTCAAAACTATAAAAATATTGCGAAACATTATCAATAGGTATCTGTATAATATTAGTTACCTTGCCCTTACAACCATTTTTCAACATGATGACATCTCCCGGTTGTATCCTATTAGCCTTTTTCACCTTGTTGTCACACAAAACAAATGAACTTTCCGTTATCCTATGTAGCGCGTCTTCCCGATACCCCTTTTCAAGAGTTTCGTCCTCGGTAATATAGCACACATCCAAAATACGGGGAATAGATGATGGTTCAAACTGTGTCACCTTAACCACTCTCCTGTAACCGGAAACGGTTCTTATCACGTCTCCTACCTGAATATCCTTTATCCATTTGGAGCTATCCACTGTAGGGATATTGATATAACCAGAGTTGAAAATTGTTCTTGTTCTCATTACACTTCGAAATATTTTGTACCTACTGTAATTTTCACTTTCGACTTCCTTTGAACACGATCTTTATCTTCCACTTTTTTGGGTTCAAAAGACTGTGTTTTATCATCCCATTCATAACCATCTGGAATGTAACGGAGGTTGCATCTGCAAAAAGGGTGAATATTTGTTAAAACAGGCTTCCAATCCTTTGATTTTCTGCCTATATTAGTTCCGTTGGCAATCAATTCAGATAAATCAAAGACAACAGGCTTAGAACCTACACCATTGGTAGTGTAAGCGTTTATACAATAGCGGCACGCTTGTGGCATTGTTTGTTTATATACCTTAGCATGGATGCCATGTTCCTTCATTATCATTTGAGCCGTACCTATCTGAAAAATGTTCTCCATTTCGGTGGCGACTATACGCCCCCAGTCACGATTCCATTCGTCCAATCTATGCCCAAGCGCACTTACTATAGACTGAACAGATTTCCTTTTTAGAACACCTTCTGAAAGTTCTTCTTTAATAGCTGTTTCAACTTCCATTTCTCGTTCCGCAACAGCTATTTTCATTTCTTCTTCCGATATAGTAGAAGAAAGAGAATCCTTTATTTTATTTCCCATTCCCTTTATATAGGAATAAGAACGCATAGCCGACGCATTGTATTCTGCCTTTTCCCTTGTTGTCAATGCCGGGTATTGTTCTTTCTCGACATATTGTTTTAAGTCGTTAAAATCAAGCGAAGAAAGCTGCGCAGGAGAAAGTATGGCTGCTAACCGTCCAAATATGAATGCTTGCCAATAAGGTGGTATTTTAAGGATTTCTGTCTTTAAGTCAAAATCGAACATTTTAAGTACATCTATGTCGTCTGGGGAGAGATAATCTTTTCCCAATACATCGGCGATCACTCGTGCAATACGATAATCGACAATGAAAAACAACTGCTGTATTTCTTCCGGTGTAAACAACATATACTACTTCGATTTTTGACCAACCATTTTCTTCGTCAAGTCCATTAACATATTGTTTATCTGTGTCGAGAAAATGACCTGCGCCATCCCTTCATAACCTTCTTGTACTTTAGGATAACGCATAGGGTCAACATGATGATGTATATTTGACACCAACGGCATTTTCTCGACTTTTATGTTCTTTACATATCGAACGTTCACGATTCCCCCCAGTTCTTCTCAATGTAAGACATAGCAGCATCCATGATAGGATTCGAACTGAAAGATTTTTGTGTATCTTCCTTTTCTTCCGAAGCTATCTGACGATCCACTTCTTCATTCATCGCTTCTCCACCATACATAGCTTGCTGTAATTGCATTTGCTTTTGAAGCTGGTAAGATTGATTCAGAATAGTATCCGTTTCGGGATTGAATTTACGTCCAGAGTATTTTTCAAAAATATCCTCCAAACAAACCATACCGTTTTGAATTTTCTTTGCATCAATCTCAACCTGTCTACCTTCATCCTCTGCATCCACACCTGTAAAGACAAATTCAAAATCTTCGTCCAATTCAGAAACAAGATAATAATTGATTACTTCTTGCAAGAACACAAGGATAGGTTTCAATCCTTTGTCTTTAGAGTGCTGCAATCGTTCTTTCTGACCGGCTTGTCCAAATATATTAGTCTGGTCTTTGAATTGAAAACCAAGTTCAGATGGATCGATACGATATACAGCACAGGCCATAACCAACAGGAATTTTAACCAATCGCTAAACTCCATATCTCGGTTGGTGTTCTTGCTCAAATCTAACCACTGGAGGTCTAACCCATTGATAATGGGCGTTCTGTGGCTATTATGGGTACCCACCATAGTCTGTTGCCAAGCCTGTCTGAACTCATCCAAAGAAGATTGAGATATGTTCGGATTCTTAACATTGATAATTCCCTTTGGTTGAGAAGATTTGCTAAAATAATTTCCGTTATATTCAAACCCCCACAAAATCCACGTCATAACACTGGACAATGTTTCCAGTTCGGAAGTTCCGTACCCATTCTTATAAATGTTAGTGGACTTGTTTCGGATACCTATTCCAAGTTCCCAGGGGTAGAAGATCACGCTTTCATGCGTGACAGGATTTTCCATGATCTGCCCTTGCCATGCCATACAATATTTAGGAAGATAACCTTTGAAACGGTACTTTTCAAACTCGTCTCGGAACTTAGGGTCAATGCTATCCAAGAAACGAATCAAAGAAGCATCCACAGCACGGAATCTCGCCAAATTCCAAGACCTGTCTCTTACAATCTCAAAAGCAAGCTGATCAAGCGTTAAACTATCAAACACAACTTTCCTTCCGAAATCTTGAAATGTATCAAAAGATTCCCACTTGTCATGGAATCCCCCTTCTTCCAAAAACTTACGGATATATCCAATCTTTATCTGATCTTCCTTTGAACGTTCTGTACTCGCCTTTTCAAAAGGATTTCTTTTTCTTCTAATAGTGTAACCTTCTTTCTGCTCGTCCGTTGAAAAGTGCAAGAAATTCTGTACTTGTTCGACACGGGTATTTACCACAGCCCGGACAACAAAAATATCCCCCATCCTTCGAAGCACTTCAAAAGGAAGCGACCCATAAAACATAGGGTCTTTATATCCTCTTCCCGTATCACTTGCTTCATCTGGATTAAAGAACACAGCCTTCACGTTATCCTGTCTTTGGTTGACATTATCCAAATACAGATTGGCTTTCAAAAGATTTTCCAAATTATCAGAACGGGACATCTGCTGTAATTTGGATTGAAGTAAAGTAGGAAGAGTTTTCTGCAATCCTACAATATCTTCCAAAGAAAGATTAGACAGACCTTTTAATAGGTCTGCCTTTTCTTGTTTTTTATGTCTACTTTTCCTACTCACGTCAATAAAAAATTAAGCGGAAGTGCCTGCTGCCTGTGATAGCGTAATTGTTATTTGCTTTGTTCCTTCCGATTGTTTTACAACTGCTGACCCTTCTCTTGCTGTACCAGTATTGACCGCTGCTACAACGGAATATTCGGTTGTTCCTTTTGAAAAACCTGTACCGGAAACTGTCGTAGTATAATTCACAGCCACAGGACTACCACTATTCTTTCCATTTACCGTCTTTTGTTTTGTAGAAGAAATAGAAAGAGTTTTTGTTTCACCCGTAGCAACAAATTCCACTCTTGAAGGGTTTGAAGTCAAATTATAAGTATAAGCAACGGTTGCTTTAGGTTGACTTAAATTAATCGTAATTGATTTTGCGCCCGACCCTTCTTGTGTCACAACAAGAGTTCCTGTTCTTCCGGTAGTCTCATTTGTATTTTCAGTGGCGGAAACAGTATAATTTGCTCCCGATTGAGTTTTCAAAGAGAAACCCGCACCGGTTACCTTTCCTGTAGTATTTACGGTAGTTGGAGAACCACTGTTCTTACCGTTCAGCTTCTTTTGTCTGGTAGAAGTGATTGTGACCACTTGATCACCTGCCGTTGCAACAAAAGTAAGAGTTGTCTTATTGGCTGTGATCGTATTTTCATAAGTAATAACAGATGCAGCTTGACTTAAAGAAATGGTTGCTGTTTTTCCACTCTCATTCTGAATGATTGTAGCTGTACCAGTTCTTTGCTTGTCAGTAGGATTCTCTGTAGCAGAAATTTGACTTATTCCCGCATTACCCGAAAAACCTGTACCGGAAATTTTAATCTGAATAGCAACGGCTATGGGTTTCCCGTAAGGCGCACCGTCCCGATATTCCTGCTTGCTGGAAGTAACAACAAAATTCTTGCTTTCACCCGTATTAACGAAAGAAAGAGATTTTGTCTGCAATGTAAACGTATATTCCGTTCTATCAAGAACGTTTACATAATTGATCTTTTCTTCTTCCAGTCCTTCGGGATAGCCGATAAGACCCAATTCATTAGCAAGACACCATTCTATAAACTTACCGATATTATAGGTAATACCAGCTTTTATTACAATCCCTAAAGATTTGTAATAGTCTACATCACCTACCGTATTTTCAGTTACAAAAACATTCATCTGACTGTCTACACCATCTGTTATGACAGTCATTTGCTTGCTTAAATCTTTTGTTGTAAATAAAAGTCGAAGCATATCTTATGCGTTTTTAGCAACCACCTCAAATTTCTGAACGCCTGCATCAGACATTACCACAATATTCAAATCTTCTTTTGCATCCAATCCCATATCCTCTAAAGTAAATGCCATCGCTTCGCGCCCGCTTACTTTAGAAGCCAATGTTTTTCTGTCACCTCTGATAACACCAAATCTACCAGCCGATTCATTCAAATTTACAGAATTAGGAAAATAGATTTCCACTTCCTTTTCAGCAGGAACAGTTGTTATGATAGAAATCACACAAGCATCATCTTCGTTCCACTCTGCATTTACAGCAACAACTTCATTTAATCCCTGTGGTTCGATAACAAGATTAAGTCCATTGGTTTCAGCAAACGCAACCAACTCTTCATGTTGAACACTTTCCCCCACATTCCATTTCCAACCCAAAGCAAGAAAAGCATCGCTTCCTGCTTTTTCATCAGCAGAAGGATTGACAGAACCAGCAGGAACAACACCTCTTGGAGATTCAGTGATAAAAACTCTTTTTTGTTCACAAGAACCATCTGTAACGACAACTACGTCAATTTTTTTATCTGTATTAATAAAACGATAAAGTCTCATATCTCAAAAATTTTAATTGCAAGTTATCTAAATAGAAGGACGACTGTCATTCTTATCCTTCATTTTTAAAAATCCATTTTCGTCAAAATCCCTTAAATATTTCCTGACCCAAGAAGGGACAAGGTTAGGACTGATCTTTCCTACATTCTCAACAATGGAAACAGATTCCCTGACGATAAGAGCCGTGCTCATCAAAGACCGAAACCAAGTAAAAGTAGTGGTGATTTGTCCATCTATCGTATACCCACCCAAAACGTGAGCCACAATAAGCAAACAACTGTACACAAAAAGTTTTGTTATGATCATCGCAAACCCTTTGGAAGAAAAATCCTTTTTCGTCAAATGGAACACCCAGCTTACAAGAGTGTCAATCACAATAAGTACGACAAGAAACTTTAAAAACTCCCAGTCCTTAAATATATATTTTTCTATCCAATCCACAATAGGAGATAAAGGTATAGCGACAAGTAATGGATAACAGAAGCTGCCCAAGTAAGCCTTTATATAATGTATTCTCTGTTTTCTTCCCATCACTTTGCAAGGCTTAATCTTCTTTCTTGTCAGATTTTTCGGATTTTTCGGAATCTTCTTTTTCTTTCTTTTTATATTCGGTATCTTTCTTGTAGGGCATACCCACAATACCTTTTCTTCTGTTTTCAGGGGTATCTTTATAGAAACCGATTTTGTTCTTTACGGGAAGTCCGGTTGCTCCGGCTTTTTCGATTGTTTCTTGGTCGGCATCCTTCCACTCAATCTGTGGTTCTCTATAATATACAACAGATTTGTTGAAGTTTCCATCAACCACAACAACACGATTTAAGGACACGAAGTCAATAGCTCCATGTTCCTGTTCAGTAGGATCAATGCTTTTAACTACATCAGAAGCAAAGTCTCTGACTTGCTCCAATGAATAAACCTCCCAGTTATTCTTTTCTGCAAGGTCTTTAAATTCATTTATAGGATATTCTCTAATCATTTTGTGCACAATTTAATTAGGTGAAATTCAACACACAAATGTAACTAAAATTTCCTATATCGAACAATTTTCAAAAAATAAAAAACTCTTAGCAAGCACTTTCCTTGTTGGGGTGGCAACCGTACTAATACTTGCTAAGAGTGCCGTTCTCGCTCCACCCAGCGATCGAAGGTAACGGTTTAGCCTTTTAAGGTAGGAAGAAATTAAACTGAATTTTTGATTGTTCCTATGCGCGAAGAGCAATGTTACTTCAAAAGAAGCCTTTCTCACGGGAAGCTAATTATCCCACGACATCCTATAGGAAGACTTACCGCCCATTCGAGACTTACTTTATCGTTTTATACTTCTATAGGGGAGCCGGCATTCTCAAACTCCGTTGGTCGCTCCAATCATTTCAATCTAACACTTCCAAAGTGGGGATTTAATGTTGTTCCCCTCAACATCACATAGCCTTCAAGAAAAGAAGGGAAGCTATCGCGAATCACTTCCAGTCTTCAACTTTTTAGCTATCTCATCTCGACTGCAAATATACAACTATTGCATTCAATAATTGAAATTTTTACAGTTAAAAGTTGTTAATGTCAATACCACATGCAGCAGCAATCAATAAGGACACTTCCTGTTCCTCTATTGGCATCTGCCGGATAGTGGTAAAATATCTTTCTGAATCATGTTGATAGCTGTCAAGAACAGCTTCTTTTTGATCATTTGTAACTCCGTAAAAAGACAGTACGTTTTTCTTTTCTTCTTCTGTTAGATTCTTTATGTCTTTGATAGATAATGTTTTCTTTTTCATATTTTGTCAACGCCTTATTTGAATAACCTTGAAGCTGATTTAATCTTCTTCCTCTTTTTAGTAGACCTAACTCTCATATCTTTAAAAATAGCTTTATAGCATCTTTCTCCGCTATATCCAATTTTGTACCTATTCTGTTGCTTAGAAATAAAATAATCAGAAATATCTATTCCAGCAATACACAAATCAATCAAAATTTCCTCTATTTCAATAGGGTTGACAGTTCTTCTTTTCCGATAATACTCTTTTGGATTTTCCTCAAATTCCAATCTAATATTATCGTATTCAAAAATTACCGACATTTCCGACCTGCAACGGCATAGAAATTTAAATTTGTACCCAGCATCATCTTTTATCTTATCAAAGGTATGAATGCTGCCGGCACTTATTAGCATTATCTTTTCCATAAGTTAGGCAGATTTATACATTTTTCGATAATACTCTCTAACTATAGGCTGCGGCACTCTTTTTCTATATGTATTAGGTGTACGATCGAATACAAGAGAAAATAAATATTCCACAACAGTAAGATCACCCCTTTGTCGTGCACTCCTTATACTTCTTCCGAGCTTGCATAACCGATCATACTCTTTGTTTTTTGCATTCATTGAATTTTCCATATAGCATTCATACCCCTTTGTCATGTTGCTTGCTGCTTTCAAATAACGGTAAGACAAAAGATTAAAACGCCTTCTCAATACAGAATCGCCAGAATTAATAATAAACATGTGAATCTTCTTCATTATGATAGCGTTCCATAATCGCATGGGAGGAAGATTTATCTGAAAGTTCCAACTACCTTTTGTCTTGCGTTTTTTTAGTTCTTCCTTCGTTGGTTCTCTAAAAAAATCCTTACCGAAATAAAGTTTCAATTTAGCCATAGAATATCTAACCTGCTTAACCGTCCAACCTAACTCTTCTGCCATAGTTTTCTGACTTAAATATAAAGAAGGCTCCCACTCTAAGGATGGATTCATCGCCTTTTCTTCTTCCCAAATATGGTAAAAATTTATTCTTCTATTTTCAAGATAGACCAAAAGCACACGTTCGTTGTATCCAAGTCGGAGATCGCTGTTCTTAAAATTTTGAGTATATTCAAACGCTTTTAATTTATTAAAACAGCATTTACGCAAATTGAACATGTCTTTATAGTATTTGCTGTTGGTCATCTTAAAGTAATAGACAACCTTCTTTTTTGGTTTATTCCAGTTAAGCATTGATGGAATTTCAATTTCCTCGCGTTCAATAGTTATCATCCCAGAATATTTCTCAAAAACAGAAACAGCTATTTTCCGTGACCCTACACCAAAAGCACGACGAAGGAAACATTCAATTTCTTTTTTAGAAGAGAATACTAAATCAGTAAAACTTTTATCACTTTTCATAGAAGCAACAAATTTTTTGGATGTGAGATGTTTTTTCTTGAGAGGTCTATTTTTCGAAAAGTCGCGATCTTTTGCAATAGCTTTTCGCTTTTTGCGAGCTTTTGCTTTCTTGTCCATCATTCTGGCTTCTCTTTCAAGATCGCTTCGAACCAGAAGAAAACCTGTTTTTTGATGACTGTATTTGTTCATACGATGATTATTTAAAATTTTCACAAATATAAGAAACAAATCTTGTATAACAAAAAAATTCTTCTTTTTCTCAAAAGAAGAACAGTCGTATGAAAAACAAATAATTGAATAAACCAATCATCATCACACAAAGATAAAACAAAATCCGACAAAAACCAAATTTATGGGCGGAAACAAGTGTCTCGCGCACGCGCGCCCGTAGGGTTTCTTCCCCACCCTCCATCCCTTTGTCTTGATTCCAGTTCCCCTTACGCGTGTACGCATGTTTTTATTCTCCTTTTTCTTAGTAGGAGTATCATCTATTATATTCCTACTATCCTTTTCTGTATTTTCTTTCTCTTAATATAACCCTCTTCCTACTAATGGGAATTGGGAATGGTATCCTTTCTATAGGGAAAGAATGAGGAAGTCCTACTTCCGAATTTTCCCTATAAAAGAGAGATTACCACTACATTTTATATGTAGTAGTAATTATTATATACGTAGTATATATATTATGTTGCCAAAATCGGAAGTGAACGAACGAAAGTGGAGTGAGACGAGCACGAATGTGACCGATTTTCAAGTGGCAACAAAGGCGCGCCCCGCAGGGGTGGCGCGGGGAGGCGAAGCATGGTGTTTGGAAGTGTGAATGACATGGAAATTGAAAAGTTTTAGGTATGTTTTATCTTCTTGCGTGTCGTATTTTTTTGCTGAACCCCATAAGATAATAATGATAGTGAACTTCTAACAGTCAAAACAAAAATGGGTAGCAAATCAATTTGACCGCTACCCACCCATCGAATAGTAAAATAAGAATTTTGAAGAAAATGTCAAGGTGTTCGGTTTAGGATATTATGTTGTTGTTTTTAGGTGAGGGTGATTTCTCAACCACCCTCACCTTGTTGTTCACATGACAAACGATCTAATTTATGTTTTCTACTCTCTCTCATCAAAGATACAAAAGTTCTTCTATCCTTAATGCTTAAAGAGATTATTTCTTCAAATTTTTCTTTGCTTCCCAACTCTATCGTATAACCGACTTTGCAGTACAGGTAATTTCTCAAAGGGACACCTCTATATATTTTCTGTTCTGCTGTCCAATCCAAAGATCGTAAAAGTCCATCTCCTATTTTAAGGATATAGTTCTTTTTCCTTGTTCCTTTTACTATAAGATAGCTCTCTCCTGTTAAACTTTCTTCTTTGGGAACAGCTTCTACTGATACATTATCGGTAAAGAACCCCGATTTGAAAGCATCTAAGGCATTTCCATCCCATGTGAATAGAAGATATAGGTTGCCTTTCTTACTTACGAAGAATCTTACAATATCCGTCATATCCTTACTTTTTATTTTGTTTGTTCATGTCGTAATAGTTGATAAAGATAATGTCGAATCCAATTGCTCCGTTTTGTTTCATTTCAATTGAACTGAATCCACCGTCCCAAATAAGGGCAATAAGTTTGTAATCTGGTTTATCTATATCTTCGACCATTCCTTCTTTCTTTAACCCTTTCTTCTCTTTCAGATAATCCAGAATCCCATCTATAAAGGTTTTTGTATCTTCCATATCATAAATATCGAACTTTGCTTCGAGACTTGTATAAGGAACTATCCCTGATTTTTCATCAAAAACCTCGTTTACACTTAATTTATAACCTGTATTGAGGCTATATTTTATAGCTTTTCCTCCAGTCTCTATAGCAACCCTTTCGCTGTAGGCTTCTTTTGGAATGAGTTTATCAGCTTCTTCAACCAAAAAATCTTTAGAAGAAGCATCCAATATTTTAAATTGAATATCCATAATTTGATAGATGTTCAATTCTTTGGAGGTTTCTTGCTCTTTGGTAATTTCTGATTCTTTAGAGGCTTCCTGCTTGCATCCACACATCGAAATAAGTGTAAATAATACACTGATAAAAATTACTCTTTTCATGTTATTTGTTGTTTTTAATGATTTCACGTTTGATATTGTTGTTTGTATTCTTTGCCAAAGGAACCGCTATCAGGATTGAGAAAATCCAAAATCCGGTAAACCAAAGTAGGTGTTCAACACAGTTCACCAAATCGACCTTAAATAAGGTGATTACAGCTCCTAAAAGATTGTACAGGGTACAGATGGTCAGGATGGATGCGATAATGGGTTTACCGGTGTAATAAAGCCCAAACCCTCCCCACATACAGGTCATAATAAAAGCCCTAAACAGCTTTTTCTTTCTCGCTTCATAAAGCAACGCTTGTCTTTCCGTCATTTTTGTTTCCATACTTTTTAGTTTTTAATTATGTAATTGATTTTTGTATTTTCTTCTGTGCAAGATTGCATCCAGAGTGAAGGAATTTCTGCTTCATCTTCTGTCATCATTAAATCTGTTTCACTTTCTTTATCAGCAACGAAAAACGTTCCACTTTCTGTAAAGGTAAATTCTTCATAATCATCTTTACCGAAAAATACTTTTGTCAAAATAGGATAGTTGTTGTTGCTCGGATTTTCAAAAGAAATGATTTCCACTCTCCTACCATTTCTTGTGCAGACGGGTTTGCCTACTTTTGCTTCTTCTAAATTGAAAGGTTTCATAATTGTTATTTTTATTGTTGTTACTTGATTGTGCTGCAAAAGTAATATCATTTTTGTACAAAATGCAGTCTATGGAGTTAAATTACTTTAAAATGTAATAGTATATTCTTACACTTTTGTAAATGTAAATAAAAATCCCTGCCTCTCACGAAGAAAGACAGGGACAAAACACTGTGGCTAAGATTTTAAGCAATTAATTGTTTGGACAACTTCAAGTAACAATACAAAGTTAGAAATTTCACCGGAGATTCAAGCGAATTTTCGTCAAATTCATACTCATTCAGCCATTTTTCCATTTCTTCCAGGTTCAGACATTGCCATTTTTCCTGTTTCATGCACTCTGCAAGCGCGGGAAAGGTATATTCCTTATCCTTATTGAATTTCTTGCATACCCTTTTGAGATAACTTTTTCTTCCAGAATACCAAACATCACCGGCAGACGACATGCAGTAATAGGAGTTGTCCTTTCTTTTTACTCCGAACCGGGTAACGATAGGGAAATATATCCTATCAGCAAGAAAAATGAACGGAATATACCATAAACCGTACAAAAAAGTCATGAAGCCGTTCAATTTAGCTTCTGGAATGAATTTTTTGAGCGTTTTTCTGAATCCATAAGCAAAATACCAGTTGTTAGCACCTCTTTTTACTTTGATTGTGTATTTCAAATGAATGTTCCTATCATACACTCTGTCCCATGGTTTTACTTTTTCTGTGTTCATAGAAGGAAGATACGTCCAAAAATGTTTCAATGCACTGAAATAGGGGTTGTAAATGGTATGTCCGTGATCAGAAACATAGGAAAGGATGTTTTTCAGTATTTCTTTTGCTAAAATGCCTGTTTTGTGATCTTCCATCCCCTCTGCTATTAATGTAAGAGATGGAAGTAAGTTCCAAATTTGGTCTTGTGAGACAAAAGGAGAAAAACAGGGGTCTTCATTTTCAAGTTCGATACCGTTCGAGTAACCGCTTTCCACTTTGAAAGCATCAAAAAGGTCTTTTGAATTTACCGATATGTCGTCTCTAAGGAAGAATCCTGGCTCGTATTTAAAATATACTTTTGGATTCTTCATCTTTTCATCCTCATAGACACTCAAAGAAAGTCTTTCTATTGATTTCAGACACCAGTAAATTTTATCTACACAAGATTTATCCCCCAGCACAGCTTCTACATATAAATAATGTAGGTATTCTGCCATGTTGATCGTCCCGTCTCCCCAATATAAGACTTTCAGCCCTGTTGTATTACTCTTTGTCATCTTACTTGCTGGGATATTAGTTCCCCGGCAATTATAGTTCTCTGCCACTACTACAAAATCTTTAAAGAAAATGCTTTTTAGCTTCGTATATTTTTCGTCTATCGTCATAGCTGTATATATTAATGTTATAGTATAGTAAAGGCGGAACTTTCGTCCCGCCTAAACCAATAAAAACTAAAAAAGAAGTGTGTGATGAAGATTGTCCTTTTTGTATTTTAGGCTGTAAACATTCCCATTCTGATTTAAACATAAAAATGAACCCTTTGTGAGATTTTGATTTATGATTACAACAATCATTTAAACGGGACTGTGTAGCATTAATTGATCTACAACAAAATCTTCCTGATTTCCATTCTTTTATTAAATTAAAATTTAAATCTAATTGAACTATAGGAATGCTATTGTAATTATAGTTCAATTTTGATAATCTAATTTTTCGTTCCTTGTGCCATAATTATTGTTGTAAAGTATGTTACACCATTCTAAATTAGATACAATGTTATTGTCTTTTGTTTCGTCTTTATGGTTTATTATTGGAAATTTATTGGGATTTGGTATAAATTCCCAAGCAACCAAACGATGCACTTTAACTAAATGAGATTTTGAATGTTTACTTTTCAAACAAACTGTTTTATATCCATTTTTGTCTGTTCCTAATTTTAGAATTTTAGGGGTATTTACTATAATTCGATCTTTTTCTCCTTGCCTTTTAATAATATAAGTGAAAGGCAAGGATCGAACTCTTCCTAAATTAGAAACTTGATATCTTCCTTTAAAGATGTTGTTTAAAAAGGTAATATCTTTCCAAACTTCATCCATATTTTATTTTTTCTTAGTGAATAATCCAAATAGCCATTCGATAAGACCGCAATCCCATAATCCGTTCGATGCTAATCCTGCTCCAAATCCCCATAAGAGTGCTTGCCACCAATCCAGACCTTCAAACATCCCAAGATTGAATCCCCATGCAAACATCCCAAGTCCGATACCGATTATCCAAGAGATAATCCGTTGTACCCATTCAGAAGGTTCTACTTTGAAAAGTTTCTTGATAAATTCGGTTACGACTGCCGTAACACCCACTACTCCTGCAAAAGTAGCAAAATTGGCAGCGTAATCAACTGTTTCTTCCGGCAGTTCCCCTTGTGCAAAAATACAGGCGACACAAGAGAACAGAAAAGCCAATGTCAATAAAATTTTGTTCATAATGATTTTTGTTTTTGAGTTAATTAACCGCTTCAAATATAAAAAGAAAAGGGCACTTTCACAAGCACCCCTTTCAACACACTGTTTAACCGCAATGTCATCGATCAACTTAATATGATAAAATAGATACGATTTCGTTATTTTTTCACTCCAACCTTTACCCGATAGGCTTCATAAAGGTTGTTGACTACAATTTCCAAAGCATTTACGTTCATGCTTTCAATGATCTTCTCTCCTGGAATGGTTGTTTGCCAAATGGCATTCCCATTCTGATCAATAGTTTGTTCTACCGTTGCATTAGGATAGACCTTTTGTAGCTTTTTGATAGCCGCTTCTAAACGTTCTTGATATGTCATGACTTTATTTTTTCTTCAAAAATAGATGTAAGCTCTTTCAATCGCAAATGTATTAACATACGTTAAACTTATTCAGATGTTTGTAATAATATATTCTTACATTTACTTTTGCTGTCAAAACATATTTTATACTGATGAAAAGGAAAGGAAAAGATTTTGTAATTAAAAACAGGAAGTATGAGAGTTGTCTTATCCTGTTTGATGCCGGGTTTAAGCCTTTATATTGCTCACAAGCAATGGAGAATTATGCCGACTATATAAAGATAGAAGGTGATTTGTACTACGGAATAACGAAAGATCAAGTCTTGCCAGGAGATAAGATTGTGAGTGTGGAAGATTTTCTTGAAGAATGGAACGAAAGGAAAGAAAAATAGAATCCGGCATGGTACGGTCGGTCATGATGTATCTTTTCGTAGATGCAATGGCAAAATATTGTACTTATGAGAATGAGCTTTACATCTTGACACTGACTATTTTGATAACAAGTGTTATTCTTACACTAAAAATATTTTAAAGAAAAATGTAAGAATATATTTTGACATGTAAGAATAAACTATTACATTTGCAGCAGAAAACAATCAAAAAATGAATGAGAATGAATTAAGAATACGCGAGATCATGCTTGGAAAAGGTATTTCAGTTAATGAAATGTCTGAAAAGTTAGGAATAACTCGGCAATCGTTTTATTCCATTGTAAATGGAAATCCTACCATGAGCACATTAACTAAAATAGCAGAAATTTTAGGCGTAACCGTAAAAGAATTATTTAAAGATGAGAGTAACGGAAATATTAGTGATAACGAAAAAGAAGAAAACGATGAAAGAGACGAAATTTAAAGTAGGTGATGTTGTTAAAGTCAAAAGCCTTGGCTGGTACAACAAACACAAAGGAGAAAATGGATATATAATTGTTGAACGTAATCATCCGTTCACAGAAGAAATGAAAGAATTTTGTGGCAAGTATTTCTGTATTAATGATATATCAGAAAACGGAATTTATTTTAAAGGTATTAGTGATTTTGTTTTTTATGATTGGATGATAGAAGATCAGGTGTATGAACTTAAAGAAGTAGACCTTTTAAAAGAAGAAGTGGACATAAAAGACCCTAAATTCTTTACAAAGAATTTTGTTCCCTTTTCTTTCTGGAAAGAAAATAAAGTTATTCTGCCTATTTATAAAGTTATTCTGCCTGATGTAACCTTTCAGCCATTTCAGAAAGTTCTTGTAAAAGACAAAGAATCAATTAACGATTGTTTTACTGTATGGTCGGTTGATTTTTATTCGTATTTTGATATGGAACGCCACAGACACCGCTGCTTAGGTGGTTTATGGGATTATTGCATTCCGTATGAAGGAAATGAACACCTTCTTGGCACAAGAGAAGAAACCCGTTAATTTTTTCATATTTTAAGTTTCCCGGCGGAATGTTCCGCACAAGGCTTCTGCCGGGTTTTTATTTTACCGCAATGAGCTATTTTATCTTAATGGGAAGAAGAATCCCAAAACAAGTTGTGACAGGCTTCAAGTTTCAAAATGAAACAAGTAATGTTCTTCCTTTCCTTTCAATTAGAATAAGAGGGAAAGAAGAAATCATTCCTTTTAAAGAAAACAAAGACATGCTTCCCGTAAAGCAGCATCTTTGTTCTGTGTTCTCTGGATTTGTGAAAATAGGTGACTGGTATCTTAAAATGTCGGAAATTAAGGAATATAAGCCGGTAACTGCCGAGGATATGAATCCCTACATCTTATTTAAAACATCTAAGTTTGGGAACATAAAAGTTCGTTTCCCGAAAGACGAAAATATGAATGCAGAATTACTGGTATTAGATCAACTTTTCGATGTAGAATAATATAATCATCTCAAAAACAACAAAATATGGAAACGAAAGATAGAACAAAAACAGAAGTCTCTATTGAATTAAGGGAAATTCAAAGAGAAATTAGTAAAGCGAGAAGTACCCGGAACTGGGCTAAAATCACATATTTGAATCAAAAAAGATTAAAGCTCCAGGAAGAAATGGACTATATAAAATCAAAAGACAAATTCTATTATCAAGAACAGAATATGGAAAAATCTCTTATTTCCTGGGCTGCAAAAACACTCAATTTATCACTTAATATGGCGGACTTGTCTGTCTATTATCTTGATCTGTATATGGCCCATTTCAAGGAAAGAGGGTTTGTTCCTACTGATGAATGGAAGGAAAAAGAAAAGGCTTTTCGTAATGCAGCCAATCAATTGTCGGACTATATGAGGTATTTCTTCAAAGGAAAATCATCTGACGATAATTCTGAAAGCATGTCCGAACTTATGGACTTGATAGAAAGAGATTACTATACCGATAGAGAAAAAGTTCACCATAAACAATACGAAGAGAAAGTATAGTGCAAAAAGATTTGATTATGGCAGCATTAACAACACTAAATATAACGGAAAAGAACGCTAATAACAGTTTATCTGTAACTGCTAAAGTGAATGTCACCAAAGAAGGAGTGTTTACCACTACTTTATCAAAAGAAGATGTGGATAAGATTCATTCTTATGGGATCAAATTACCTACAAACAGATTAGGCAACGAAGGATATTTCAATAGTATAGCACTTTCTGATTTGGAAAGTCAAATCAGGGAAGTTTTAAAGAGATGTTTGAGTTTAAAATAGTAGAAGAAGTGCCTATTATTAAGTATCAACTGGAAACGAATTGCATGTTTTCCTATGACAAAATAAGACATGAAACAAGATATAGAATTTGCTGTTCCTCTTTTTAAAGCTGGTGCAGAATGGCGCATTAACAGCGTGTGGCATTCTATAACAGTAATTCCAGATTGCCACCGTTTTGCTATATTTATCCCTAAAAAGGTGGGAATGACGAAACGCTTTCCTGTTATGGGTATGTTGGAAGAGAACAAAGTTTTTGTATCCAGCCGTCCAGGATGTATCTTATACAGATTTTATGAAATGGAATCATGGGCTTATTTAGATGATCTATTACCTTAAAAACAGCAGAAACAATATGAAAAGCGAAAAGAAGAAAATATGTCCTAAGTGCAAACATGAAGATGGGTCGGGACAAAATAATATACACGACATGAATCCTGAACATTTTTTCAAATGTCCTATACGGTCTATTATGGAACGAGATGGGGTTTGCTATTCTTGTGCGTTTTGGATCAGACTATATGAAGAGAATAAGAATAATCCCAATTGGTTGATTATAGATGGAGAATCATGGATAGTTCACCCGTTTGTTCCCAATACAAACAACAAAACACGAAGATTCATGGGTATGGGAGGAAAAATAATGGAGGCTATTTCAAATGATGGGAGAAAAATCATTTCCAATGATTGGTGGCATCAAGGGAAAATCCCAGAAGAATTTAAGGATTTAATGCCTGATAATGCCAAATGGGTAAAATGAGTTTAAGAAAAATACATAGATACAAAACAAACAATATGAATATAGTTGAATTAATAAAAGAGTGTCCAAAGTACACTAAATTGTACACGATTACACATGGAGAAGTTTTGTTCGATCATGTTGAGGGCAACTGTATTGTTGTGATAACTGAAATCTCAAACAGCTTTACAGAATATTTGAAATTGGATGAATTAGGCAGACTTTCAGAACACGGACAGACAGTTTTGTTTCCATCAACATCAGGAACATGGGATGATTTTGATATTACTAATATAGAAATAAATTCTCCTTTTGTGCCAGGGCAAGTAGCTTACAACGAAGAATTTTGTTCATTTGGTTTTGTGGACATGAACGGCATTTCCCTTAAAACAAATGAAGGACAAATATTGCCTATTTCCCGTTTGGCTACGGAAAGCGAAATTGATATCTGGAATCAGGAAAACCATAAAAAGTATCTGCATTATTCTCTTGCGAGAAAGAAATTCGTTTACTATTTCTGTCCTTTTGCTAAGGTTCTTGTAAGACAAGACAGAAATAAAGAATGGGTGGCAGATTGGTTTTCTCATATTGCCAGTACAGAGCCAGGAGAAAGGATATATGTTACCGTAGGAGGCAAATGCTGGGCACATTGCATTCCTTTCGATAAATCAACCGCTGATCTTGTAGGGTCGGTATCTGATTTCGAAGAAAACGAATAACTTTTTAAGAAAAACAAATAAGATTATGGAACAGAAAATGGTAACAATCCCGTTTGATTTAGAAACGGCGAAGAGAATAAGAGAAGGGAAAATACCAGGTCAGATTGTGACAGAGAAAGGACAAAATAAAGCAGAAATCGTATATGAAGACAATTCGTCAATTTGTCCGTTATTGGTTGTAATTCATTCTATTTCTGTATCGGCAGATTGGTTTTCTGCTACAGGAAAAGCATTTAGCAGCGAAAATCGCCTCCTTCTTGAAGTCCCGGAATATACTACATTTAAAGATGGAGATGTACTAAGTAACAAAGATGGAGATTTTACCTTTATTCTAAGCAAGCATGGAGAATATTCAACATCTTTGTATGCGTACATTAATTTTCAAGGGATTCTTTTTATAGGAGATGGCAATATGGATGCAGCCAACAAGAATAACATAGAACGCTTTACTCTTGCTACTAAAGTTGAAAGACAAAAGCTCATTGACGCATTAAAGGCAAGCAAAGAACCTAAAGCTAAAGAGTATCTGAAACGCTTCTTCGGGATTGAAGAAAAGCCGAAATATGAGTTTAAGCCGTTTGACAAAGTGCTGGTAAGAGACGAGGACGATAAAGAATGGCATATCAGCTTGTTTGCAAGGGAAATTGTGGACGATTCTGATGGATTGTCTTATAAGTATGAATGTTCCAATGGAACATTATGGGACTGTTGCATTCCTTTTGAGGGCAATGAATATCTTTTAGGAACTGCTGAAAATCCAGAAAAATGAAATATATGGGGAGTAAAAGCAGGATAAGGAACGAAATAATTCCCATCCTGCTAAAAGGATCAAAAGGCAACGAAACGTTTATAGATGCCTTTTGCGGGAGTTGTTCTATCGTAGAAGAAATACCTGCATCGTATAAAAGGATAGCGAACGACAAAAACAGATATTTGGTTAATATGTTTATAGAACTTCAAAAGAATGGAACTGACAGTCTGCCATTTAAAATAACAAGAAATTCCTATAAAGAAATAAGAGAAGATTATCGCAAAATAGAGAAGGAAAGAGGTATTTGTGACATGAGATATTTAGCTTTAATAGGATGGGTCGGGTTTATGGGTTCTTTTAATGGAAGATTTTTTGACGGAGGTTATTCAGGGCACGATGTAAAAGGAAGGGATTATATTAAAGAAAATATCAATAATATAGTTAAAACCATCCCTAAAATACAAGGAGTGAAATTTACATGCTTGGACTTTAGAAGCATTGATGTACCTGAAAATTCTATAGTTTATTGTGATCCGCCATACAAGGGAACAAAGCAATATTCAACAAGTAAAAACTTTGATCATGATAGTTTTTGGATGTGGGTAAGGAAAGTTTCAAGAAAAGCTAAAGTATTTGTAAGCGAATATAGTGCTCCCGAAGACTTTGAATGTATATGGGAGAAACAAATTACAAATGCCATGTCTACAAAGAATACATACAAACCAACAGAGAAACTATTTGTACTTAAAGGAGTATGAATATGAGTGTGTCAGTAAAAGTAATATAGTCCATGTTTATACTTAAATTCCAACAAGAATGAAGTTACAATACAGTAAAATAATCCATTTTATGATCAAAGATTTGTTGCTATATTTGCGATGCAATCAAATAAAAAATGAGTAGTCTTACTGTAGTAATGAGTATTGTTCTGATAACCAATACTTAAACTATATTTCAACGGCTTTGTATCTTCCAATACAGTAAGATTATTCTACTTTATTTGATTGCAACGGGAAGGGCAAAGCCGTTTTCTTTTGCTCACAATCAAATATTTAAAATTATGAATGAATTAGTTTACAGAAAAGAAAATCAAGCACTGACCAATAGTAGATTGGTAGCAATGAAGTTTGGGAAAAGGCACTCTAATGTTATTAGGGATATAGAAGAACTTTTAAGCAAACTTCCTGAAAATGAACGAAAACTCAATTTTGAGCAAATTATAAACTTTAAAAATTACAGCATTATGAACGAATTAAAGATTTTCAAAAACGAAGAATTTGGAGAAGTAAGAACAATGTTGATAAATGGCGAACCTTACTTTGTTGGGAAAGATGTTGCGTCTGTTTTGGGTTATTCTAACACCAGAAACGCAATATTGCAACATGTTGACAGTGAGGACGCCTTAAAACAGGGCGTCCCTGATAGTCAAGGTTTTACACAACAAACAACTTTGATAAACGAAAGTGGACTTTATTCTTTGATTTTTGGTAGTAAATTAGAGTCTGCAAAGATTTTCAAAAGATGGGTAACTTCCGAAGTGTTGCCTGCCATTAGGAAAACCGGAAGCTACAATTTACCATCCTATCAAATAGATAACCCTATCCAGCGTGCCGAAGCATGGATTCAAGAAGAAAAAGAAAGACAGTCTCTAAAAGAACAGACAAAACAGCTTGCAGAAGAAAACAAAAACTTGGAGAACCAAATAGAAGAAGATTTGCCCAAAGTGATCTTTGCAATGGCTGTAACCGAATCCAAACGTTCCTGTCTTGTTGCCGAACTTGCAAAGATCATCTGTCAAAACGGAATGGAAGTAGGACAGAACCGGTTATTTAAGTGGCTTCGCAAAAGAGGGTATCTTGGAGTGAAAGGCGAATACTACAACCAACCAATGCAAAGATGGGTAGAAGCAGGAATGTTCGAGATTAAGAAAAGAACGATCACAAAACCGAACGGTGATCTGATTACAGTAAGTACACCTCTTGTAACCGGCAAAGGGCAAGTGTATCTCGTGAACAAGTTCCTGAAAGAATATGTCTCAAAATGAAAATGAAAAATCATCCAATTTGTCGCAATATAATGTTACATTTTAGCTCAAAAACTTCACATGACATATTATATTGCGACAAATCCACAAAAAGTTTGTTACTTATAAACACTCTCTCCCTCTCTCCTACCCAAATGTTAAAATCAAAAATCCATGTTTTAAGACCAAAAATAACCCTATTTTGGGTCAAAAATATACAATAAGTAAATTCATTTTCGCCTATAGGGGAAGTCGAAAATTCAAAATTTATAAATCATTGATATTTAATAATTTAACTCAAAATCTTATCAGAAATGCACTTTTATCCCTTATTGTAAAAATATACAATAAGTCCAAGTACTGTTTTCTTGTCTCATTTTAACTCAAATGTTAAAACAAATCTGAAAAAGTAATAATAAACGGTTACATTTTAGTAGGAAAATAGTTACAGAAGGTTAAATAAGAGAAACTACCCCTCCAGAAGGCAAAATTCCATTCATTTAGGTGTAATTTATAGCAATCCAGATGTATTTGTAGTAGGAGATTTACCCTATTTTGTAACAATAAACTATTACATTTTAGCCTGTTTTTAGGTATTTGTTGGTATCATTTTAATAGAGATAGCCTTTGTTTACTTTACAAATAGTCAAAATTCAAAAACAGTCGAAAAATAGAGTGATTGAAACCCGACAAAAATCACATAAGCCTGAAAATCAATAATTTAAATTTTTCGATTTTCGTCCACTCCCTTATAGCGAAAAAGTTTTGAAAACCCGATTTTCCTGCTATCATTTTGATATAGAAACAATTGTTTCTATATCATTTTGTCAAAATAGTGAGATTTTATGTATTGAGCGAAGCGATTGTCCCTCGGAAGGGAGAAAGAATCCGCAAGGATTCCCCTTCCGAAAGAAAATAGGATAGACCAACCCACCAAAAATCGCCAATAGGAATCCAAATCCATATTTCTGTACATATCAAGAAAGAAAAACAGGAAAGTCAAACCTATAGGAAAGGAAAAGAAATACCCCCTCCCCATTCAAAAAGAGAAAAAGAAGATATTGCAGATAAAACAATGTTTCTACTATAATAGAAAAAGTAGGATGGTAAATTGCCAATAGGAGTGCATTTTTGAGATTTTATATACATAAGATGCTGAAAATCAATAGATTGAAAATATACTTATTTTGAAAAATCCCCACCAAGAGAACTATTTGAGAACTTTTTCTTGTGGATGGAGAAAATAAATGACTGTTTGTAAAAAATCGCCTATATGGAGAGCAAAATAAAACTTTTTCTTGTGACGTATTAGGCACGCCACCTCAATATGGAGAATCCTCAAACAGTCCCTAAAGATACCCTGGATAAACAAAATCCCCCCGCCAGCCTATCTATTATCGTTTTTAAGGCACTTTCTTATCAAAATGGTATAGATGTACCACCTACCAAAAGAAAGTGCCTTAAATCGTCTTATTTAGGTTTGTTTGTTTTGAGGAAATGGAAGCATTTTTAATCGCAAAGGAATACTCGTTACTCCCAGATACTAACTATACAAATGTGCGAATAGCCGTCATACCTCGAAAGTTCCTATATATAGTATATATACTATATATAGGAAAAATTATTATAATTGGTTTTATAGCTCCTAAAATGGTATCGTACATTCGCGCTCCAGCGAATAGATACCATTTTAAAAACAATCATTATACACCACCAACGAAGAAGATAGTATAAGTATATAGATAAAAGAAGACGAAAAAGAGATCATCAAACACTCCAAAAACCGCATGAACAAAGGGAATAGATGAGAAGTAGGGGAGGAAGAGGTAGCGACGACATACAAATCATACAAATCATACAAATCATACTATACACATAAAACACACATACAAATCATACAAATCTATTATACATACATACAAAATACACATATACCTCTGCACATTTGCGAGAACACCATGCATGCATACACATTTACAAATCTATCATTCCTTTTTCCTTCTCTGCACATTTACAGAGCTTCCATTTACAAACCATACCCTACCTATACATACATATTCGCAGCCCTTTATATTCATGACATGCTTTTCTTGGTTACTTTTCCTTATTTAGACTAAATCTAAATAACAGTATTTCCTATTCCTTGGCATACTCTTTTCCTATTTTCTTGCACAAGTTTCCCCGATTTTTAGCTAATTTATTGATATTCAATTGTTTGTGTATCAAGCTATTTTAAGCTCTTTTTATAGGGGTCTTTTTAATTGGTAGGGTGATACTGCTTTTCCTTCCAAAGTGTGCTACATTCGCGCGATAACGCGCTACCATTTCGCGCACTTTGGTACAATAAGTAACAAACTATCATCATAAAAAACATACATTTCCCTATTAAATTAACCTTTCTTAACTGTATTTCCTTTGTTATGTAAGAATAAAGTATTACATTTGTATCAAAGAAAAGAACTAATAATAATAACTAAACATTATAAT